CAGTAGGACAGTGTATGTAATTACCTTTTTTTATTTTTCTTTCTTGATTTTTTAGAGTTAGAGGAACAGCACTGTAAACCCCTTTCTTCTCAAATACTTGAGCTATATGATTGTCGTCCAAAAAGGGCGAAAAAGTAAAAAAAATCAAACCAAATATGTGTAGCATACTTGTCTCCTTAAATAAAAACGCTATTATCATATAATTACTATATGAGACTGTTAATCTCTTTATTAATTGCAACATTCGCACCTTTAGGATGTAGTTCCCATATTACAACCATAGTAAATCCAATACCACAAAAATCTTTTGTAAAAATATTAAAGAATGTAGAAATAAAAAAATGCCATAAAAAATCCAAAATTTGCAAACCAGGAGCCTTCGCTTCGACTGGTTCTGGCTCTGTTGTTTTTAAAGATAAAAAATTTAGCTATATTTTAACAGCTGCGCATGTTTGCAACACCGATATAGTTAAGGAAGCCCTAAATGAAATTAAAGAATTTGAAATATCAGTTTATATCGTGATTCATAATAAAAAAATCCACGAAGCGAAAATACTTCATAGCAATGATTTAAGCTCAGGAGCTGATTTGTGCCTACTTACAGTGGCACCCCTAGATATAACACCCCTGAAGCTTAGCATCAAAGAGCCCGTAATTGGAGCGAGACTGTTTTGTATGGCGGCGCCGATTGGCATCTACCACCCACCAACAGTTCCCATCTTCGATGGAATATACAGCGGTCTGATGCCGGATAATATTAATTTTTTATCTACAATACCGGCGGCGGGGGGCAGCTCTGGAGCTCCTGTTTTAAATTATAAAATGGAATTAATAGGGGTTTTGTTTGCCACGCATCCTAATTTCAAACATGTTTCTATTTCCTCAAGTCACGAGTCAACCAAAAATTTTCTTTTAAAGCACCTCAAGCTTTAAAAGAAATCAGTTATAAACAATATAAATTTTATACCTAAGAGAAATAGGGTCTACGCCGGCGCCGGGTGGGGATACAGAAGGATGATAAAAAACTTCTTTTATTTCTGGCTCGTCCATAAGATCTACTAATAATTTTATAGACATTAAATCAGAAGTTATCCTAAAACAATTTTTAATTTTTGAATATTTCTTATGATTATCCCAGTTTATTCCCAAGACCTCATCATTGGGCCCTATAACGTCTTGCAATATTTCTAGTGATTCTTTTTCTTTCATATCTTTTTAATCCAGTGGGCCTCCGCGGACTTGAACCGCGAACCTGCCGGTTATGAGCCGGATGCTCTAACCTATTGAGCTAGAGGCCCTTAATCTATTTATATCAAGTTTCTTTATATTTTTCAAGTAATTTTTTACGAATTGTAGTTTTAATGCCGGGATTTACTTTTAACACTAATGGCATCATATTGTGTCGAATATGGTTTCTAATAAAATTAGTATTTGCGTTTGAAGGATCTTCTGACCACATTAAATTATTCTTTTTTGCAAAATTTAAAATTACTGATTTTTCTGTCATCAAGAAAGGGCGGTATATATTCGTCCCCTCTCTCCTATACGGAATTAGTTTTGGCTTTCCATGAAGAGCAGACATAACCCAAGTCTCAACCACATCATTCAGGTGGTGGCCAGTAATAATAAATTTTTCATTAAGAGATTGTAAAAAATTGTATCTCTCATCTCGCCAGAACTCCTCTAAAGACCTTTTACCACGGTGACCAGTTGGGTGGCCAACTTTTAAGTTTAAATTATTCATTTCAGCATATTTCTCAACAAAATCTTGTGCAATTCGTGAAGTATTTGTGTCATGATTGAAAAAAGCTAAATTAATTTTTCTCTTACCCTTTAAAAGAAATTCGGTGAATACAACTGAATCTATTCCGCCAGAGAAAGCAATTGTAACATTTCTTGGAATTTTTCTTATAATTCGAATCATTTTTCATCTTTTATTGTACTGTTTTTTTTCTTGTTTGTCAATTACCTATACCAAACTTTATAGTGCCCAGTATAAATCAAGGATTAATTTTATTTATTTTAACCACAAAAAACTCTATGGCTTTTATTTTCCTTACTACATCTGCTAGATGATCGCAACAAACATACTCTTTTTGATCTGATTTTGGACCCCATTGTATAACAAATTCTGCTGGAGCTGGGCAATGCAAACAATACTTCATACCTATTCCGCTGTAGTCTCGCCGCCTGAATGGCGCTCGTAACCATGAGCATCGTTATAGGCATTGGCAACTTTCAATAGCTGTTTAATTGGCATCGCGATTTGTTGAATAGTTATCTTCTTAGGCTTCTCTGGGTGTCGTGAATTATAAATAATTGTGGCGGCCCAGCGGTGATGGCCATCTAATAAATAATTATCTTGTGAAACCAATATCTTTCCAAAATCTGGATACACCCCTTTTTCAACATTTTTTACTTTTTTCATTGAGTTGGAGATATAAATATCTTTCTGAGTTGGCTTTAATTCACTAGGATCAATCGAAATTTCTCTAACGTTAACTTGATCACCTTCTGGCCAGGGTCCTTCATCATCAGACGAATCTAAATATGCTGGCGTGGCTTTGCCAAAATCAGGGATTTTTTCCGGTTCATTCGTCTCTAAGCCTTGATTCGGCGGAGATTCTAACTCTGATTCGAAATCATCATTGTGTTTAATCTGGGGCATCTCTTTCCTCGATGTACCAAACACCTCTGAGCATGCTTTTGGGAATTCGGTGCAAAAATCGTTACTTTTGTATTCTTCATGTTCTTCATGTTCTTCATGTTCTTTTATGAACCTCTTCCAGTTTTCCATTATAAGTTTCATTATAAATACCTCTTATTATAAGTAGTCTTTAATAACAGAAAAATTGGTGGAGGTGACACGAGCTAAGGGCACCGTTTTCTTTATATGCTCTTCTCTTTGTTTTTCTCTTAGAACTCTAATATGCTTTTCTTCTTTTGTGAGCTGTTTAAATATGTTATCGGATAAAACAACAAAACCAAAATTTTGACCTGGTATTATGAAATAATATATGGTTGAGCTTATATCTTTTAATCTTCTACGAAATGTAAAAATTGTTCCTGGTGGGTAGAATCTACCTCGCGGTGATGTCCAAGGTTTTTTTAAAGTGGCCCTATAAACCATGAGAATTAAACACTAAAGCTCTCTCCACAACCACAAGTTCTGCGTGCACTAGGGTTATTAAATTTAAAACCTGCCCCCGTTAAGTCATCTCTAAAGTCCACCTCGGTGCCCATAAGATATAAATAACTTTTTGAGTCCACAACAAGCTTAACTCCATGACTTTCTAGCTCTCGATCCTGTCCGGTAACTTCTTCAGCAAACTCCAGAAAATATGTGAAACCGGAGCATCCACCGCCGCGTACGCCAACGCGTAACCCTAATTTGTCGGGCCTATCATCAAGTAGTGCGCTAACTTTCTTAGCGGCTATTTTGGTTAATGTAATCATATACTAAGTATATCAAAGTGGTCTCATGTTGTCAAATATTGGTGGAGGTGGCGGGAGTCGAACCCGCGTCCAGAACATCTCAAATAATACGTCGTTCACAAGGTTAGTCTAGATCTGGCCCTAGACAGCCGTTAATTAGCAAATATAATATCAAATATAACAATTCCAGATGTTCGGTTAGGAAGGTATCTGGAAAACCTCCTCAAGAACTATGCGGCAAGCGCAAAGTCCTCGAAAATTTCAACGTCATCGTTGGCATTTATAGTTTTGAGTAGTTTTACTGTGCCTACTCACACAGCCTTGCACACATTATTATCCTTACCCTGTCGAAACCTGGTCACCCCCATTTCTTTATTCTCCTATTGGCGGAGGTTGTTTTGCGTTTTGCCGAAAGCGTTCTAAACTATCCTCCATTTCGTCGGCGTCGACGTCTGGACCTTCATAACTAGAGCTATCGGGAGGCGTACCAAGTTCGACCCCCAACTCTTTAAGCATTTGATCAAATTTTTGAAGGACGGCCGTACCACCGGGAATATTTAATTGCTTTCGAACCAAGTTCAGCACATCTACAACTGGAGTACCATCCTCCATCATGCCGTCTAAAAGCCCGGGATCCATGCCTGAGGCCTGTTCCATGCCCTGTTGAGCCAGTGCCCCTGCTCTTTCCATAGGATCGCTTGAAGCGTCAGGATCGGCCCAAGGCGGGCGTTCTGAATCCGGCCAATCACCAGCTACCGTCGTCCCGTCGGCTCGGCGGTCAGTATCTGTCAGCTCAGCTCTAGCGATGGCGTCCCCACGCTCGTCTTGATCTATTGTTTCGTCCAAGAAATATCTTGGGTCTATTCTCTTTTTGTTTTGTCCATAAAATTTTGGCATTATCTATCTCCTTGTTTTAAGATTTCTTAAGCTATTTTCCATATTATTCAATTCTTTATTTATATGAAAAAGATCTATGTCTACTGTGTCGGCCCGGGCCAATATCTCTTTGAACTCTTCCATCATTTCTCTTTGTCTATCAGCATCAAATTTTGATATAGTATTTGCTGCTTCCAACTTAGTTAACTCTCTATTTTGTACATTCATGCGCTGAATAAAATCTTCATCTGTCGGCATGTTGAAGTCTCTATCAGATTTTCTAAAATCTTGTATATTGCGATCTAACTTGTCCATAGACCAATCTGGGGGTGCACCGGCAGGATGATCTATTTGCAGCGCTGGGCGGTCTTTGATGGGGGCGCCCACAGGGTACTCATCTGGGGGCCTCAATGTAGGCACCGGCTTTTCAAGGCCACCGGCATGTATGTCACCAGTGGAGGGGTCGACAGGCACTAAGCCGTCGCCGGGTGTATCTTGATCATCTTTCAGGCCCAACCATTTTCTCCAATTCTCCATAATTAATTTCATTCTCGCTTTCTATCTCCAAACTTAGCTAATTTAAATATCAAAACCGGCATTATTATTAGAGGCATTAACATACTAATTGCGATTCCTAAAATAATTGTCATTACTAATTATTATCTCCTTTTACTTAATTACCATTATAACAAAAGAAACCCCTTGAGATCAAGGGGTTTCTTCAAAAAGGCCTATCTTTTTTTTATACCACGCGCCAGTGTATCATAACACCGCCGCCCATAACCACTGAACTTGCATCATCAGCGGCACGGTCGAAAGTGAGTTGAATCCCACCAAAAGCAGCGGCTCCTGCATGGGCATTTGCTGAAGGCAGAACACAAGTGCCAAGCGCAATATCAACGCCTGCTCCAGGATCTAATAATGCACGAGCAGCATTGCTCATAATGTTTGGAACACCTGAAGCAGTATACAAAGCTGCGCCGGCGTGGGCATCGAGAGCTACTGGGTTTGCGTGAGCGGCGTCAATTGATTTGACTGTAAGTAAGTCACCAGCACCAACATCGCTCACAATCTTAAAAACCATCCGCTTATACTGGGCTAGACCAGCCGGTGCAATATTCACAGTAAGAGCTGCGGCTGCGTCGTCTACACCATGGGCATATTTTGAAGCAGGTCCATTTTGTAACCACAAAACACCTTCATCAGCAACAATATCAGCAGCATCACCGCCGTCAAGCTTTAGAAAATAATGCTTAACTTCATGTGATTTTTGGATTCCGGGAATATTCTGCACGTCTATCTCACCAGAATCGCCAGCTTCGCTAACAACATGACCAGCGCCACTACTTGTCTGGACATAAAGCACGTCAGCATCGGCATCGTCGGGAGTAAAAGTGATCTTACTTAATTCTGGATGTGTGGCAGCTGCAGCTGTGACGGCTGCAGTAAAAACTGCCCCCACTGCTCCATCGGCCGTGGCAACACCACCAGGATTAATCTGGACAAGGAAGCAACCATTAGCTGCGTCAGCAGGACAATTGATGTCGCCGGCGGCGATTGGATCGCCGTTATCACCATCGCCTTGGGTCGTAGTAAACATAAAATGAATACCATCAATTATTATAAGAGCGTGATCATCCGGCACTGTATTGCCGGCTGATACCTCCCACCTGGCAACACCAATCAAATCTAAATCCGATGATTTAGTCACACCAGCTAAACCGGCATTAAGCAGATACTTATCAACGCGATCAGGATCCGGAGTTGTACCCGTAGTAAACAATGACGACTTGCAGCTAGTGCCACCACCAAATTGATGATAGCGCAAAAGATTTGTTAAATATGCCGAATCTTCTAGTTTTGCTTTCACACCATCCGAAAGAGGTGCTGTTGGGCTAAGAGTTGCTGCGATTGCTCTCTTTAACCTTCTTTTTCTTGGACTTCCCATGATAATTTCCTCCATTAAGTCTATGGGTCCCACTTAGGGCGAGAAATATTTATTTTTAAGTATCTCTAATGTGTCGAGAGGTCCCTTTACCGTATGATATGTTAAATTTTTGCATGAGTTGGCCTTTTTAACGATACTATAATCATTACCACCGGGTTCAGTTCTATCTCCAAAAAATACAATACTCTGTATTTCTCCTGAATATAAATAGTTGTTTAAAAATTCTATTACCTGGGATTTGTCATTGCCTTTTGGAATTATATCAATTGAAATAGAGCCGCCGATGCATGCATCAAGATTTTTATATTTAGAATTTATAAAATTTGCTATAGATTTTCTTTCTTTGTTTATAGAGTCCCACTTGTTATATTCTTGTCTCTGGTTAGAATCCGCGTTTCTACCAATTATAGAAAAGTTGACCATTCCTGTTCTTCCCTCTATATGGTTTCCTGTTTTATATGGAAAAGTTGATTTCTCTATAAAGATTTTCAGCTCTTGCTTCAATGATTCTGGCAATTCGAAGTCTTTGCTATAGACAACATGACCATTTGGTAATCTTAGTTCATTCCCCATACAGCAAAATATATAAATTGCGTTATCTAAAAATTTCTGTGTTAATTGTTCTTGAACTTTTTCAAAATCACTCCCAGTAACCAAAATAACATTGTTGTTTTTGGCCCATTTTATAAATTTTTCTTCAAAAAGAATAGTCATAGGTTCGCGAGGGGCAGTTAAGGTGCCATCGACGTCAAACAAGAACACATCTTTATTTGGCATTACTTTTATAGTCACTTTTCAATCCATATTTGAAAATAAAATTTTTAATTTGAGCAGGCCGCACGTTCAATACGGCGGCGGCCTCACGAATAGAGTTAGTCCTATTTACAGCAAATTTTATAAATGAATCTTTTATAATATAGTCTAACTTTTTCCAGATTGGAAAACCAAAAAGTTTATTATTTAATTTTTTAGAAGAAATTTCTAGTTTTAAAGTTATTAAATCTTCTAAAGATAATTGACTAATTAAAATTTCTAAATTATTAGTTAATATCTTTTTTTCTCTTAAATCATTAAGAATGGAATTCTTTTGTTCTTTCATTGCCGCCGAACCCAACCACCTCAACTAAAATAACATATTCAATAAAATTAATCAAGTATTATTAACAACTTTTTTTACTGTTTTTCTTTTTCTCGTAGAAGAAGTTGATTTTATTGGGGTTTTTCTTGTACGAGAAGCCGGCTTTTTTGAACGAGGCTTTCTTTTTGGTTTTGTGGTAGAAACTGTGGTAGTTTCGTTGTCGGTGGATTCTTTTTTTAATTCTGGATCCTCTGCTAACTCTTCAACATTAAGCAACTCAGGCTCTGGTGTTTTTGAAGGCTCTTCTACATTTTTTTCCGATAGTAAAGAGAGCCCGGCCGGCAATTTAGATTTTGGGACCTCTTCTTGGGCATTTTCATTATTTAACTTCAATTCAGCCGCTATTCTTCTTAATCTTCTTTGTTTTCTCTTCTTGGGTGTCATAAATTATACTCCTGGTGGTAATTCTGGTAGTTTTGGTGGAGGGCCCTCTGCTGGTGGCTCTTCTTCCTCTTCTGGGGCAGCCCCGGGTTCAGCCTCTGGTGCGATTCCCGCTTCGGCTTCATCACCCGGGGGCTCTCCTGTTGGTGCCGCTTTTGTTTCATCGTATTCCGGGCTGCTGGGTTCTTTAAGAGTTGGATCTAATTCTTTTTCCCATTTATCAAAATAAAGTTTTAAATTTGCCATCATCCATCTCTTGAAGATTTCCTGGTCATCAAGATCATCAAGCCCAGAAAAGTGATCCACAATGGAGGTTTCAATTACAGAATAAACTTGTTCAGCCTTATTCCTTCCAGTTGTGTCTTGGTCTTCTAATTCACGAAACCCCTCTTCTTCGTCTTCACCTTCAATTGGCCTTTCTGCTTTATCTATAAACTCAGCTTCTTCATCTGATCCGTCATCAGCATTAATAAACTTTTCCTTATCTTCATCTGAAACAACGTCTATGTCTACTACTTCTTCTTTTAAAGTAGCTTTGTCTGTAGCCTGGATCGGTTCAAGGGTGTCCATTACCCAATTTAAGATATGAGCTCTAAATGACTTTCTCTGTTCTGGGGTTGTTGTTAAAGTTTTGTAAGATTGTCGTAGCGTTTTTAACATATTGGTGTTTTTAAAGAGTTCTCGTAAAACGTTGATTCCAGTGTACTCGTGTGGATCTGTTTCTACTTTTTCAGCAGCGACTTCTAATATCAAGTGACGTATTAAGTTTCGAAATTTAATTTCTTCGTTTAACTCAGCATTTTTACGCTTTTTTGCCATCTTAATAGCAGTTCGTACATGAGCTCTTAGTAATCTCTCTTCAGTTTTGTTCATTTTTGTTTTCTCTTTATTTTTTTCTTTTTCTTTTTGCTCGGAGTTTCTTCTTTTACATCAATCATGGGCCCAGCATATCCCGCAACAGCTCCTGATGCAACGGCGTTGCCTTCATTTGCTGCAAATGCATTTGAATATTTTTGCCTAGGTTGGTTCCATGGTTTTCCATATTTAACTAAATCTTTACGGCCACCGTCAAGTATGACTCTGTGTGCTTTTCTCAATCTAATTTTCATTCTTTTTTGAAAGCTGCTTTCTGTTATTACCTTATTCTTATTTTTTATTTCTTCAAATAAGTCAATGTCAGATATTATTTTTTTATAATCTATATTGCAAATATATTTTGACAAGTATTCCTCTAGTTTACCAGTAAAACCAGAACTAGTATCTGAATCGAAGAACATATTACGCAACACTGATGCTATATTAACTCCATCTATTTTAAGAGCTTGTGCTTCATCCGCAATAAATTTTGCAACGACATGCACCAATATATACTCAACTAAGGTTTGAGCAAGATCTGCGCCAAGTTGAGCACAAATTTCTTGATTTGTACCTTTAATTAGTGTATAAATATCTGATAAATCTTGGTTACCTATAAAAGTTACTAGAACTCCGCGTAGATGCCCTTCTTTGAACCCAAGAGATTTTAAAATGTATCTTGCAAGTTTCTCTACTAAAGTAGATTTGATTCCCTCAAGGCCAATGCCGAGACCTTTCGCAGCTCCTGTAAAGAATTTCCCTATGCCGCCTAAAATACCTTCTTCATTTAATTCATTTAATTCATTTTCGAATTCAATGGCGTATTCTATTATAAATTCATTAATAAATTGCTCAGAGGCTCCTGCCTTTTTAAGCAAAATACACCTTTCTCTCAAAAATTCAATTGGTGTTCCGGGATTTGCGCTCATAAATGATGCTCCTGTTACTTTAATAAATAGTTAAATTATTTTAAATAATCTTTTTTAACTATTGAATTTCTAAGTGAGAGTTTTTCTTCTTGTGACAAATGATCTGGCAAAAAATCAAGGAACCTATCATCGCCGCTAGCTAGCAACTCTCTCATGATAGAGCCTCTTACTGATCCGCCCTGTAAAGGTATTATTACTTGATCAGCATTTTCATAATTAGAAATTAAGGCCTTCCATCTTCCGTCCTCAGGTTCACACTCTTTCTCAGCGCATGCTCCTATTCCACAAAAGATTTTATCATTATCAAATTCACCATTTTCTAGCTTCTCATAAACCCAGCGAACCGGACTTCCACTTATTTTAATAATCACTGTTTCAAATCCGGCGTCAGGGGAAGACTCATAAAACTTTTTCCAAATAAGCTCCGCCTCTTCCGGGCCAATTGAAACGTTCCCATCCTCCGAAGTTCTAACGGTAGAGCCAACTAAAATATACAATTTTGATGCCTCTGATCTTTTAGCTAAATATTGAGAAGCTAAGAAGTGACCAACATGTGGTGGCTTGAACCCTCCGGAAAAAATTGCAATTCGTGACGATGGAAGACCTTGTTCTTCCCGAAGTAAACTTTCATAAGTGGCAGGAGAAGGCAATTCATTTATATCCCTTTTACCTGGCGCCCTCGCAAATCTTCCCAAGCCCATTATTTGATTTATCGGCGCGAATTGTCCAGTAATCTTATACTCTTGCCCCTGATAAGAGAAAACCAAACCTTCAACATTTGAAGCAATTCTTTCATATACTCCTAATATGTTTTCATCAAAAAGAACCTCTTCCGCCGAAACATCTCCTTTGTGACTAATCATTTTTCTTATATTTCTTTTTAAGACTTCAAGATCCTTTTGTCCCTCCAGAGATTGAATTTTGGTGACTTGGTGACTAACTTTTTGCTGCAATCCTTTCAGAGCTTCTTCATCATTAAGAATATATAAACTTTTAACTCCCTTCAGATAATCAGATGCAAAATTATGTACAATATATTCTATAGGTCGAATCGCTTCCCGAACTATCTCGGATAAGGCAGCTGGCGTTCGGAGAAACTCTTTAACAACCTGTTTTGTTTGCTCGTCCGAGATAAGATCCAGTATTGGTTCCACTTCGTTTTTTAATCTTGGGGTTTTTCTTTCAGTTAGAAAAAACAAAACAGCTTCTGAAATCCTATCTGCAATAGAGCCATTGACACCTGGTAATTTAGACTCTATCGTTTCATCTAAAACCTTTTTTAGGTAATCTTTTATAGAGGAATTTTCATCTAAACCACTGGTAGCAGCAATATTGTCCAAAGCTTGTTCTGCCCGATGTAGTATTTCTTCATCAACAATAATATTATCAAAATCCCTCAAGGCATTAATTTTAACTTTAGGTATTTCTTCGTTTTCTTCATCAATAACAACCATGCTTAGATGTTTTTCTAGAAATCTAGAATAGAGTTGGCTTTCTTCATCATCCATATTTTGAAGCCTTTCAACATCGGGACAAAGCTTGGAGTGTTTGGTTCTATGAATTACTAAATCCTGTGTATCATAATCTACAATATTTCTTGATCTTGGGTCTACAACCTCGCCATTATAAAAGATTCGGCAACCATCTTCTGTTTTAAAAAACTCAGGAGGCATATCTTTCGCGGCTCTTTCAAATTCATACATGGCGTCGTAGAATGCGTCAGCGACATGTTGGATTCCGGCATCCTTGGAAGCTTCTTCTGCTTCTTCTGGGGTTTTTCCTTTGTTCAGTGCTATTTGCCTTGCTTTTTCTACTTTATCAAGTGTAAAAAATCTTCTTGTAGTTTCTTTATCAATACCGCCCATTGCAGTATGTTCTTTCATTCTTCGGATAATGCGCGCCTTCTGGGTTTCATGATCATAAGTTATTATTATATTTTGTCCGTCTAATTTTTCTGTGACTTCAATATCCGGAAACCCATCCACTATTAAACGAAACATCTCCTTTAATTTGCCAAATGTTAAAGAAATATTTTCATATGGGTGGGCCATATGACCAATAGGGCCCTCTAATAATAACTCTTGTTTCATATTAAACCTCTACTACTTTTTTATAAAGTTACTCATAAGTTTCGCGTTTAAAGCAACAAGCCTTGAGCCAAATAATCGACTGTGAAAAGATTTCTCCTGCTCAGGGGTTCTTATATAAGATTCTTCTAGTTCGTCTTCTATAACCATTGAAGATGCTCCTGGGGGTTCTTCTGTTTCTGGCCCTGTTGCACTTGGCATCGTTGCCCCGCCGGCTGCAGCCAAGGCTGCAACAGCTGCCATAGCCTTGGCAGCAAGGCCTTCGACGCCCGACTGCTCATGATCATGTGTGGGGTCACCGCACATTTCATCTATACACTCTTCGGTAATTGGTTCTGGCGCGTCTTCATCATGAGGTGCATTCGCCTTTCTCAACGCTCGGATGATGGATCCATGCTGAGAGCCACGCTTGGGTTTTCCGGCCTGAACCCACGCGCGCGCATAACCCGTGATCATTTCCGGATCTCTCTGCGCCGCAGCCGGGAATTTTTCTTGAAACTTCCTTATTATAGTGCCTAAATCGTGCACCATTCCCCCAGCGGCTTCCTCGATAGCCTCTGCTGCGGGTTCTGGGGCCCCCGGTTGACCACCTCGCGGCGTCGACTCTTCCTCTTCGGGCTTACCTTTTGACTGGGAAGAGCCACCTCTTTTTTTGTTTAAAGCGTCAATTGCCGCTTGGGGCATCTTGCCCTCTAACAACTTAGACTCAACAAGAGCCTGTATTGCTTTTTTTAGATTTCTTTCAATCATAACTGTTTCTCCTTGTTTCTTATATTTTAAGATATCTTCATAATCTCTAAAAGCTAAATTACCTTTTTCGTAAGCTTCTCTTTCCATTTCTCTCATATGTGAATTGTTTTGCGCATAACCAGGGCCTAATGTTTCTTGACTAAATAGCTCGCCTCTAGAATTCTGGTCGTGGTGAACAATTTCGTGTGCCAAAGATCTTAAAATATCTTTCGGGTGTCGACCGGTGATATAAACTACAATATTTTCATTTTGCGGATCATAGTAAGCTGTCTTGCCAAACAATTCGTGATAATTGTCTTTATCTGACAAAAAAATTATATTCGGCTCTTTTTCAAAACCAAATCTTTCCTGGCAAAATTTCAATAATTTGTTGCCATGCGTCGCTAATATATCTTTATTTTTTACGCTCATGTAGTAAATAGTTGTTATTTCATAGAAGAAATAACTTAAGTTAAAGTTATTTTATAAAACTGTTCAGCATCCTGGCCTCTTATATAAGGTGTTTGTCCTAGTATGACTCTTAAAGGGGGAGGTTTTATGGCTCCTGTGTTTGAGTCTGTCTCATAATTGTTTTCATACTGGGCGAGTTTATAATAATCAAAAATATAATTCTTGGCGATATCGCCCTTCGACTCTCTGGTGTGCTTCGGAGCCTCAGGAGGTACGGCTTGGTCTACTGGTGAATTGTATGAGCCTTTATATGCAAGCCAAGTATTAGACCCGCCATTATGTGAAGTTCCATTACCAGTATCCCAAGTATAAATATTCGAATCATGAAACCCAGATTTCCAGATTGCGGTGTCTGCAACAAAAGCATCGCCTGCAGCCACGTTCGCGACGCTTATATCTTCAGTATGAAAAAGAATAGACTGCCTATCACCACTAAACCACTTCTGGGTACCATTTGTTAAAGACTGAGCCTGCCAGGCAACCCAAGAATAGGTATTGGGATCATCAGAACCCCACTGATACACGTCCGGGCTCCAGCCTGTTTGTTTTCTTTCTAGATAGTATAAAGTACCACCAGAATTATTGGTAATAGCTGTGCTCATATTTTAAGTCTCTAAATAATTAGATATATTCTGGAGATCTTGAGAAGAAAATCTCTTTAGTACATGTTTCTTTTAACGAGTCCTCTATCCAAAATTGAATATCTTCGAAAGCTTCAAACTCATATAGCTGAGGTCCGTCAAAAAGTCTCCAAACCCCGATTTCTTCTAAGACATCCACTTTATTAACCACAAGTTTATTAACTCCGTTAATTCTAATGGCCATTTCCAGTAGATTCATGTCTAGCCAGTTAATTTGTCTTGGTCTTCCAGTCGTAGATCCAAATTCGTTTCCAACTTGTCTTATTCTTTCAAAAACCGGGTCTGCACCTTCAAAATCTTTAGCACCAACGTAGGTTTCATAAATTTTAGCAACACCCCAAACATCTCTAACTGCTTGAGGGGGCACCCCATTTAATAAAGCTGATCCGACAGTGCAGTGAGAAGAGGTGATATATGGATAGTCGCCCCAATCAATGTCTAGGCCGAAGCCTTGGGCACCTTCGAAGAGAATAACTGGATTTTCAGTATCTACATGAAGTTCATCGTAAATATCTATTAGAAATTCTTCTAATTCAGGCATTTCTAGGGCCCTAATGCCCTTCCTACCGTATTTATCACGGTATGCGGGCCCGTTACCCCTCTTGGTAGTCCCAATGGCCGTATCGGTTGAATCCTCGGCTCTATGGAAATCTGTTATAATATGCGCATTTGCGGATATCTTGATAAGAGAAGTATCCAAACCTTTCTCTGCAAGTTCTTTTACTTCTTTTAGAAATTTCGAGGGGTCGACCACACATCCTGGGCCGATTATAGACTTTATCCCAAAGAAGACACCACACGGTATGTGGTGAGTAATAAATTTAACACCTTCGTGCCAAATCGTGTGGCCGGCATTACATCCCCCATTATACCTGATCACATGAGTGTAATCATTTTCCTTACACAAATGATGTGCCACTTTTCCTTTGCCGCAATCACCATATTGTAAATCAACGACTATATCAGCGATCATGAATATTCCTTTCTGTAATATATTAAAATACTATCATTTATTTGATATTTTTTTAAGCTTTCGGCGCGCCAAAGAAGGGTTTCTAGCAATCAGCCTTATATTCGCCTCATTATCACGGGCTTTTCTTAAAACAATAGTTAGGAGAATACCTTGAATTGCGATTAATGAAAATAAAATACTGGTAATCACCATTGGAAATCATCCGCATCTAAAATTTCATTCATCCAACCTTGAATTACTTCCGCATCTTCTTCTAAAATATCTTCAATATTTCCCCATGGTCTGTTTTTCTTTTTAAGATACACATCGATATCTTCATTTAAATTCGTGTCCTGCCATGGTGGCGATCCCGTCTGTGGGCCTTTCTTTGCAACCATAGAGGCTGTTTTTCTAAAAATTTCTAATGTTTCTATTTTCATTTTTTCATATTCCTTGTAATCAGTATTTCTACCCGGTCCTCGACTATTTTGTTCACGAAAACGCTCTTGTGAGGCTTTTTCTATGGCTGCATTGAATAGGCCGGCATCAATCATCCAGTGGAGAAATTTTTCACTATAATTGCCATCATTCCACCCTCTACTTATAGATCTGTAAAGTGCACTCCCGTACACATTCATCCAGCCATCACTTTTGTTGTTAAATAATTTTTGAAGTATTCCATATTTATATTTTTCCGGCACCGCGGGGTTCTCCACTAGGGTGCGCTCTATGTGCCCGCCATAATCATCTTTTGTTTTTATCAACTTATCGATGATTTCATCACTTAAAGCATTGCTTTTTGCGAAGTATCTATCAATTCCAGCGGTACTTTCTCCAAAGGCCCATCTATTAAGTTCAGTTCCGCTTCTTGTTAAATTGTACATCCTTTGTATCGTTTTTTTATCATGGTCTCCTTTTTCCAAATAATTTCTGAGGGCGCCGCGGTAGAGCGCACCAGAAGCATCGATGCCTTCCCAATTTCCTGTCTCTTCCGCTTTATCATATTCTGTCTCGGCATTGTCTTCGATACGTTGCATAGCTTCATCGGAAAACAAGTCATTCATTATTTCTTCTCTTAGTTCGCGATTTTTTGTATACTCCAAAATATAGCCCACAACCCAAGTAGAATGTTTTTTATGCCCGTACCTTTGGGAAAATTCCCATGCGCGAGATATAAATTCTTCACCATCAAACTTTTTTCCCTCGTAAGATCGACTACTAGAACTAAATAGACTTTCAATTCCAGAACCAGCGAAACCGTATATTAATTCCAAAACTACTAGCTTCTCAGCTTGCGACTGAGTTAATCTAGGATTTTTCATTAAAGCCGATAGTGCAGTCTGAGGCCCACCCCACTCTCGCTTCAAGTCTAGAAAATAATCAACTAATCTTTCATCGCCGGTTTTTTCAAGATGGCGCGTAACAAATGCTTTTTTAAGATTACCAGAAGTTATCAGCGGCAATATTTCACCTGTATCAAGTAAATTAATATAATCTTCTACACCGTCAGATTTCAAGTAAGCATCCGGTTCAAAATTATCTTGGATCCACTGCCTTATCATGGGACGATATTTTTCCACGGGAGTGTCATTTCCTTTGCCTTTTATTTGAATAATCTGCTCCTCTCCTTGGACTTCGATTGTTACATGGGGTTCATTTTTCTTATCACGAAGAGAAAATATTGTTGTACTGCCACGGTCTACATACTCACAATAACCCCCAACACAATGACCCATTTTATCCCCTTCGGCTTCGAGGTCCTCTGATGGAACTTTGACCATCGTGAACCCGTTTCCAAAATCGTGAACCGTGTCTTTAGTTTCATAATCCCCAGTACTAACTTTCCCTTTAAACTCGTCATGCCAACTCTCGGCGGCATGCATCATTTGTGGAAAATTCAAATCCCACACTTCCTTGGCGACATTTTCTGCCCCATTTAAATAATCTACAATATATCTTATATCATTATTATAGACTGAGAGGTTTCCAAACTCGGGTCCTCTTACCCGATTACGCAGTCCCGAAGGTAGCACGCCGCTTTCGGTTTCTTCATGATAAATTGCATTTCCAAGCCATTTGGCAAATATCTTTCTGCCATCTCTTGGAAAATATCTGTCATCAAGGCCTTCAATCCAATTAACTAACTCTATTGGAAATATTGGTGGGTTTTCCCTCTCTAAATCTTGAAGTCTTGCAAAATAATCTCTGATTTCTTCATCGGGGCCCTTATCCACTTCTTTTTTTAAAAAATCTATATTAATATTTCGAAGAACTTTTGCATCTTTGGGGGTTTCGCTTAAGTATTTCTTTATTTCTTCATCAACCATGTTAAATCTCTTATGATATTTTAATTATTATACTCCATTTTACTAACTAGTCCTTCTTGTAACAGGATCTCGCCAACATTTCCTGAATCTGTATGAACAACAGCCAGGCACCGACCATATTTATCAAATCCTTTTGATTCAATCATTAAATCTTTGGTTGGAAATAATTCTTCTAACCTTTTTTTCGCCAGAGCGGCCGCTTTTCGGGTCGACTCAACTTTGGAGCGGATTTCGGGAGCATTGATACCTATTATCCTTATCCTTTTCTTTATTGAGATATTAAATCCTAAAAAAATCGCCGCCTCAATCGTATCTCCATCAATGACTCTTAAAATTTTACCTTTATACTTTTGCATATTTTATACTATTATGAACTCCTAACTTTTACTAAGTTTGTGATTCCCATGAGTTTGTCATAAGAGCTTGTTTTTAAAAAGGTCAACAAAGAAAGTTTTTCGTTATTTCTCAAGACCTTAAAAGCCATATTTTCCACAGAATACACGCCATCGCCAGATAATCCTATAGACCTCATATTCTTTATCTTCTTTTTTAGCGTTTTTGAGTATTCATATGCTTCTTTATATCTTTTTTCTACAAAGAGCTCTTGTATTCTGTCTATTTCTCGAATAATAGAAACAGATTTAACTGATATGGCCGTTTTGTCATGTTTTTTGCTTGACATTTGAGGATTTTCATTCCATTCTCGTCGCAAAATGGAATAGGTACCTAGAGATTCATGTTTTTCGCTTATATTTTGAAAATAAATCTCCACTTCATGGCCGAAAATCATAATCTTATGATCTCTATTCCATTTCATACGTGTTAGATCCAACATCCTTTTAACCAATTCGATATCGGATCCAACGGAACGAAAGTCAAACACGAAATGTAAATCAACATCAGACAAAGAGTGCCAATTATAACTAGCAATAGATCCAGTAATGATTATATCTTCAATAACTTCTGATATATCCAACTGCTCCATTATATCATTCGCGAGTTTAGATAATTTTAATTGAACTGCTTTGTTTAACCTTGTTCCATTCCAGAAATCTGAATGTAGATTTTGTTTGGGAACAAGACTATTGATATTTAATTCATCTTCGTTAAGAAAGTTTCTGTATTTGTCATAATCAATCATAAATAACACCAGGTTTAATTTTTCTCATATTTCTATAATAATGACCCGCTTTTCTTTTTTTCTTTCTTTTTTTCTTTCTTTCTCTTCTGGGTACGGCACATTAATTCGCAAAGGAAGCTGTTTAGGTCCATCATCAACTTTTTTCTCTTTTGGTGGAATCAATAATTCATCATTATTCATACACTAATTAGTATCTTCGTCTATTGAGTCAGTAAGATATTTGCCATTACAAAAAATTAAGCAATAAGGACCATCCTCTTTGCAAAGCAAGTCAAACACAAATAAGGCATCGGTAATCTTTTTAAAAGCCAAAGCTATAACTTGACTTTTATAGAGATTTTCTATTTTATTATTTAAATTTAATTTTACAAGCAAGTCCTTGTGTTTGTTCGGCTCATATACTACTATGGTGTGTTCCTCTTCTGGCATGTTCCCTACCCATGCGGAAATTAAATCAAAAGAAGATGCGGATTGTATATTAAATTTTATAGGATCGCTCATTTAGAATGTTTATCGGCAACTGATTGAGAAGCCCAAGCATTGGGTTTCAATTTACAATCATATCCGACACCTTTAACCAGTCCCTTTAACGAGTCAGAGAAAGTTGAAGTTTTAGTATTCTTGCCAAGAGGGGAAACATCCAGATGCAACTCTATTAGAGATTTATTAATATCAAGTTTAGAGCAAACCATGTCAGCTGTCTCGACAGATAATCTTGCCTCTTCAGATATTCTAGAGAACAAGTCTGGGTATCTTTTAAAATGTTCTTTGTGTTTGGAGAAATAATAAAAGCCAGAAGTTTCGGGCCCATGGACACATATAGCTCTACAAAATGTTACTTTTTTTTTTGAAACATCGGAATCGGTCCCTATAAAAATTTTAGAATTATTTTTTAAAGCAAAAGTGATTTTTTCAAACATTTGATCGAGACTAATAGCGTTTCCGCTGCCAGTCACCCAATCATCCATTTTTCCGCTTTCTGTAATCCTCTATTGCCTTATATATTTCTTCTTGAACTTCTTCTTGTTCAGCGAGAGCCTCTAGCATAGCGCCCACTGTTTCTCTTTTTCTCGAAATAGCAGGCAAGAAATAATCTTCTAGAAATCGACTGTGCTTATCATGAACGCAAGCATTGATTAATTCACCCCAGTTTTGAAATTTTATATTTTTGTCAATTAGTTCTTCCGAGTCTCTCCTATTGTCCATGCTGTGCTCAGGAGCCAACGGTTGTTGATAGTTCTCTTTAAGTTCTCCCATACACTCAGAGATTACTTTCTTTAGTTCGTTTATATTCATTAAGGGTTCCTCACTTTATTTCCCTAAAAGTAACTATACCAGAATGATAGTTTTGTCCTACTTTTATAGAAGCTTGATATTTCATTTCTCTATCTTTTTTACAACTAAACACCTTGTAAATAACAAAAGACAAAGAAGTAATTGCACTACCAGTTAATATTCCATATAAATAAAGCCAAGTCATAAATCAATATTACCAAAATCAGTTAAAAATTTTAAGATATTTGTTTTTTTACCAATTTGTTTAAGTGTATTTGGCCTTGGCTATTTGGATGGATTCCATCGCTGGAGGAGACCATGCGCCCGGTGCTATCTCCCATGGTTCTGGAAATGACGGCTCCAGATCCAGGAATCTTAACCCATGACTCCTTTGCTATCCAATCATTAACTGATTCTATGTTTTTTAATATGCTAGACTTTCCAACATTGTGGTTTTTTTCAAATCCTCGAAAAGAATAGCCTGCCGACGGCAGTAATTGTATTATCGATACCAATACATCTGCTTTTTGAGCTACTTTCGCCATTTCTTCTAAATCTTTTCTTACTTCAAGAGGGTTTGATATATTATTAATACCAGCAAGAATAATTATTCGCTTCATATCCGGAATTATAGCGTTTCCAGTTTGCGGATCAAATAAAAATTTATAAAATATTTTATTTTTAATCGCCGTCGAACTCCACGCACCTCTAGCTATTTTTTTAATGCCTAATCGATCTGCCCACGATCCCTGAGCTGCAGTTATACTATCTCCGATAGCAATAATGCTGGAATTTGAATTATTAGTTACGATTCCATCCGATAATTTACTACTTTTAGTTTTTACAGGGTCTTTTGAGAAACTAGAGCTAAAACCACCAACTGTACCGTAAGATACAAGGGCTTTTCCATATAACTTTGGTCTAGTTTTTGATTTCCCGCCCTGACTTACATGTATTGCCCATTTCGGCAAGCAGCGAACACCAGCTCCCAATTCAGAATAGTTTTTGTTAAAGTCATAGCACATTCTTGAAGGATTTTCTGGACAAGCTTGCCCGTGATCTCCCGGTTCGCAGCCTCGCCGCTCCTTCATACCCTTTGGGTGTAAAAAATGCGTTGTATCCCCTATGTTAACAGAAGCGTTTCCGCTAAAACACTTGATTATCGTTCTTTTGGCAGTTTCCCATCTTGGGTTTGTGTTCATTTGGGCTAATGCGTCATTGAACCTCTTCTTATAGATCGGCCCGTTGTTCCAATTTGCGGTTGTTGGTTTCACGACATCATAAACTTTTTTTCCTTTTTTTGCGGCCCTATTGATTGCAACTTGTATGATAGCTTCGTGCTCTACTTCGTTTCTGGCCCAAGAAGTTTCTGCATATAGCATTTGCCCCATATGTATCACATCATCTTCCACAAAATCCCCAAGGCCCCTATGAGGACCCTCTATGCGACGAGATGCCATGTCTGAATACTTTTGCTTATCGATCGCCCCACGTAGAGAGCGCGCTTGATTCCTATCAAGAACTAGGTCTTCGAGCTTCTTTAATAACGCTGGAGTTAGATTATACCGTTTTCCTAAAGTATTGAGCGTATTCCCCATTTCAGGTACACTTTTCCCTTTCATTAAAGGGGCTAGTTTATCAGACGCTGTTACTAACGAATCTAATTTTTCCAAAGCCTTGGCTTTATCAAGGCCCTTGGAGAGATCCTGAAACTCGTTAATCTTCTCCTCTGTTGGGTCCTTCATATTTTTTTGGTTTTGTTTCATATCGATTTCTCACTGGTTCATGTTTGTGCTCTGCTGCTAATTGCATGGCAAAATCCTGTAGTTGCTTGATTATAGAGCCGATCTCATCTGCCGCCTCTGTATTCTCGCCATCTTCGACATGTTGTGAAGACTTTATTAGACTTTCTATGTTTCCAGGTCTAGCATTATAAACTTCTGGTCTATCTTGCATCTTCTTCAAAACTTCTTGAATTTTACTTTGTATTTTTGCTATATTTTCCATTATCGTCTTCCTTTTTTCCACTGTTTTTTGCCGGCGGTGAGCGCTTTTATATAATGCTTCCGCCAATTCGCCGTATCGATGGCTGCATTATTTGAGTTTCTGGCAGCCGTTTGTAAAATGTTACTAGCCTGCTCTTCGGTGAAGCCGAACTTCGGGTTCTGTAAAACCCTCATATATTTCGCTTTTTTTTCAACTTGCGGGTCCTTTCCGCCCTGCCCTGCCGTTCTTGGCCTCATGGCGCCGCGCTGTTGTGTTAGGTCCTCACCTCTAGGCCCTGTGGTAATCACATTCGAAGGTAGCGGCCCACCTGCGCCTCCCCCGGCTGCTGCAGGCGCCGCTGCACCACCGGCTTTCGCTGCAGCGTCATCCTTGGGTGCTTCGCCCTTAACAAAAGCAGGTATTTGACTGGCCAGGCAAAGGTTTTTGTTTCTAAGAGACTCCACCAAGGATTGTAAATATCCATTTTGCGAAAGTCTTCCGCCTATACCTGCAGATTCAGGTGTGATTTGCATTTTAATCAATTCCAGGTCCACAGTTCTATAAACCTGTTGTACATCAGCACCGAAAGCTTTATTAATCTCGTCAACAATCTTCTGTTGGCCAGTTCTGTTTCTTATGTTAAACCAGGCGCCCTGACCAGAAGAATCTTGAGATCGTTCTAAACCAACAGTACCATCTTCCAACATAGCCATAATTATGGCTGTATCAACAGCTTGCCCTGTGGCAGCAGGCCTCATTCGGTAGAGCTGTTGTAAGCGACTTCGATAAAAGAAAGATTTTTGGGTTCTCACTGTATCTCCCGTAATCGGATTCTTTAATTCAGCCACAACAGAATAAGCTTGGGCTACCTGTTTTCCTGATGGCGATTTAGACGGCGCCGGAACTTTCTTTGCGTCGCCAATTGCTTGAGACGTTGAATAAAGACTCTTGTTTAAATCAGTAAGTTTCGATTCAAGGTCATCTATATCAGACCACCCCGGAAAGTTAGCCTTGATTCCGTCCTTAGTTGGGACAGCGACCGTTCCGATGGCGCTCACAACATTTTCTCTGCTTATTCCGCCATGATTCCACCCCTGACCGCCAACTTCATCATTCCCACCATCTGAATAGAGGTAAAACCTCTGAATTTCATAGGCTTTACCTTCTAGAGCCTGTTTCCAGCTTGGATCTGCATCCATTATCTTATTGATTGCTTCTTGTTCCAATTGTTGTTTCTTGCTAGCTATAGCCGCAAGAGATGCTCTCCACGACTCGCCATCTTCTGGCTTTATCAGTATATCAAGAACCAGTTTAGGCTTTAAGTTCTTTTTTGCGCACTCAGTGCCATATTTGGCACCTTCAACTATTTTTCGGTTAGGATCAGTTGGCTTTGCTGGTACTTTTTCTTTTTCAACCTTCTTTTCTTCTTTTGGACGCTTTCCGCCTCCGCCACCACCGGCTCCTCCGCCACCACCGGCTCCTCCACCGAAAGAACACAAGGCAGTTCTAATTTTGCCACCCTTGTTCCAGAGTATTAATTGGATTCCTCGACCACCAATTTTCTTAGCATTGGCTGCATCACCCGGAGTCCAGTTGCCTTTGTCTAGGCGGATCCACTTGCATCCTCCCGCGCCTGTTGGTGTTGCACCGCCAGCACTTGGATCCGGTTTCGTATATCCCGGATCGTTGGTGTCTGCATCCATCGCTGCCTCTGATGATTCGCACGTTCTCATTGCGACATAATGATCATCTGTGTCCCATGCTGCTATCGCTTGGGCCTTTGACACGGGCGGCCCAGGCTCGGCGCCAGCGCCTTTTTGGATTGTAAACTCCGAACCTTCAGGGGCACCCTTTATAGTTTTGAGCCCATCTGGGGCGCCCCTGAATTTATTGCCCTTAGTCGACCAGCCACTACACTTCTTCTCTGTCTTCTTCTTTGTCTTCTCTGTTTTTTTCTTCTTCTTACTGAAAAGTGTTTCTTCGCCTGGGGCTTCAAATAAAAGATTTTCAACTTTTCTCAAGATATCTTCTTTTACTGCACCGCTGGCCACATCGGCCATTTCTTTGCTCATTTTTGCAGCAGTTTCGCCATCAATAAGTCCAGAAGGAGGCAATCCAGCTGTTTTTTGGAATTCTTTGATTGCTTTTTGTGTGGCTCGCCCACATTTGCCATCAACACAGCGCTCCTTCACTTCGGTTTTGCCACCACCAGTGCCGTCTCCACCACCATCTTTCTTTTCATCATCTCCACACTCACCTTTAAGCCAGCATATTGCCCAGCCTGTAAGAGCCAGTCCTGGAATCCACAGCCATTTCCAACCTAAATGAGGAACAAAGTACATCCACCACCCTTTCTCTTTTGGAACCGGCACAGGTTTCGGCATGGGTTTCGGCGGCTTTGGTTGCTTTCTTACTTTCTTGCCGACTCTTCCCATATTTTTGCCAGCCGCGGCTATGTCCCCCGTTGTTGCGCCTTTTGCAACAGCAACACCACCTCTGTTCGCAGCTGAAGCGCCCTTACCGGATGCAATAGTAATATCGCCAATAGTAATAGTGCGTGCCAAACCACCATCTTTGAGAAGTTTGATAAGCTCGGCCACATCGCCGGCCCCTCCGCCGGCCTGCGCTCCGGTACCGACTTTAGCGAGAGGTGTTGCATCACCGCCGAAAAGGGTCCTCCTCCATCTCTGTGCCTGATTGCCGGCGGACTTCGACAACTTACCGGCATTCGTCGCGGCCTTGGAGGCTTGCTGCAGTGCAGCCCTCGCCCGCTGGCCCGCTGGGCCCATCCCTCCTGCCTTTTTTGCAAGCTTATCAACGGCCGTCTTCATTTTTCCGGCAGCTGCCCCAATCTTGGCAGGATCGCCAGATCTTTGAGCCACTTGCATTGCTTTCGCGGCTGCGTCGACCGCCTCAATAAGCGGTTTTAGCGTCAGTTGTTGGGCCGCGGTCAGTTCTTTTATAATTTTTATACCTTGACCCCACCCCTTTGCAGCGGTCGCAATGGCCCTTGCGGTGGCGCCGGCAGAGCCGCCAACCCCCCTCACACTCTTGGCGAGAAGATTAAAGAAAACCGCAGCATTCTCATTTAAAAGTTGTTTTTTGCTGCCTAAAAGAGCACCATCGATCTCTTCATTAATTATTCCAATAATTTCATTTTCTATGTCAGTAAATTTCATGTTGTGTACTCCAATTGACTCTTTAATTATGTTTGACTTATGTAAAACCTCCGCAACAAAAAGTTTTGATGGTTCGATTTTATCAATACCTTGATATACCTCTTTGCCCCATTTGCTCGGGTGCTTTCCGGCCCACGTAGCCCTTTCCTTTGGCGTGAAGGGCCCTTTATTGCTAAATACAAACTCTCCAGCTGGATCTGAACCCATTGAAGCACGATTTCTTTCGTGGAAAAACTTCTGTATAGATTTTAGGACCGGCTTCGACCCTCGACGCTGCAACTTTTTAAAAATATTTTGTATGAAAGGTTGGTATATCGACATTCTGGATTTATTTTCGAGCATGTCATCATCACCATCAAAAACGAACGCCAATCTTACTTTAGACTTTGGTAAAAGTTTATCGTGATCAATATACCATCGCCAACGAAAGGTTCCGACTGAAGTCGGTCCATCGCCGAAATCATAGCTTATTTTCAAGCCATCAGGTATTGCTTCTTTGAGTTCTCTTCTCAAATGTTTTATGTTTTTTGACCCGGTATTTCTGTTATACGGGACAAAATCGATAAATATATAATCATTTTCTGTAGTATTTCTGCTTCCGGCTGTGCGGACAACTCTAGGGTACCATTCGGGATAAGGAAAGCTACCAAACTTTTTAGCTTCATCGACATCTCCTTCATCGAACATCACCATACTTGAGAGGTCCATTGTCTGGCCCATCCCAAGAAAACCCCCCTTCATGCCCATATGCCCGCCATGCTTTTTCATCATTTCTGCAGCTTCTTTTTTTCTGACGCGCGCCTCCATCCTTTTGGCTTTTTCTTTGTTCACACCACATAAAGTCCAGGCCACTTCATAGCAGCTCGGCCCGGGCGCATCCATTTTTTGTCCTGTTATCGTCGTCACAAAAGGCTTTTGCAATCTTTTGAGGCCATGTTTTCTTTGAAATTCACCCCAGGCACCTTCTCCTTTACACCACGCACATTTTCGTTCATCATCCCAATGAGCCCAATCTTTGAACGTTCGAACATCAACATTTTCGAGTTGCTTCTTTTTTGCAAGGGCAATTCTTTTCTCTTCTGCTGAATCAAAGCTTTGGCCGGCAAAATCCATGCCTTGCGCAAAATTCTTATAACAGTCAGCCCAGTCATCGAAAGCCCCACAAAGATCATTTATCAATAAACCGGCTTCAACAATCCACCCAATTGGCCCAAGGTATTTGATAAATGCTCTCCCAAGCAGACCTAAACCCTTCCATCCTAAATTTAAACCATATTTTGCAGCCGTCTTCGCAAGTTCTTTTTCTATTATTTTTTGCGCAAGCTTTTCTGAAATCTTTACGCCGCCCTTTTCGGACAATTTCTTCATTGTATTTCTAGCAAATTCTTTGGCGCCTTCCTCCAGGACTTCTTTTGTAAGCGTAATTCCAGCTTTCTTGGCGGCTTCCCGAGCTGCTTTCCTGTAAGCAGATCTCAACTTAGAATCAACACCTCTGAGCGTACTGCGGCCTTTTAGCATACCTTTTGCTCCGGCGTGAGCTAAACCTTTAGCTGCAGCCTGGGCTCCTTGACGATATCGTTGAAATAAGACAGCATCATAAATACTAAGGGCAGACATTGCACTTCGCGCCCATCCTTCACGCGTCGCAAACTTATATTCAATACCCATTGCTAGGCTGTCAGTTAACCCTCTTGATTTCATCCATCTTTTATCAAATTCTTTTTTAACTTCTGGTGATAATGTTGTAAGCCACACCATTTGTTGCGCAACCCAGGTCTCACCCATCGCTGCCATCACTGGGTGTAGATATTTTTCTTTAAGTGATGGGTCTTTTATGCCCATAGCAAGTTTATTTAAATCGATGGCTCCACCGGTGGCGTTTTTGACTTTTTTATTAGCTCGGATAAGGGGTAGGGCTACTCTTTTTCTATATTTTGAAATATTTTGAATTGAAGCTTCAATTCTTTTTCTTATTTGCAAACAAGCTTCATGTGAGGGCCCTCCGACATCTGCTTTTGCAGTTTTGCAACCGCCAAGTCCAGAGTTCCATGCTCTCGTTACACGTTCTTGTTTTTCGTCTACTTTCGCCCAACCACTGAGAAATTCTTTCGCTTCTTCTTCGTTGCCTTTTTTAAGTATTTTGTGTGGTTCTCTTCCTCGAAACCGCGCTATTTCTTGTTCTAATTCTTTTACTGCTTGAAGAATCGCACCTAGATCACCAGCTACTTTAGGTTCTTCATGAAGCGACATTTCATTTAAAGGCACTTTTTTCGTCATGGGTTTTCCTATGGGTTATCTATTATTTTCCCGGCTGCCTTTCCAGAGCTTCTAAAGTTCGGAGTCGCATGGCCCTGGGCACCGAATTCTTTGGCATTTTTATGAAATTTAGCAAGAGCCGGCTTCAGAGCTGCCCATGCAGCATCGCTCGCCTTCACGAATACCTGCGACGTCGCGCGGTTATTGATATCCCAATTTTGTAACTTGAAAACCTCTTCGGCAGCCGGCCAAAGGTATGAACGCACTGCTTTTTGAAATTTAGATGTAAAAGCTTCAAGAGTATTATACTTTGCATTGGTGAACAGCCACGAATCGCGACCTGCAGGCGCTTTCATTTTGTTAAATTTTCTAAATTTGTCTTTAATAATTTCAACAAACTTCTTTTTCAACTGTTGAGAGATCATCTCAGCTCCGGACGCGTCAGAACCGCTCTTTAATGCGCTCATGTGGCCAGTATCATCTTCGGGTCTGGCGACCATCCCCATGCCAGGCTTCTCACCTGATATTTCTCCAGCGCCCTGTTTAACACCCAGGCCGGCAGACGCTTTTGCTGCCAAAACAGGAAAGGATGCCGAACCCAAAATGCCGTCATCAACAAGTTGTTTGCCATCGGCATCTTTGTGATCTCTTTGAAAAGCCTTTATGGCTTCTTTTGTTATGGGTCCACACTGTCCGTCGACGCCGCAATCCCCAGGGCCGCGGCCACCATTGCATATCCATGGATCTGGGACTTTTTTGTTCTTTCCTCGACTAAAATATCCCCCATCGAGCAATTGCGCTTGGATCGCCGTCATGACTTTCTTTCTATCATCACTCCAACCAACTGCTGCTGCTGCTGATTCAGTATAACAATTAGAGGACCTCTTCTTTCGAATTCTTGTTTTTTCTGGAGCGTCCGGTACGCCCAACGTAGCTGCCGTCGGTAATGTCGGTAAAGGTTGCCCTGCTAGGTCATGACCCATCCCACCGGCGCCATGTGTTTGCACGCCCATGGGATCGCCACCAATCGCTGGCCCCAATGCGCTCAGAGGCTCCTGTCGCTTTGTTGGCTTAAACCTATCAGCACTCTGATCACCACCTGTGTCTCCTATCCCAAGTTTTCTTATTCGGCTTTGCAGATTTGTTGCCAGACTCTTACGTCCCTTCGTCACAATCCTCCCATTGGGCTTCTGATATTGGGCCTGAGTCCGGACTCTCTCGGCCCTTACTTTCACCCAGTTTATTGAATTTGGACTACTTAAAGCTTCTTGAAGCCAGCCGGCCATATCGCGATTGAATTTGCTTGCTCTAAACTTTCGTAAAGGGGAATATCTCTTGCTTGCTCCCGAGGCATCAGTACCACCTAAACTTAGCCAATATTCTCTTAAATCATCATGTTTAAGTGGTAAAATTTTGTATAATTTTCCAGGGGCCTCCATGATTATCTGATAGCCCCATTTCACCCGACCAGAATCAGCGCTGACCACATGGCCTTCTTTTCCTGGCTCTGTTCTCCTGAATGAAAATTGTATAAAGGCAAGTTTTCCTCCCCAATCTTCTTGTTCTTCAAGGGCGCCTCTGATTGCACTCATCATAACACCGCCGTCATCAATGGCTTCTTTTAATAATTTTTTGCTTTCCGATAAGATTCGAACTTTAATACCTCTTGGCTTGGTTGGGGTGCTTTTTTTGTTTTTAGATTCGGATATAACTCGAATTTTAACGTCTTTTGACATGATTTGGATACTCCTGTGGATGAAAAATAAATTTAAGACACAATAATTAGTTACTTTTTGGTCATTTATGCTGCTTTATGATGAAAATGTGCCTTTGTTGTGTTTAAAAAGATTTATTGATAAAATATTTACTACTATAACAAAAATAAGACTTTAATTAAAAAAAACAGCCATATAAGTTGCAATTGCAGGCAATCCAATTATTTTTTTTGAATTTTCATCCTTTTTTTTGTCTAAAACAAAGAAAGTGGGTATGCTATCGACCGACATTTTGCTTGCCATCTCATTAACCCACCCTTCTGCCACATTCAGCACTAAAACTTGTTTATCCCACCCTTCCTTCTTCATTATTCTAGCCAAACGGTCGCAGGATGGACAACCAGGCCCTGAAAAAAGTACATAAATTGGATTTGTGTCGTCTTTCAAAGCTAATTGACAATCTTCTGGGGTGGCCCACGGCATTTTTTGAATTCTTGTGGACTCTGTCTTGCAAACTTTGTTTCTTTCTACTCTTTGCAAGCTGCAGCCCCATAATAGAAGTGCGATACTCAAGCAAATAAAATATTTCACTATTTTCTCCTTCCTTGTATGTTTTTTCGAGTTTTTTTCTCTAAAATTTTTACTTTTTTCTCCAAATTATCGACCCTATCTTCAAAAGTGTAGTATACTCCGGCTAATGACACTGCCAAAACGACTATAGTGATCACAGTTGAGAGGTCTAACTTGCTCATTTGCTCCAAAGGTCCTAAAATAATTAGAAAAAAATTGATTTTTTATCTTAATGATGGATCCTTGGCTGTATTTTTTAAATTTGGAAGAAAACTTTTCTTTAATTTGAGCAAACGATCAAACTTTGCTCTTTGTTTGGGATCAATGTAAAGAATTTTAGGTTTCGTTATCTTTCCATCAATCAAAAGATCATCAAAATTATAAAATTTTGTTTTGTAGGGAGGGGTTGTTGGCGCTGCTAACACTTGAGTGGCGATTATTAAAAATATAGTAAGAAAAAAGCATGCTTTTTTTAATATTTTTTTATAAAACACGAATTTTAGCCTCTCAAAATAGTTTAACTCCTGTTTTAACTAGAAAATTCGTGTTTTTTTGTGTTTTATTTTTTTAAGACCAACTTATTCCGCCAGTTTTCCACTCAGAATGCCCAAACATATCATAACATTCTGTGTTACACGCTCTCCTTTCAGCGCTTCCTTTCTCAAGGCTACTACATTTCTTTAAACAGTCGTTAATTTTGTAGTTAAGGGCATCATAGTTTTGCAAATATTTGTTCATTTTTTCAATAAACCTATTTTTTATTTCTTCTGTTATTGCAAAGCTCGATATCGAGGAGCCCGCTTGGCGATTTCGGGCCCGAATAGACTTTCTGGAGATCCTATATCTTTGGTTTTGTTTCCTATACTCGTCTTTTATAGCTTCTGGTGGGTATTTTTTGCCGATCTCTTGCCCAACTTGACCCAAAATACTATTGGGATGTGGGTATTTTGTGCGCAATTTTATAATCCAGCCGTTTTTATCGATGCCCATGAAAGGAAGCCACCAGCCGGCTGAAAATGACATTCCCGAGGTTGTATCACCAGTTGTTGAATAAAATGCAAAAGTTTCCGTCCGTCCGGTGGCAGATTTCCATGAAGCAACTGTCATCAGACGATCTTGGTCTGGGTATGCCAAGGGTGACATAAGAAGCTGAACAGATCCGACTTGGATATTGGTGCCTTGATAACGATCACTGAGACCATATTTATCTTCGTTACCTTCTTCTTTCCACTTCTCAACGGTAGAACGCCAATTTTCCACTATAAGCTTGTGCTCTTTCATGATTGAAAGTCGACCTTGATCATAATCACTAGACAAAGAGATCTCTCCTTCTCCTGGTGCTGGATTTGCCATACTTAATCTGCCTGCGCCATTTATAATAATATCTTTTGCTTGCTCATAAGCTGCCTTAAATTCATCATAACTTTCCGGAGACAGGGCGCCCCTTAGCCACCAATGCTGGTATTCTTGATCAAAGTCGCGTGGATTGTCGCCTTTTCTGGGTGCTGGAGTTGGAACTTCTACGCCGATAGCTAATGATCCGCGGTGGCCAAATTGCGCAGGCAAGCCGCTGGCGGTGGCCTTCTCATTCGACGCTTTAACATTCGGAATCTTGATTTCCTTCTCCAAGTCGACGATTATGCCACCACTCTTCGGAACACTCCTGGGGTATGATTTTCCGCTCCCTTTTCGCATGCCGGATAACATATATCCGGTATTGTCATCCAAAACCCCCCGTAACGTAATATGTCTGTTCCCAGGTGAAAACGTGGTTGATATTTCAAATGTATATATTCTGCCATGACCTGTTGTTCCACCATAGCGGTTAACCCATAAATTGCCATATCTAATACTCGGTTCCGGAGGTGGCTTCGGTTCTTCCTCTTCTTTGTCCTGGCTTAACCAGTCTCTCCAACCTTCTATTATAAGTTTCATATTACATACGCTTCCCTATAAATTTTCTAGGATCTATTAAAGATCCGCTAGCTTTGCCGGATATCCCCGCCGTATTAGTACCTGTAAACATCTCTAAATGTAGATGAGGCTGGTTGCAGGCAACCCCAGAGCGCCCAACAGTGCCTATTACTGTATCTTTAGTTACCTTATCACCAACCTCGACATTTAAATCATGTAAGTGTGCATACCATGCTGTTATCACCTCCCCTTCTTCTAAGAGGGGGGGATGTTCAATCATGACCCATATTCCACCCTCTTTCCACTTTTTAAAGCCACCTCCTTCGAATGCTTTTTGTACCCATCTATAAGATTTAAGCGGACAACCGGTTTGGCTTCCTTGGATTCTGTCATCGCGATAGTCAGTGAGTCTTACATCTTTGTTTATGAAATAGGGTACTTGACGTCCACTGGCTGTTGCTTTATCGATCGCAATTTGGGACTTTGTTGTGAACTCTGCCACACTCCGCACTGATACAACAGTGCCTTCCGCTAATGGATATACTTTGGTTCCCACTGGGGCGCTTATATCTTGCCCGTTGTGTGCAAACCTCCGTGAGGCTCGATCTCCCATGGGTGAACTAAATCGGCCAGCCCCTTTAAGAGGGTGTTGGGCCTCACCATCCGAAGAGTATTCTTGAGCGGCTCCCGAAGGGCCAATCCCGGCATCTTCACCTGAATCTTGCCCGGATAAAGCGTCTTGGGCCGCCTTCGCAAAAATACCGCCAAAACTGTCTTCTATTCCTTCTCGGAGGTATTTTCTCCAATTTTCCATGATTAATTTCATCTAGAATCCCCGTGCGCCGATTTTTTTTGCACGAATTTTTTTCGTAACAACATAAGATCTAATCCACCTTAATCGGCTTGAAGTTGCTTAGGATCAGGTAAACCTTCCAAATACTCGATAAGGGAGGCTCTGATTTTGCGATCCAAAACTTCTAAGTGGTCCTGGTCTTGCCCGAAAGTTATTAAAGTTTCTAACATCTCGGTTCGATTTCGGGAAGCTTCCCATGGGGTTAGCTTCTTATTATCTAGGTCAATGCAAATTAAACACATATGCTACTCTCCTCCCGCTTGGCCCAGGAGGCGTTGTGCAAGGCGCTCTATAGCAGCACGAATACCTTGCAACTCGCCGCTTCGTGTTCGATTACCAGCAGAGATACCAGCATTGATCAGCCCCAGTTGAGAAAGGACCTTTTGATCTAAAGTCATATTCTTGAGTTCGTTTTCAAGAGACCATCCGCCATCTCCCTCCGACGAATCAGTTTCAACAGATTGAAGAGTCTCGGAACCGCTGATTGATTCATCCACACCTCCCCCGCGGTAAAGCTGTTCAAAAGGAACTTTAGCTATTTTAAAGGAAGCAGCAACTCGCCTTTGCAAATCATCTATACTGCTATATACTTCCTCAAGTCGGGATTTCAAATCATTTAGTTTGACCACCTTCGCCGCGTCTGGGTCTGGGCACATGTGTGTGGGTTGAGTTCCTGGCGGCGCCAACGACCCATCAGCCAAACAACCAGCGTGACCCTCATTTAAGACAATATTTAGCTCTTCTTGGATCATATTAATGACACTTTGCTTAATTCGTCGCGTCGGTTGGCGTTTTTGCTGTGATTCTTGGATTAGTTTTCGAGCTTCCTCCAAAATAACTTGTTTGATGTGTTGCATATATTCACTCCTTGGGGATGCCTGAAAGTCCCAAAATTTTTTGGCGTTATAATAATTAGTGCTATTTTTTCTTTGGGAAACCGAAATACAACAAATAAAGCACCATTTCTGCCGCAATTGCGACCAAAAGGTAGTCAATCCACTCACCAATCACGAATTGTTCTATGGAAACAAGAAGAATTTGAGTTGAAATCACCAGCAGGTACTGGAATTTCCTCATCTCGCACTTATCGTGGAGCTCTTTCTTCATATGTTAATTAGTTGGTGATGTTATAACGATGTTATAATGCCTACATGCGATCGCTTATATGGCCTTTCGTTTTCTTATTAATTTGGGTAATCTGTGTAAGAATGTCGTTCAAGAGTCGGACAATTTCAGTATTACCGGTCTCTGCGGCTGGTTTTGGCGGTGGCTGCGTAAACATATGTATTTCTTCGGGCCCTTCTTGTTCCGGATCAGTGGGGCCTTCCATTTCAAGGACTTTTTTCACTTCTTCTGCGATGATTTGTTTAATTTCATTAAGATTTTTCATTTTTATAATTCCCTTCCAATTTCCGTATTATATTAAAAGTCATGTAACGGCGGAGGTGTTACGTCAATTGGCTTCCAAGGATCTTCATCAAACCCAACCCCGAAAACTGACTCCGGCCCATGTACCACTATTTTTAAACAAATTAGATAAGCGCCTAATACTTTTTTTACGTCTTCGGGTTCGATGGGACGTGTACCGACGGGATGAGCTCCCTTGCCGTAAGCATTCATCAACCATTTCTCCATTTTTTCGGCGCTGTATTCTTGGCTGCCAAAACACGTATCGCAAGAAAACTTCATGTTCAGTGCCTCAACTGCTTTACCTTTACCCCCAGAACATTGTTTTTGGAGCACTCTGATGCTACTAGCTATTCTTTCAACCGGCATAAGCTTTACCGCATCAAAAGGACTGTGTTTAGTCGGATAGTCAACATCTTCACCGCTTTGAGTATATTCTCCACCTACAGCGGTACTTACACCTGGGTTTGCCTCTCTGAAGGCTTTGGCCATATCGTTTAGTGTTTCTTCCCCCCAATCTCCTAATTTCTGCAGCTGAGCCTGGGCATCTTCTTTTATTACAAGCTTTCTCCAGTTCTCCATTATTAGTTTCATTTCATTAAGATTTTTCATATTGTTTATTCCTTTAAGTTGTTGGCCGATGGCCTGAACGGGTTTCCAAATATTGGAGCACTTTCTGAAGTTTCCTTATCGATTCCGCAACATTTGCAGGGACGTCCCAGTCTGCTTGCTGAGCATGCAAGAGTTGGCGATTCGCCCATCCATCGCGCGGCTCGCCAACCACTGGCCGGCCGGGTGCTGCATTGCGCCTAGGTTCTGCTTCGCGAGCTCGAAGCTTGGAGAGGTCCAATGGTTTGCCTCTTCTTTCCCGCCTGGCACTATCTTCAGCCGCATCCCACTCTTCTGCTTCTGTACCCGTCATTTGGGACCTTTGACCTTCGGGAGTTTTAAGCCATTCAGCGTATTCTGCCTGCTCTCTCGCGGTCCGAGCGCGCTCTCCTTTCTGCCATTCGTGGTGTTCATCGTCTGGAATGGCCCAAGGCGGCAAACCCAGCCTTTTGGCCTCTGCCCACTGGCGTTCGCTGTATTCCACGTCATATCGTCCGGCTTGTTTATTCCATCGCTCCTCGTTTGAACCCTCAAGATCGCCGAATTTATTTCTTCTTCGTCCGGGACTTTCTGATAAAAGCTTTCTCCAATTTTCTACTATTAGCTTCATTTCTTTATCCATCTAAAATACTCCTTGAAAAGTCTCATTTTTTTGTGGTTGTTATAATTAGTTGCTATTTTCCTTTAAAATCTCAAAATTTTATCTGCGCATCGTGAATGTCCCTGCCCGCGCACATTTCACTACATGTAGGTATGGTACTTACATTCGGGTACATAGGGGGGGAGGGGGGAGGGGGGCCTACATGTAGGTGCTCACACAGAAATGAATACATCCTCCTACACGTAAGTGCTTTGCCTACATGGTGGTACACTGGAGCACATATGTGTACAATGTGTTCTTATTGCATACACTGTGGTTTAATGTATATATATTCTTACTCTCGACCACATGTGTGGGAGTGTAGGGCGATGTAGGTAAGGTAGGTAAAAAAATACCCTTGACTACATGGTGGTTGGGTGTAGTCAAGGGTAGGTTCCCCACGCACAATGTACGGTGGAGTAAGTGGGTGTGCGCTATGTCCTACATTGTCGGTCTAGCGCGTACACTGTGTGATATGGTGCGAATCATCGTATAATGGGGCACATTTCCTTACGTGGCGGTAAAGGTAGGCGGTTTGCCTACCCTTCCTCACCTTGCGCTAGAACTTCCGTGAGAGCCGTTTGAAGGTCCAGCAGGGCCGCGCTGTCCAGATTGATAGCCGCGCTCTTACGTGCGCCGTTAAGGGTACGGAACGACACGCCCGCGCTGACACCGTTAACGATGCTTTGCGAGATTTGAACGCCTGCTTTGCCGTCCTCAGTCGATACGGAGAAGGCGATGTTAGTAATGTTGGACTGTTGTCTGCGGAGTGCCATGATTTGGCCTTTCATTTTCCGGCTGCGGTGCCGGGTTGTTGGTTTCGAGGGGTCAAAATTCCCTCATTTCGTATATATATTATCTCATAAAAAACGAAAAAAAACAATTAAATCGTAAAACCTCAATGATATCAAGGGCTTAAGATTTGGCTGTTCTCGGGCTTCCGTGCCCGTGAAAACAAAACATCATTTGTCCCACCTTTAACCACATCGGCCCACAGGTAGGATACAGTGCGTTCCTATACGACATGTCGTCGCTCCCCCTACACTGTCCTACCTGTGGGCTAACTGCTTACATCAACCGACATCCCTTGCGTCAAGGGTTTGACGCGTCAAGATATTGGCGGCGATGTAGGTTCCGCGCCTACAGTTTAAAAATTAACGCTGACAATCTATCGGGTGTTACATTGTTAACGAGCCAATGCCACCGGTTCGCGAGTGCCTGAGCATCCGATAGATTATTTACGTTGCCGGACATCGAAACTTCGGCTTCAGTCCCGAAAACGTAAGTAAACGAACCATCTTCGACCTCTTTAATGATAAAAAGGTGTTCTAAAAGCTCGCCAACCCACATATCGGGCTCGTGGTGTTCCCAATCAATTAACATACCGTTAATATAATTACGTTGACAAAGGGAAATAAGTATGTATTAACGTCACACTACTTTAAATCCCCTTCAACCAACTCTTTTTAGCAAAGGCGACAGTTTTTTGACTATTAAACTGTGCTGTGTTAGTTTCCTAACACTACTTTCGATTCTTCCTTTTTGTTGCAGCCCATGCTTTACTCACTGATGTACGCTTACTCATATTCGTGTGTCCCCTCGTTTCCGATGAGACGAATAGTCCCGGCAAGGTCAGCAGTTTGGACCCATCTCTGTGCGCCATTTTCCCATTGGACAAGGGTTTCACGTGCGCCGCGTCGTTGTTCGATGGCAACGCCATTCTTTTGTTTAACGTGTGTAGTGATTTTTGATTGTACGAACATTACTTGACCACCTCAGAAAGCCTGATAGGGCGATTTGGAAGGCAGCCTCGGGGCCTGCGACGACGACCGGCGATGTATGACCAATCGCGTGACCGGTAGAGTCGTGGTGTGGAAAAAAGCATATTAGTTGACCTCGGATTCAGCACCAACGGCAAGAACTTCATTGACCGCGGTGAGCAGGTCAGTAAGGGCTTCGTGGTCGAGGCCAATGGCTGCGGACTTCTGGCCACCGTTAATGGTGCGGACTGTTACGCCTGCATTAGCACCATTGACAACAGCTTGATTGATTTCAATCCCCTGTTGCTTGAGCTTGCGGCCCTTGCTATCTTCACCGGCTTGGTTAAGGATAGTGAATCCTACGTTAACGATATTAGATTGTACTCGCTTCATTTGGGTTGTCCTTTCAAAGACATATTGTGAGGGGGACTGGAAATAGGCCCTTCTCGATTGTGTTTATATAGTAACACGGTTCATTGATTGGGTCAAGAAAAAAGTGACCCTCTTTGTAATTTTATTATTTATAGTCTCGACTAATTGTAAAGGTTGTAGTAAGCCTGTGAATCGAAGAAATAACCATCCTCATCACGTCTGCCGACCTCGGGTTGCTCTTCGCGGTCATCGAAAGCGCACCCATCTTGCATCATTGCAGTTGACAAAAGGTCGTTCGCTAAGACATCATAACCCATTGTCCAAGCGCGGTTGGCTTTAGCAAGTGTGATTGCCCGGTCTGAGCCCTCGACACACATATAATAAGCACCCTTGAATGGCACTGAAACATAATTAATACTCATTTAATTCACCCTCTCTTAAAAAATAATCGACTTCGGTCGAATGAAAAATTCAAATGGCCCCACATGCAATATACTATAAGGCGTCGTGGTGTCTTCACTCAATACCAACGAATAACGCTTGTAGCTTAGGCCCCAGCGTCGAATATCAAACGCGGAAAACACAGTTAAATTGCCGATGTGATCGAAGCGCGGATAAGTGATAGCCGTGTTGCCCTTTGCAGTCTTCCAAACTTTCATAACAAATGAATCCCAATCCATAGTGCAAGTGCAGTCCATGGGATTGCAACCAAGCCCAAAAGAATCCAATGATTCAACTTCATTAACAATACCCCATTGGTTCACCGGCATCATTATAGATTATTGAATCGCGCATGTTATGGTATTCTTCCCAATCGTCCTGTTTGCCACAGTGGGCCATATCTTCGAAGTTGGCCGCCTCAACATCATCACAGCGGGCTTCGTAATCATCCTCGCCCCTATCGTGACCATTTTCATCATGTGAACACGACGGGCACCACTCGGCATCGAAGATAATAACCGCACAATCATCATTAATACATTTAATAGCCATTGTGTCCCCTTATGCCAAACCGAACTTCTTGAGCATATCCTGAACATCGTCCATACTCAAGGGGACATCGTGCACCGATACATCAACCTTGCGCTTATCCGATGGCGCGGGTGCTAGTTTCGTTGTTTCGGCGCGGATTTCGTCCTCTGTCCACTCGCCGCTTTCGAGGTCATGGTCCGTCAAAACCAAGGTGCGGGCAGGGAGGCGTTTGACGCGCAAGGTCTTTGCAACTTCGGCGCGGGCTTCGGCCTTCGTGACCTTGCGCCATACGGTAACGCCGCCGGTCCACAAAGCGTGATCATTGTTAGCGTCATCGGCTAGCCGATAGTGAATTCGAGTAGGTTTGGGGGTCCTCATAAATAAGAGCCTTTCTCATTGTGTGTATATATATACTAACACGGATCAGCGTTTCAAGCAAGAAAAATCGTACCTAAAATAGTAAAAACTTTCGATACAATCAACCATGGATTGTTCTGAACTCTTGAACTCACATCGGATCGGCACTGTAAGCGATTGGTGTTGAAATTACCAATAACTCTAAATCACCCTCATCGAACCATCGGTCACCATGCGACTGGTGCATAGTATGCCATCGCACGTAAACATTGCTCGCCCGATGAGGAAAATCGCGCACCGATTGAACCAAGCCAACCACATTGCGACCATGACGAAGTCTAACCAGATCGCCAACTTTCATAAAACTAAACTCTCGGTTTATGTTTGTGTTCCAAGTGAAGCGTTCGCTTCACACGAAAAATGCCAAGGGTTCCCAGCTTCCCTTGACTAGATGTGACCTAACGCTTACGCAACGATCCAACCGTTCTGCACTCTATAGAGCGGCTTACGATGCTCCGAAAAGCAGCTGGTCCCGTTCACATCCCCCACAATGGCATACAGCCTACTAGCTCGTCCCGCCTACTAGCTCGTCCCGCGCATATGCGCTCGGTGCAATTCGGCTCGGTGCAATTCGGCTGCATACCAAAATAAATCTAATGCCAAGCGTCGGAACACCCATGTCCGATCAAGGGCTTGTCTAGCCATGTTTTCCTTCACACTGGTAGCAACTCCAGTGTGACATTAAGCTCGAAGGTCTGCAATAAGATGCTGCGTTTAGTCACGCAATGCAGCCACTCGACATCAGAATCATTAAATCTAAACAGCACTTGAGCTTGTGGAAGGTTTGCCGGCGTGCACAACGACTCACCTCGCAACCCAAGTCCAGACCCCATTGGCTTGTCGGCCTTCATGGCACCCCCTACGTTCTCGGGAGTGGGCACGATTCGAACATGCCTCTTGGTTTTACTGCTCTACACTGTTATCCATGACAAGTGATCAATCTTGCAGCACGGACAACACTCAAATGCTGATTACGTTCAACGATCCTCAATTGTTTATGTGTATATTATACAGGAGCTTTCTGCTTTTGTCAACAGGAAAGCGACTTTTATTGTAATTCTTTTTCTTATATTCTCGACAGATTGTGTCGTATTAGTGAAGTTCGATGCTTGCGGCTGGTGTCATAACAAACTTGATTTCCTGTAAGATTTCCGTGAGCAACTCCAATTTAGCCTTGTTTGCGTACTTGACCCACGGAATATGGCTCTGTTGAGCAGCAAGGTCGGCAGCTTTAGTATTAAGCAAGGCCACGATATAATCAGTGTTTGCCAGCGACATCGACAATTCACCTGAGAAAAACTCTCTAATTAATTCTTCGTTCTCAAACATCTTCACTTCCCACTTCTGGTTTGTCCTCAAAGTACGGCCTCAAAGCCACTTCGACTTGATTGTGCAATATGCTCGTTAACAATATCGCTTCTTCTTCGGTGATTTCCAGCTCAAAAGGTAGTCTCACTTCAACCTTTATAGAGTCAGAATGAATCTCTGTATCGAAATAAGCACCTGGTGTTAGGCATTTGGTCTTGAGAGCCATGAAAAATTTCCCGCGAAAAGAAAAAAAATGCGGCGATTGGGCAACGGGCACGAGGCCGATTAATAGTTGATCCCCTTGGCGCGGGCCCAATCGCACGCGGCTGAGTCCTCTATTTCTTAAAGGTCAGCGAACCACGATTGTTCTCAATGAAATTTGCCATTTCTCCGGATTGAATCAACTCCTGATCAATTCGTTCCCACTGGGCCGCATAAAGCGTAACTGGAAAGCGACCCATACCATAAACGCTTACTGCACCCTTTTGGGAAACCTTCATTTTTAGACCATTAAGTTTGGCCTGTGCCTTGAGATTTGCATTTTCTGCCTCAACAACATTGAGGCGTTCAAGTAATTCCTGGGCTTGCTCTGGTGACATATTGAAAATGTCCTTTCTTTATTGTGTATATATATACTATCACGACTTACTGACAAATGCAAGAAAAAAATGTAGGCAGATGCAAGTTTATTTTACCCACACCTACCTACATTTACCTACATTTACTCGTTACCACAATTAATGTCAATTGATAGCGGTTGCGCTTCGGGGCGTGGCGGGACCCGAACAGTCAATAAACCATTCTCAAATGATGCAACAGTTCCGGAAAGATCCAGATTATCATCATAATTTACATAAGTGCGCTTAAAGGCGCGTTGGGCAATGCGTCGGTTTGGCCGTTCTGTAGGGTGATGAATAGCATCAGCTGAAACTGTAATACTTCGTTTGGCTGGCAAGACATCGACGGTCAAATCCTCCTTGGTGAACCCTGCAAGAGCAAATTCAAGCACGGTATGATCATCCTCATCACGATAAATGTCAGCCACTGGATAGCCAGATGTTGACGCTTCGAGATGACGTGGAAAATCGCTAAACAAGTTTTCAAACACATTGGCGAGCGTGGTGTTGCCCAATAAACCTGGGCGAGTGGATAGTGTAATTGCATTCATAATTATTCCTCCTTCATTAAGCAAGTTACAATTTTGTGACCGAAACCCTTACGGCGTTTAAAGTCACAAATAATAACGTAAACACATTTTTTTGTGTGTCAACGCTTTCCTGAGAGTTTTCTACTCTCTAGAATCTTTCTCTGCACCTTCAAAAATTGTGTGCGTGTCAATGGAATGTAATTACCAGTGCGATTATCCTTTACGAAAAATCGCGATGACCTATTTATGCCTCGCAAGTATTTCTCCCTCCCAATCTTCGATGGCAGCTTGACGCAGCAGCTCCGTACTCTCATCATCATAGACCGCACAGCCCCGAGTTTCAAGGTGAAGCTGCAATTCCGCTCTGGACATCTGCTGTATCTCTATCAAACTTGTATTTGCAAACGTCCATCCGACCCGTTCCATTCTAATCTTCATTCTTCTGGCCCCACAACCGAATCAACCCACTTTAGGACTGGCAAACCCATAACCAACGACAGGTACACGCCAAAAATAAACCCACATATTTCAATAAAATCCATGTTTAACCGAAGAGGCCCGCTATTTTACGGCCAATCTCACACAAGCCGTCTACACCGACAGCATCACCGAGAAGGAAAGCCGTCACAAAAATTATCAGATATTCAAAAAACTTCATCACTAAGCCACAATGTCAGCCACTCGTCGAGCTAATCCGACATGGCAAGAAGTAGTTTGTGAGTGATACTCCCAATTACCCGGCGAAGTGTAATCGCGGACAATCTTTTTACCAGTAACCTTGCAAGTATCACCTATCTGAAGCCTATAAGAGAACAATTTCATCCCATCAGTTGTTAGTGAACCGCGGTGGTTTTCGGCGGGTGGGCCTGATACGGACCAGTTGAGGACCACTTGATCATTTCTTACTCTTTTCACTTTTTTTCCTTAATTATCCAGGGTAAAACGTAGACCAAGGCAACCAGGCCCAGACCTGCGATCAAGCAACCTGCTTCGATTATCTTGCGGCGAATCATCTTTAATCCTCTTAATTTCCTCGAATACTCTAATTCTATCATCACTCGGGATAGAAGTCAAGATTTTTGAACGACGTGGGTCAGGGAATCTCATCAAATGGCGAGCGAGCCTTCTAACCTGTGCATTTGTCATCTGATATAACACTCTTGATTCTCCAATCAAAGCCCTTTTCAACTCGAATTTTATATGCTTCTCTCGCGGCCTCCGCGAAAGTGTGAGCATTAAAAGTTGCGCGGTGAAAAATACTGTTTGTTTTTACATTTTCTAAAATTATATAATAACTTCTCATCTTCCTTTATCCATTATTATGGTGACCAGGATACATCGGAAAAGGCACAGAATAACAATCCTTGACATCAACACGGATTGGATAACGCTTCCCGTTGTCCACCAGCTTCAGGTTAGCATAAACCTTTGAATTTTTAATGTCTAATTCTAAACCTACTACGCGGGCTTGGTATTTATATCCAAGAGAAACTGTCACCCTATCTCCTGATCTAATGTTATTCGGATTATATTTGTCATACAACCTCTCTATTTCTCTGTTTGAAATCATTATTTATCCTCTGGTCCTTGGTAGCTAGGGCGGGACTCGAACCCGCAAAGTCAAATGACCGGCAGATTTTAAGTCTGCTGTGTATGCCAGTTCCACCACCTAGCCTCAGTGGGGCATCCGAGGCTCGAACTCGGAACCAGCGGATTAAAAGTCCGATGCGCTACCAATTGCGCCAATGCCCCATTATTTATAATAATAGCATGATTTATGGCGGTTGTCAAGCTCTTTCTATTCGAGAAAATTTGATCTTATCACCATACTCTTCAAGGAGTTTTTGCTTCTTTTTCTCACAAATACTCTTGAGTGCGTAAATGTGTTGGCTTTCTCCTCTGGAGACCCTATACGTCAAACGATAAATCACTTCTTCTTTTTTTGGCATCTCTTCACCATCTCTAAATGAATAGGACTAACAATCCATTCATTTCCTGTTTCTGTTCTAATTACGGCATCCATCGTGTAGGCGTAAAATCCAACTACCTCGCCCTCAATGTTGCCCTTGTTTGTGATCTTAACTCGATCACCCCTTTTAAAGCTCATTTTACCTCCACCTTATGTAAATATCTAACTGCGCAATTCCCCGTATGGGGGATGGCCCATTCTCGTTTTCCACCACGAGTACCAGACCAATAGACGCGGGCCCGCATTGGCTCCCCCAAGCTATTCTTCAGGGTAATCTCTGTTACGACACCCAAGCCATACAACTCAGGTGGAGCACAGAAATTATCCATAGTCACCAGATCACCTACTTTCACTGACTAGCTCCACGAAATTAGCACCAAACTTAGTATAATGCGAACCAACCATGACTCGTAAAGTTCGTTGAGACGAAGGTCGATGATGATCACCGATCCCTACTACGATTCCGACCTTCCCGCCCCACCAGTAATAGCTATCCTCTGGCAATCTGACCAAATCACCGACTTTCACTTAACACCTCAAAATCTGTGTCATAGCTTAACACCTCATAGTCACCATCGAAGTAAAGACACATCATGAACGCAGGCTGATCGCCGGTTGTCGCGACAACCTCCGTTATGATTCCAACCGGATGGACGCCGGGCGAGACTATATTCACTTTTATCAAATCACCGACTTTCACTAATAACCTCTATATCTCTGATGTCTGACCAGAATGTACCATAGTCACCGTCCCAACGTACCCTGTACGACATATGGTCACGGTCAACGGCAGCAAAACGGGCTTCAATGATTAGGCCCACGAACACCCTGCCTCTGGGTCGACCCCGCTTCTGAACCAAGTCACCGACTTTCACTTACAACCTCCAAGCTTGGGGTGATAGTAGTAAACAACTGACCCGTTACCACCGATCGGATCTTAAGCGGAAAACCATGATGCTCAACTATAATACACAAACGATGACCCTCTGGTAAGTGTCTTAGATCCATCGGCGGAAGGCCAGTCCATCGCACCAAGTCACCGACCTTCATTTCCATAGTGTCACGATATGGCCGAACTCTCTATCAAATACCTTAACCAAGCCCTCGTAATCACCCATCATCATCACTTTGCAGATGGCAGCAATTCGGCTTTCTGAATATCCCAGCTTTCGACCGATGGTTCGAGCAGCGGAACATAAAGCAAAGGCGTTCCCCTCTGCCCCGGTTAGATCAATTTCAATAGACCCTATGGGTTTATCCTTTTTTGAGCGAATCATTGAGCGGTACTTCTCACGATGAATTCGTTTTTTCTGTAGTACCGCACAGGCTCGCCAGGATATAAAACCTTTATTGAGTATCCGTCGAAGGCAGGATTAACCGTGGCGTGGACATGGTTGCCGATGTAGACACCGACCGTACCTTGTTCGTGAGGTTCAATCCTGCCCCAACGCTTCTGTACCAAATCACCGACTTTCACTGATAACCTCGTATTCGCTCATCCACTCCCAATAAATGCTGCTCTCCGTATCAAGAATCAAAATATGCGGGACGGTATGCCGTTGATTCTTGATCTCAAGAACAATTCCTGAGCAGCCTGCGCTTTTGTTCCTCACCAAGTCACCGACCTTCATTTAGCACCACCAACATATCAGCACGAATCATCTTTGATCCCGAAGACACCAGTGCTACCTTATACCAAAGATGATTTGAGATCCCGTAGTCCACCCCAGACTCAGTAGAAACAACAATACCAACTTCACCATACCAAGGTGGCCTAAGTGTGCCGCCTTCCATTTTTACTAAATCACCTGCGCGCATATTTAAGTTCCAACCTTGAGTGTGCAGGAGGGAATCGGTCGCTACGATTGGAATCAGCCTTTGTCCATTGAACATAATAAGGATAATTTCGACCAGGGAGTACCTTGGTTATTAGCCCCACCTGGTCTTCGCGTGCTAACCAAAGGTTGTAGTCGCGATCTTTGCCGTATGCGGACAACCTCACTAGATCACCGACCTTCACTTACCACCTTCAAATCATAGTCCCACACATTGTTCCCAACGGTACCGTTCCACCACAAGACCTTGAACACCTTATTGGTGCAACCCAGACCCTTGTTGTGTCCGATATTCTCAACGATCACACCAATCTTGTTCGGCACAATCCGGAACCTGCTTGGATGGTTGTCTTTCACTAAGTCACCGACTTTCACTTTGTCAACCTCGTGAAATAATCACAATGAACTGTCTTTTTGCTACCATCATGGTGCAAAAGGTCAGCCCAGCCCTCCTCTAGCGAATTATTGCCAGTCCAGCCCAGAAAAATCAGCGGTGATGCGCGGGCGACCGATTGTGCAAACCACTCAGAAGGCTTAACATGCTCTAGCTCCGGTACCGAACCCCAGTTAAGAAAAACCAAATCACCAACCTTCATAATTTAATCAGCTCCTCCTCTGAATACCAATCCCTCTCCGAAATACAGTGGTCCACCCATCGTACCCTGTACGGAACTCTTCCAGCTTTCGCCCGGTTTGATTCTATCCCTATAACGAGACCAACCTCTATGCGGCGGTGGCCATGATGGCGGTACCGAACCAAATCACCGACTTTCATTGATTACTTCCAAGTCTTCTCTCTTGGTGAGGGTTCTTACATTATTGTCTTTATTCCACATTACGGCCTTCCTTTCATCTGTTCCAGGGATGCACCGAATAATGAGACCACACCAGTCTTTCCAATAGTTTATAACAACCCCGTTTGGTGTGTATCTTACCAAGTCACCGACTTTCACTGACTAACTCCAAGTGAACCGGATCAACCTGGCTCATACCACAATCGCAACAAATGATAAAACTGTGGGCACGTTGGGCGTAGGGCATTTGGTACGCCGTGACCACAATCGCTGTCGCACATCTTACATCGCCCGCTTGACCCGAACAGCAAAGTATCGGTCTTACCAGGTCACCGACCTTCATGGAATCTGCACCCCGTTCCTAATAACCTCAAATTCGCTTCTAAGGTTGTGGATGTTTGTGCCAGCATAACCATGAGCGCGGTTGTACATTTGCGGGATCTCTCCCTGCCATGCAACAAACACGTTGTTTTGGTGCCCCCACTTATCCTTACGAATCTCGTATACAACTCCAGTATATACCCGGCCTTGATAACCGCTGCTCCAGCGGACGCGGTCGTCAGGAGTGACGACGAGCAAGTCACCAAGTTTTGGATGCCTACTTTGCCTCACTGATTAGCTCACAATCATTTTCAATGTACTCCCTGGGAAACCAAGCTACGTTGGGGACGCCCCTAACCACGTCTGCTACCTTATACGTAATAACATCAGATTTACTGTCCTTGTCCACTATCAATCCTATCTCGGGATAACCTTTTTCTCTCACCAAATCACCGACTTTCACTGATTACATCCACATACTGCTCGTTCCACCGCTCTTTGTGTCCTAGATTTGTTAACACCCAAATATCAGGATGTAGACACGGACTTTGGTCAATGTGTGTAAGTTCCCCGTCGTACCCAACCGCAAGAATGAAACCAGTGGAATTCCAGCTTATATATTCAGACTTGTATTTTACTATGTCACCGACCTTCACTGATTAACTCCAGGTCTTCCTCAAAACAACTATCAAATTCACCGCTCTGTATCAGTACGTCAACAAGATAATAACATTCATATGGATAAGCCTCTCCACCCGGCTTGCAATCTTCGGAAAGCCTAGGCTTAGACATAACAATACCTACTTCATCACAGTGTACTACGAAGACCAAATCACCGGGTTTCATTTTTTATTGCTTGCACATCTTCAGAAGACTCCCAAACCGTATCAATTATTGACGGCCTGCACCACCTAACTTTAGCCATTTTCGATTCAACGCAAAGAACCAAACCAACATCATTAAGGACTTTTTCAGTCATCCACTCATTCGGTTTGTATTTGACCAAATCACCGGGTTTCATCTACTTCGCCCCAAGCGCACTCCATAACCGCCGCAGAACACTCGTCCAAAGCTATCTTTAGTTTAGATTCTTCTAGGGAATTACACGATGTCTCTGGTTCGCCAGGTGACGAACTTTTGTGGGTAGCATACGCAAATACCATGAGCAAAATTCCTAATGCTATAACTAGCTCGCCAATTTTCATCTTTCAGTCCAAGGGCCTTTAACAACATTTCCCAGCTCAAACCCAGCTTGGAGTGCAGCGTCTCGGGCTGCCTCTATCTGTGCAGAATATTCAGAAGTCAGTGACCACTTAATAGTCGCAGAGGCGTCATCGAGAACGCCCTGTACCTTACCCTCGCAAATACAAGCGAGCAAGGTACAAAACATGGCTGATGCGCGAGGATCGTCAAAAACTCCGGTTTCATAAGCATGAGCAATATCGTGTAATATCTTCGTACCTTGACGGTTCACGTTTTTCTTTGCAGACAAGAAGGATTCATACAACTCGGACATAAAAGTCTCCATAGATTTCTAGTGTATATATATAATATCATGGCCAGAACAACAAGTCAAGGACATAGTTCATTTATTTATGAGACATCGATGTCTCACTATTTACGCCACCAATCAATAGCAAGTTGACCAACAAATAGACCAATAGCAATCGCGAACACTGTCGCAATAAAACTTGACATTTACCCCCCCTTTCGTAAAACCTCATCCAGTACAATTCCGCGATCGAACGAACCCTTAGTTTCTCGTTTTATAGAAGCCGTCCTCTTAACATCATTCAAAGACAGTTTCCAGTTTTTTACCAAAGATAAAAAAACCTCATAAATATCCGCTGCTTCATCGAGACATGGAGTCTCTGAAAATTCAAGTAGTTCCTCCCTCATCTTCTCGATGAGAAGGGCGTCAAATTCTGCGCTGTCAGCAACGTGGGCGCGCAGCTCTTGGCCGGATTCTCTTATGATTCCTGGTATCTTATCTCTTACCAGTTTTGGTAAACGCGCCATTCCTAAGTATCTTCGTCGGTATCTTCGTCGGTATCTTCGTCGGTATCTTCGTCGGTCTGAATTTCGACTAACTCAATCTTAAAATTCAAATCCTTACCCGCCATCGGATGATTAAAATCAATAGTGACATTCTCTTCTGATTCGTTCAATATAGTGCCCATAACAGGGCCGCCTGCAGGGTTTGTTCCATGAACCACGGATCCTTTTACAAACGGAAAATCCGGCGGAAACTGTTCCTTTGGTACCTCTTGAATCGCCTCTGGGTGATGTGGGCCATATGCCTGATCGGAAGTTAACGTAATCTCTTTCGTTTCCCCCACAGTCATTCCTAGAACATTCTCTTCAAATCCGGGGATCATCATACCTGCTCCAAGCGTGAAACTAATTGGCTCCCCTCTGTCAAATGAACTGTCAAACTGTTCGCCGTCAGGGAACGTGCCCCTGTAGTGTACCTGTACCGTGTTTCCATTCTCTACTTTACTCATTTTTTCTCCTTTATCTGAGCATACACAAATTATACCTTATCTAAATATAAATGTAAACCTTTTTCTTACTTATTTTATAAGCTGACGGTGAGACTCGAACTCACAACCTGCTGCTTACAAGGCAGCTGCTCTGCCGGTTGAGCTACGTCAGCACATCCTGTAGTTGGTGTCTGGTCAACGGTTTGGTGACCAATGCTAATTCGTCTGGGCCGCTCCACCTCCGAAAAAACCGATTGCCTGTTTTAAACCAACAAACTTTAAACTGCGGGATCGCCTTGCACCCATTCTCTGCTATGATATAACCAACTGGCATTTTCTGGAAAGCATAGTCTACGCGAAAATTCTTCTTCATTTTAACAATGTCACCGACCTTCACTAATAACTCCTATACTTGGATGCCCCGGACAAAACCATCCGTCGCCGTCTCCGGTTTGCCACCTAATGAAAACGTGAGTAAGCGTAACTTGATGTACGATACCGATGTCTGTCGTAACGCAATCACTATACTCGGTATACCACTGGACTAAATCACCGACTTTCACTGACAGCCTCGCAACAACTTGTGACAAACCATTTGATCCCCTTGTCGGCTGTCAACACTTTTAGTGTGCCGCCTTCCTCATTATCATACAGAACAATACCAACTTGATCGACTGGCTTTTCATATTTGATACGAGCGGCGTAGTTGGGGTGGTTACGTGGCGCATAATTGTAAACCACCAAATCACCGACTTTCATTGATGACCTCCAGGTGTACTCTGCAAGCTGCCCAAGCCCTCCCGCGGGTGTCCAAGATACTTACCATATCTAAAGTCGGCAGAAACCTTGTGATGAGGTATACACCGCCGGGAAAGTCAGAGCGCGCAAAACCGAGCTTACGCGGAACATGTTGTACTAAATCGCCAACCTTCACTTACAACCTCCAAGTCTTCTTCGTTATAGTCTTCAACGCCACAGCTAGGATCATCATACCACTCGACTCTAAACAAATCATAGCACTGGTACCCACCGCAAATTTTCTTCGGCATGTACCCAATGATCATGCCAAGCGTATCATACTGGGTTTCTTTGCAGTCAATGAAATGAACAAGGTCGCCAGGGATCATAACTTAATAACCCCCCTCACTTAACATACATCAGGTCTTTTCTGGTGTTGGAGCGTTCGTAAGACCAGCTCCGGCGGGGATGGGTCCAGCTGCTCCGCATCCACTGGACTATGTAATCATCGGCCCACGGTTGTGAATACTCAACCACTCTGGTGATCAGACCAATGTCATCGTGGTCGATCCATTCTGCACGTTTTCTTTTCCGGCCATACGCCGATAGCTTCACTAAATCACCGCACTTCATAAACACGCTCCAGTTCTCTCTTTGGCCACCACTCAGAATGGCCCTTATCCGTAAACGTAACCTTGACGAGGTGTCCGTCGAGGCCAAGAATTATCCCAACAACGGGCTTCTTGTCTGCCCAATCATCAACATGATAAACCAAATCGCCACACTTCACTCTTCGTCCCTACCATATAACTCATCAATACGTTTTTGTCGAAGATATTCTTTTATTAACTCGCGGCGGAACTCTTCCGCTTGCGAGGTGTGGCGCGCATAGGACGCCATGCGTGACAAAACATAAACACCCGCCACCAACACCACTAAAATAGCTATTCCTCCATCCATACCACTTCCTCTCCTCTCATAACCCTTCTCACATATGATTCAAATGGCGTTTTATCAGGCAATTGCCATAAGGCCTCTTCAGCACACCAAACAAAAGTAACAGATTTTTGTATATTGTCTTGAAACCGCACAGAGAATATGCTTCGATCTGGATATGTTTCTGAAGACACATCGCTTGCCTTAAAAATTACGCCGACTTGTTCTTTGTCACCACGCAAAGCGACAACACAATCCCCTATTTGAAATTTCAAAATGCAATGCTCCTGCTAATGTACATATCCGATTCCCAGAAACACCCTCTAGACTCGTTGTCATCGCTGTCGTCCCCGATTCGAAGAAAGTAATAGTCATCTTCAGAAATATTATTCATAAAAGTTTCCACCATATCTATTTCGTTATAGCCTTCATACCACTTAACATGTGACCAGAGAAACTTAGTCGTGCACCCACCAAGAACCTCTTCAGGTTCCCATCCGCGCGATTCATCGGCATTATCAAAAAACTCTTTTAGCTCGGTATTATGCTCGCAAAGCTCTTTTAAGAGTATCGCGGCATCTGTGACCAAAGCAAGTGCTACTTCTGAGCGGTAACCCATGTCAATTACTCGTAAGAATTGGGAAATGGCCAATACTTCCCAAATATCCAATTAAAAGCATCGTACTTAAAAACGTAACCATGCGACCAGTAGCTAGAGCTATCGTCGAAACAGTCAATACAGCCAAAATTGCAAGAATGTCATGTGTAGACGGAACAAATAAAACAACCGACATGCAAAATAGCATTGTCACTAAATATAAATAAGATTCATATACTGCTTTTCCCGAACCCTTTAGAAAATCGAAAAAACTCTCCACTTAATTCACCTTCTTTTCAATAAGTTATGTTAATTTTTCTTCAAATTGTTGGAGTTATCTTCCTCTCGAATGACTCTCCATCTTTTCGACGGCCACCATCGTGCATATCCAGCGTTATCCAAGACAAAAAGATCCTCAATTTCGTTAATATCCAAAACCAAGCCCCAACTCATTAGGCTTTCGTATTCATCAGAGTTTATGATGTAACAAGCCACAAGGTCACCTTTTTTGATGTGCATGAAATAATTAGTCCCTGGTTAGCCATTTAACCCTTGTGCCCATTATGTGATCCATCAGCGGACACAACACACACCAGTTGGCATTCTGGTTCCTGCCCATGTGGTGCTCATAATGCCAAGGCATCCACTTCTTAAAGAAAGCTACGTGTTGATGAGTTTTGCGATGCAATACCATATAAGCGAACGCATAGATTATTACAGTTGTCGTAAACGGTATCGAAACTAAAAATAGAGGCAGGTGTAGCACAATCGCAGCTAGAGTAATCCAAGTTTCATTGTGAAATATTTTTGTTTTATAATCTGAATCATGATTTTTATTAGCTCTGGAGATCTTGTGGTGCTTCCAATGAAATTTGAATCGCGACTTACCCTTTGGTTTATGCAATAATATGTGGGCAGCCCAATCAATAAAATTGGCATACAGGAAGCCCAAGACTATTGCGGTCGTTACCCCAAGCTAGTACCCTCTGTTGGTGGAAAGTGTGTAAGATTTCACACACCTATATTAACTACTCATCGACGACCAAAATTACCATTAAAAACACAAAAATAATAAACAAGGCTGTGATGCCTTTCCATATCGTTACCCAATCCATCAACATCTTTTATTCCTATCAGGGTTCTTGGGGCAGGCTGTCCTCGCCGCCTATGCCTCTCGCCAGCCTATGTCTAATTTTGTCCTTCTTTCTCAAATGCTCGACGTAGCAGCCCAGCAAATGAACGTTGAACGCGGTTATAGGCAATCGCGCTATATTTCTAATATATATATCCAAGAACCCGCCGGGGAACACAACATAACCTCATATATTAAACTCTAGTTATGTTGTGGTATTGACCAACCGACACCACGCTCAACACATGGTTTTCTCAATCAATGGCAACAACTCTTTCGTTAGTGGTGAAATACGGACGTCGTGCATGTTCAAGCGTAGTCATCCACATTCGTTGGCACTTACTTGGTTTTGGTTTCGGAGCACACAGGTCAGTCAATACAATATGACCATCAAACTTGCCAGCATTGTTAACATACTCAGTAGGAGCATTAAAATCAGTGCCTCCGCACATAACTCTCTCCTTTTCAACTTTTTTGCCTTTCTTCCAGGTCCAGATCAAATCCTCTTCAACTCGGGTATCGAACGGAATCACAGTAAACTCCGCGATTTCTGCTAACTTATTAAGTTCAGCAAAAAACTTACCAAGCATTTCATTGGAAACCGAACCAGACTGATCAATCGAAATAGCCACTTTAGCTACTCGATTGGACTTTTTGCCGGGATGAATATAGGCATAACGACGATTGATACGCTTAATCGAAGAAGACCTATTAGCCTTCTGACTCGCCTTGACAAAATACCGAAGAACTTTTTTCCAATCAATCTTTGTTTCAAGCACCTTCATAATCTTTTGGCGTGTATTCGCAGGAATGGAGCCCCAACTATTATTCGCCGCACATTCGTCAGACGCTTTTTTAATAATTTCCTTCAAACGCTCTTTCGCCATTTCTTTCACTTCCTGGTCGCACTTACCCCAGCCGCTATGATCATCAAGACTATCAGGAATACTCCCTTGGTCTTGGCCAGGGTCTCCACTAGAGTCCCCAGGTGGTTCTTGACCAGAGCCACCGGGTGCACTATCATCACCTTTACCGCTGCCACCACCCTGGGGGTTCTTTTGAAAATCCGGCAAGTTAGCAAGATACCACTCAGCGGATTGGCCGCGAGGCAAATTCTCAAAAGGAGAGCCCTTCTCGCCGGGAATCAACCCACCAGGAGGCAAGTGGTGAAGATGCGAATTGATAGCAAGATCAGTTGCCACGTTCCAAAGTTTCATCTTAACGCCGACAGGGAGACGATCAGTGACATGAAGAAAAAGAATGTGATAGTATTCATGTTTAAGGACGTCTCTGCGCTGCTCGTCAGTTAACCCAGCAAAAAACTCGGGATTATACAACATTTCAAATTGTGCTGTTTCTGGATTTACCATAACACCAGCAGTAGGCAAAGCATAAGATGCCCTTTTATCAATACGTCGAGAAATGGCCGCAAAGAACGGCTCATCCATCAAAAGACGAGCAGTGTGAATATTTAAATCAAACTCCTCGCGAGGAACTTTAGAACCATTAAACATATCGCGGTCAGCCATCGTTATTCACCAGACTCCTGGTCACCGGCGAGAATTCGCACAAGATAATCAGAAACTGAGTTGCCATCAACTTCAGACTGGTGCAATTTAATAGTGTTATTGAGAGCACCATTTCCCAGCACAGACCACAACTTCATTGCAACCTCTGAAGGGAGCATTATAAAATAACGAGCAAGGTTGTCAACATTTGCTTGTTCCAGCTCTTCTTTAAAAGACTCAGCGGCTTCAAACTTTTCAATTAGAGCGGTGTGATCATTGATCCCAAAATCAGCAACCTTATCAAACTTACCGTGAACAAGAATATCTTCAACAGTAACTTGACGATCATAGTTTCCGATAAAATCGTTAAAAGCAACAGCGGCTTCAAAACCAACAAATGAACCTGCCAAGTGATATAACGTCGGACTAGACTCTAAACTTTCACCCAGCAAACCAGCAGAAGCCAAACAAGAATCAAGACGCTCCCAAGAACGGCGTGATGGATAAACTTTATTTGGCTCAAAGTCATCAGAGTGCTCAAGGTGCGCACGGTTTTGATTGATAAAATCCCAAGTTACATCAGTGATCTGGTTATCTTTTGCCCAAGATAACCAGTCTTCAGTAGAAGGCTCAACATCAAATACCGTCCAGCGATCCAACTCGGCGGGATCCATTTCGCCAACCTGATATTGCGCACCATGATCACCACCATTAACAGCAGCAAAAATAAGAGTACCGGCATGTAGGCTATGGCCGTTCAATTTACGAGAATCTGTCAACTCAAAAATTCCTTGACGGACTTCGAGAGTAGCTCGATCAATCTCGTCGAGAAATAAGATAACAGGCTCGTCGCAAGCTCGTTTGTACCAGTCCGGTGGATTGAATGAAGTGCTGTTACCTTTAATAACAGGCAGCCCAACCAAATCACCCTCAGTCATCTGAGAGGCGCGCCTCTCTACCACAGGTAAGTCAATCTTTTTAGCATATTGGTAAACCACCGTAGACTTACCAATACCGTGACGACCACGAAGCAAAACAGGTTTACGAACATCAGTAACATGATGAACGATTGCGGAAAATGTCTTGAAATCAACTGCCATTGAAAATATCTCCTTTTAACGTGAGCAGTTCTTGTCAACCTCTACTGTATATAAATAGTATGCCACGGATTGCTCTCGATGTCAATACTTATTTTTAATAATTTTTATGAAAGTTCTACTATTTTTGCAAAGCCCAGCCTCTGAACAGAATCAAGCCCACATTGCGACAATTTAATTGCTAAAGGAAGATCAAGGTTCGGGTGTTTCGCCATGTTCTCAAGCTGATATCTAGGGTGGCTACCATAATAATAATTATTGTTTTTATTCGCGTCCATGGAAAATTTTCTTGGATCGTAGCGATCATCATAAATTTTGTTCAACAAATCAGACGGCGTAGCAGAGTTTTGGCGTTGATGGCGATACCAGTAACCGCCAAAAAAAGCCTGCGACATACGCCAGCCTGATCGTGACCACGCGCCGGGGTATTTTTCATACAATTCCCAATACTTTTCTGGTTCATTTATGAAGTGACCTTGTTGAATCATTGTAGTTTTGAGCGTATAACCTTTGTTACACTCGTCGGACCACAAATAGTCTCTTACTTGTTCGGTCAACCCATCATTCTGCGCAAGATAACAATGAGCGCGAGTGTAATGCCACTTTGCAATGGCCATCTGCACACTTCCTGGGAGCCAGCGATTCTTTGCAAGACCGATGATCTCATCGTTTCGCATCTTGTGAATATTATCTATTAATTGTCTAGACATTTTTGTTCCAATGTAATAATCAATCCTTGAAGAATTGACGTGATATGATGCTTGTTATAGCCCCAACAAGGGGCTGGTTCCACCCTAATATGAACAATCGCATCGGTAATGGCATCTCGGACATGCCGCAAAGTTATGGCACCATCTAATTTTTTATCAGGCGGTGGCTGATCCGGGTGTGTTTCAAACGGATTAATTTTCATTTTGTTGCCAAGAAGAATGAAAATCATTATATTCTTCTTTTCTTATAACACTCCATTCCTCGTGAGAGAGGGAGCGTCTTTCCTTCTCAAAGTCGCTGGCGCGCGGTCCTGGGTTGAGATTAAACCTGTCTTTCAGATGATTTGAAATCGTCTCCAGAAGAGAAGGAGGGCCCTCAACACTCCCGACAGGACCAACAAGCTCGTAAGCAGTGACTTGATCTGAGCTTAAATCAAGGTCTTCATTAAAGACTGGTTGCAAAATTTGATGAAGGCCGATGGCAGTTAAAGACTTTACCTCATTGAAAGATGGGGGGCCATAGTAGCGACCGGGCTCATCATCATAACCAAAAGAAGATACAACCCTCGCTGTTGCAAGAGCGCGCTCGCGGTTACGCCAATCCTTCGCTATGTTTGTATCCTTTAGGAGAAAATCTACATTTGGCCAATCAATCTTGGTCACCATAGCGACCCAGCCCTTGGACCAGGGACCGCCCTGGTCACTGCGTGAACCGGTGGGGACCTTCACAAGCGCGCCTGGGCCAAAACCAGCAGAGCTTGTCACCTGATGGAATTCATGGCGATACTCCTCTTGCCTCTTAGTGATGAGCTTCCGGTCTTCTTTTAGCAAAGCGCAGCCCCTTCGGTTATGTTTTGGTTCTTTGCAATAAGAGCAGACGCGGCTTTCGATCTGCCTTTTGCGCTCTTCTTGTTCTCTGTGCCAAGCGCGGCCGATGTACCCATCAGGGTTTTCAAGGGCAATTTTGCGCCTATCGGGACAGCCAAGGCGATTATGGCCAGGCTGGTAGCAATGGCCGCAGCGTACAGTTCCATTCCAACTCATTGAAAAAGTTCCTTTCTTTATTGTATTTATATAATATCAGATATAGCTCTGTAAGTCAATGAAATTATTCATTTATTTTTGATAAGTGGGAGAGCCATTTTGCCCTCACCCATTTCACTTCAGAAGTTGTAATAAATTTTACTTTGCATTTGTATTCATCTGTATGCCACGGTGTTCTCTCGGGATAACTTACGTTCTTGTTGATTGGCTCAGTTTCGATCACAATACCACGTGCACCTGGGTTTTGATATTTCACTTCTACCAAATCGCCTACATCAAATTTTTGTCTCATGCCATGATAATAGCACATCATTGGACAAAAATTAAACACTTTGAGGAGGCTTTTTAATTCGTCGTCACTCACTCACACCCTCTCTAAAGACCCACTAGAAAATAAACAAAGTCTTCCAGTTTCTTGGATATGAACCTCAACAAGATTTTCACCGAGGGCATCAGTATGGGAAGAAATACCCACAACAATTCCTATCTTGCCTTCCCAATCATAGATGCCAAGACCAAATGATGCACCGTGTCGAGATAGTGTCGGACGTAACTTAAGTGCCCTAACAAGAACGCCGGCGCGCATAGTGTACCAATTCCCCTTTTTCTATCGCATTGGAAAGTTTAAGTGCTTCAGCTTCAAATTCATTAACGAGGTGATATGCTGGATGGTTGCGTCGAGGGCTGCGCAAAACATATTTCCAGAAAATTATGCCTTCGCGCTTAAAACTTTTGATGAGAATACCAGTAGCATTGTGAGGTTCATAATATACCATATCACCTACTCTCATAGTGGTAGCACCCTGGGCAGGGCTCGAACCTGCGGCATTTTGATTAGAAGTCAAACGCTCTATCCAACTGAGCTACCAGGGCTAAACATTCTGTACTCAGGGCCGAGTGAATCGACTAACTCAAGAGTTTCCTCGAAATCGTCAAACCAATAGACACGCATCAAATGGTCACGCTCGGAGTGGTAACCCAACACCAAACCCATAATCCAGTCTGGTTCGGTGTCACAACCTTCGCACAAATTAAACTGAATTAGGTCGCCTCTTTTAAGACGCACTTATAACCTCCAAGTCACTGGAACAGTTGGCGACGCACTCTCCGTTTTCCCAAAATACGAAGAAATATCTTGTGTTTCTATCAAGGATGATGCCGCGCTGGCGTACATCGACGAGGCCAACAGTATCATAATTCACTGTGTGCCAAATTTCGTTTATTTCGTTCCATTTAACGAGATCGCCTATCTTCATTCTTTTTTTATCTTCTTTAACATATGAACGGGGAGATCAACTATTTTTGTTTTATCCGACCAAGACATGTGAACGCGCCACCAACCGTCCGGAATTTCTTGTACAAGAATAGCTTTTGTTGCAATTTTCTCGTTTCTAACAAAGTGAGATGCGCCAGCGACGATCCACACCAGATCGCCCGGCTTAAAAGCCCCAGTCATCATCCATCCAATCAAAGGCCGGCTGATCATAATCCCGTGAACTTCGATGAAGGTCGGCCCGGGACTTTTTTGAAACAATAAATTGCGAATCATGCTTACGCAAAAGACCATCGGCCATGGCTGGTAAATACGTCGGGTCGCCACCTTGAAAGATTCTTAGTTTTTCCCCACTTATAGTCGTTATAACAGGGTCTCCATTTTTTATTTCTCTTAGCTTTATTACTTCCTGGGCTGAAAGTTCTTTGTAAATGGTTTTTCCACCACTAGACAGCGGTACCCGAAATTTGCCAGATGCGTTTGACTTAATTATTACTCTTTCGTTTTTATACAAAAAAGAGATGTATTTAATTTTCGACAAGGGTCTTCCTCTTCGCTTTGATGTCAGACTCGTGAACATAAATCGGTGATGATGCGCCAGCAAGCAACAACTGATAAATTCTAGCTCCTTTGGCGGCGCGGGTTACAGGCTTCGCATCAACTCGCACGATGAAGCCGACCTTATCGCCGTCTTGAGACTTTGGTCCATACTTATTATAATTAGCTATGCCAATCTTATTTGTCTTACGGATCTGAACGCAGTCTCCCACCTGAAATTTCCGGCTTGAATCATATTCCTTTCGAATTTTCTTGGCATATTTGTTTTCGCAAAACGTATCCCACTCTTTCTTTGAGAGAGTGAACTTCTCAGGATTCGCGAGAATCTTCATAACATAATTCGAATAATAAGGAGGGTTCGCCTCATAATAATAAGCCACGCGTTTGGCTGTTGTTCTGTGGGCATCAGACCAATTTGCGTCCCACTTTTGACTTTCTAGAATAACCTCCTCAGAATATTTCTCTGAGATGGAATCCAACCAACTTTGTTGATTGTCAGATAAATAATGCCGAGACACAAGGAAAGTTTTAGCAGATTGCATAAAGTTATATTCTTTTTCCGAACAGTGATTTTTTGTTCTGTGAATTAATTCTTCAAGCTGAATAATATTCATGCGTTTACTTTTTTAACTTCCCACGCCATAAGCTCAAACTTCTTGTCTTCAGTAAGTACGGTTAAAAGTAAATTAGACTCGCCGCCCTCAAAAATAGAACTATTGATAACCGCCAACACCACACCGGGAAGGCCCGAGGGACAAACTACTAGATCTCCAACTTTTAGAGTCATAAGAAAACCTTTTTAATTTTATGTACTTATATATTACAACATTTTATTCTCATTGTCAACAAAATTTTCTTCTAATTCTTGACAATGTAGCCATATACCAGGATGTTTAACAAAGATCATAAAGGCCATGAACCCCATCACTTTAAGGCATTGACCATAGCATTTATATCTTTTAGAATATAACATCTTGTGTACCTTGAGTTTTTCAGCCTTCACAGTTCTTCTATTCTGTCAACAAATTTTTGATTTTCGTCCGGTACAAGGCCCGGAGAAGATCTTGTAACCTGCTCTGGAAGCAATTCTGCCCACTCTTGATTTATTGGAAAATATATCAAATATTTTCCAGTCGAACCTGTTTTTAAATAAATTCCTCGGCACTCTCGAACATTGAGGTCGAACAAATCGTAATCTACCAAAACCATGACATCTTCGCCTTTGGTTATCATTTGTCACTTTCCCGCAAAATGGCACCTGAGTAGAGTCGGTCTGCAACTACTTGGCAAATCTGCAATCTCTCCTCCTCAACATCCATACAATAGCTTTCATTTTGCTCAAGAACATCGCGTATATATATAAAAACTTTTTCATACACGTTTTGCGCCTGCGTAATCGTCTTTGAGTTTAAGTTATCCACTGTAAACCCGCTAACCGTTCTTAACCCATGGTCTGTCTCATGGGTGTCAGACCAGTGATATCCCTTTCCTTTTCTCACATTAGCCAATTCCACTCTCCAAATCATTAGCCATTAACAAAATGGCATTTGCTAAATCAAATGCCGAGTCTAAATCTAAATCTATCCGTGTTTCCCCAAAAATAATCATAACACGCTTTTTTTCTCTAAAAACCTCAACTAAGGTAACGTCGCCAGAGGGCGTACTAACATACACTTCTTCCCTGTCGAACAAGGTGCTCTTCCTTTCTAAATTTCACTAAGATATCAAATCATTCGTTGGTCGAGTCAACGAAAAAAGGTTCCAATATTTGTACTTTTTTATCTGGCCTTCCAAAATTCCGGACACCATCAAAACATTATAATAGTCATCAGGCAAAACCCCAACTATTCTCCCCTTCACATTTAGGGGACGACCAAAAGGATAATCTAAAATAAAAACTTCTTCATCTTTTTCATAATCTGCCATAACTTTATTCTATCACAAGCTATTCATATCTTTAACAGCTTTCAAATTTTTATAAAGTTTGGAAGAAGCACGATTAGTATATAAGATTTCAATATAGAAGCCCTCATCATCGCCTATGAGTCTGGAGTTTATTATAAATAATTTGTTTCGCCACACATTTCTTACAGAGTATAAGCCTAGTTTCACTGGGTAACAAGCCGCGGCATAGATCAGCTCGTCGATCACTGGATCTTTTTCTATCTCTTTGTATACAAACAATCCATATTTTTTATTCAGCATCCTAACAACTTGCTTATATTTGATGACACAGTTGTGCTCGTCGATGCCTTCAGGGCCCAGAATAAGCAGAGCTGTTGCAATTCGTTTTCTTGCGAAATTAACCTGAAGCTCTGGTTGCATACCTGCAATATCTTTAGTCCCAACAAAAACCCACTGCCCCCATGACAAAGAGCCCATGTAATACTTATATCCCTTCGGAACTTCCAGCACCTCGTACTCTTTGTCCCATTTTAAGTTAAGTGGTGTCGCGGTGGCAAAAGACACACAAAACATAAATAAGATGAGGAACATGGCACGGAGGTATTTAATCATTTTTTACAACAGTGAAGGCCCTAATTTTTTAAAACAATTAACTGTCATCCTTAACACCCTTGCCCAGCCAACGAGCATTACGACCGCGAATATCGTAATGAGTAAAAGTTGTGTATAAACCGATGCCGCCTGAATCCATGTGGCCGCTCTTTATTAAAGAAACAATTATGTCCTTTACCGTACTAGGCTGAAGTCCTGGAATTTTAATGTCGGCTGCCTTAGCAAGCAAATGTTGGCTGCGACGTGCGCCTTTGATTTTTGTGTTGTACTTTTTTGTTCTATAGCCGCTTATCACGATAATGGGCCTTTGAACATAGTTTCTCAAAACTTGAAGATTTTTTGCTAATTTTTTAACATTTTCTATTAAATAATCCGGCACTGGCGTCCCATCCCTACACATGAACTCCTTCAAATGAAAATTTTCTTCTAACTTCATTTGTCTCCGGCCTCCAGCAGCGGGCAGCTCTTAACTTGCCATTCCAGTTGTCGATTGCCGGTGCAGTCTTCAGAAGTCAAAAGCCAACAATATTTGTGTGGCGCGCCGGGGGCAAAACACTCGTCTGAGCAGACTTTTCCATGATGTGAAGAGTGTGGGTTATGGCACACCCAAACCTCGCTTAGAGGCTCGTTTAAGCCCTCGTGAGAGAGACCCTCTTCTGTAAACGGTTGACAACCAACCAAAATAAATGACAACACCAATAGATACTTCATTCAAATGAATCCTGAGTCGAATACGGGATCATATAAAATTTTCCTGACAAAGCGTCCAAGATCCCATCTATTAAATTTTCTATGGCCGCGGCAGAATTTAAATTTATTTGTACATCTTTTGCTTTTGAAAATTCTTTTCTCAAAACTCCTCTGGCCTCCTCTTTAAACTCTTTTTTTAGCATAACACAGCTTTAAAGCATCTTTTTCAAAAAATGCTTGTTCTTTCCTTTCTCTAAACCAACAAAATAATTTTTTGGGAAGACTGAACGGAGAGTCTTCTCCAGCAAATAGCGCGGTTTGCGGTACTTTTGGGCTGCTATCTGCGTAGCTGAGCCGATCCCATAACCCTTTACTATAATATACCATATAGCGCGGTTACATGCAAGTTTATTTTTTCCCTCAATTTTCACTTCTTTATTTTTGTATTTAATGGCACTTGGAAGTGAATCTTGTAGGGCTCTCAGCAATATTTCAATTTTGTCTTTATCATTAATCTCAATCACAACAACTCTCTTTCGTCTACTAAAGTATATGTAAAATTATTTCCCCAGCGCGCTGCTGCTTCGGTGCAAGTTTCCATAAAATGATAAAAATCCAAACTAGACTGAAAAACCTGACAACCGGCGGAAACTCCGTTTGTGTATTCGCGGTCATCGGGGCCCCACTGACGATGTATGTTGATGCCAAAGAATCCCGTCTCCACTAAGCCTTCGTAATCTGGGGACCTATCTCTATTATTATCTCTCCAAACTGAAACGGGCGCGCCACGTTGAACCAGTGCTCGATACTTGCGCCTACCGCCATGAGTGCCAATCCGATATGCTGAGCGGTATTGGTTCGGAACAAGTATAGCCGTGCCCTTATGTGCAACCGACGCCAAGGGGCGACGGAGGATATTTGGGCCAGGCTCCGTGGTTATAAAGTATATATCAACAATCCAATCACCCTCTTCTTTGTAAAAAACATTTAATTTATCATCAAAATGATCTGCTAAGCCCGAATCGTTCCTAACTCCAACAATGTTTAAATTAAAATCCCCATTTTTAAAAAAAGCATAACCCAAGTCATCAAAGGCGTCTTTATACAGCTCCTTCATCTCAAGAGCGTCTTCTCCCGTTAAAGTTATCATAATGGCAACTCCGATACTACTATCTCTCCATAATTAGAAACAGACGGCCTTGAATGCCATTTATATTCTTCAACAACTTGTCGGACCAATCGTGACATCACGGGAGAGTCACCGGTAATTATAGTGCAGGGTAGATCTACAAAATTTAAAAAAACCCTCACTTTTTCATCCACATCTGCGTGTTTTGTTCCATGTAAATCTAGAACCCTATCTTTTCTTTGCTTCTTTCTCATTCCCTTCGCTTCCTGAATTTTTATCAAACCAGTGTCAATATTTCTCCAGGCGCGACGCTTTGAAATTCTCCGCTCTCCGCCTGCCATAAAATAATACCAATATTTTTTTGTTTGTTTTAACAAAAGAGCCTGCTTTTTTAAAGAATCAACAACCAGCAAATCTCCCACTTTGATATTTTTTATTCGCATTTCTTAATCATCGGATATACCCATTTCACTGATACATAACCTAATGTATCACTTATCGCTGATTTTGTCAAATAGTTTTTTTTAAAATAACTTTCATATTTAGTGCCAGGGAGCATATGAATCAAAGCTAGGTGACAAGGAGAAGTAAGGCCTTTTTTTACTTCCTTCGAACCCAATAAGATTCCCCTCCAATCTTTGCCATAAAGAAGATGAAACACGAGATCACCGACGATCAATCCTTTGCTGTTCAATGTCTCGATCAACATACTCGTTTACAACCCCTAAAATAATTAAGGACAATAACCACAGAATTATCATAAAATTTAAAGTTTTATCATTAAAAAACATCAGATCCCTTAGCTAACACCAAAAATACAGCAAATATTAAAGCAATTATCTTATAAGCTAAATTTTCAACACAAAAATTCATAAGAAACCATCTTCGTAAGTTTTGACATTTTATAAGAACAAGAAGCAACAATATCAGCTCTATTCCTCAACTCTGCATCTAAAGCGCACTTCCTCAATAACAAAAAACATTTTTCACAATTTATATAAAACTCAAAAACCTTCAATAGATTTTCATATGCCGAGCCAACAATGGAATCAGACACATCTGAGAATGAAATGTTATTTTTGTTAACACAGAATTCCAACACCACATTGGAGGCCGCGGCGGTGCCCAGATGATCGTTAAATTTCATTGCAATAGAGAAATTTCTCAACTTTATTTGCCTTAAGCTGCAAAATTCCTCTGAGTAGTGCCCAAGCAAACCTTCACAAATGGCGTCAACAAAACCATGACCAAAAGCGGAGACCTCCTTTAAAGTGTCGTTCTCAAAAAACGTAAAAGTGGCACCTGTTGTTATTTCATCAGAGGATTCATATATAGATATGTTCTTTTTTTTTAAAATAATCTTCCCATCTTTTAAAATCTCCGAGGTCAAGGCATCTATATTCTGTCTCATGACATCGTGAATTAACATGGGCTCTATTCCACCCTTTCTAGACCTGGGCTTACTCTATAAATTCTATTTACATTTTTTACTTTTCTTATGTTTCTGAGAATTTGCGTTTTTACTTCCTCCGGTATCGAAAATTCCCCAGGGACCGAGGAGACATATTTAAGAGACATCCCTGCAACATAGTTTCGTTCCGATATATTCTCGTTCCCTTTGATCACTGATACAATCGTGACATTCGGTATAGACCGAATGTCAGTCGCTATATCATCCAAGCCTCTCTGTTGTTGGCCTGTGTCGATAGTGTAACCAATCATAAACAAAAATTTGTAAATCCCCCTTTGGCGGGAACGGCCTCGCTCTTCTTCGAGGTAATTGTTCCATTTTTTTTGAAAGTTCACTAAATTGCCCCCTTATTTATAAATAGTTAATAATAAATTTGAATGAACAGAATCATCAAAGATAAGCCGACACACGACATGGTTTTAAAAGTAAACATAGATTCACCTAACAAAAACCACGTCAACAGCGGAAAAACTATAAAACCAGTGCAAGACCCTATAAAGCGCGCAGTCCAAACTGACATAGTCTCTTCTGACACTAGCTTCCAAGCATACCAAAAAAGAATGCTAGTTGGGATGCCGAAGGTGAGAGCGGCAGTGATGGGCCTGTTCTCCCATCCAACATTTAATTTTTGGGTATTCAACTGGAACCACCCAAAAATTTGGCCGGCGAAAAATAATACTATACCGAAAGCGAGATTCACTTTAATGAGAGTCCATGCTTATGCTATAAGAAGATAACTCTCTTTTTAACATTCTAATACTTTGATAACATGATTTGAGAGACATAAGGCTAATTGGATCAGCTCGATATATATTTTCTTCTACCTGGTTATTCTCTTCAAATATAATTCTTAGTGTTGTTTCTGCGAGCTTTAAAGAAGACACAAGCTCGCATGTGATATTAATTGCATCTTGGTTATTAGCAACCACCACTGTAGAATTCAGAAGATCATTTAAAATTTTATAGCTTTTTTGCATACCTAAGTCAAGATTGCCAAACACAGACAAAGTTTCAGCCTTCTTAATCAGGAATTCTTCCTTATCCTCCGACACCTTTTCCGCCTTTTAATTCTCCAAGTGTTCTACTAGGTCGTTGTATCCGCCAAGAAAGATCGGATCCTTTTCTGGGGTAAACTTAAAAACCATCGGGACCGTGTTCCAATCATATTTGTTAACATACTCCATCAACAGGGCCCTGTTTTCTTCTAAATCTCGAAAATGAAATTCCAAAGATTTAGATTCAAGATACTCCTTTGCTTTCACACAATACGGGCAGCTGGTTCGACCCACAATATAAAAAATTTCCCGATCAACCATTTAACAACTCTTTGTCTTCTGTCTCTGCGGGTTCAGCATATTTTGTTTGCATATAAGACTTTAAAATACCACTCACATCCATCATGGAAACGTCAATACTATATAGTTTTTTCCTAAAATCATCAATAACATCTATTGATTCAGACAAGTTATTGTCTTCAAATTCATGTTTTTCCAGATCTCTTATGAATTCCTTTACGGCACCTACATTTGCAAGCGCAATTCTCCCAACTTCCTCCAATACTTCATCAAAATTTACAGTATAAGCTATTTTTACTTTCATGGTCCTCCTACAGACTTTAATATTATTGCCCCAATAATCCCCACAGTTGTAGTGAAGAGGGTCCAAATCATTCTACTGCTCGTACCTTTCCAAGACTCTAGGGCTCTAATTCGAGCATAAAGACCCTCGTCTGGATTGTACACTGCTTCTCTTATTTTGGATATGTCTTCCAAAATTTCTTCCTGCTTTTCCTTCACTGACTCCATACCGTTACAGAGTCTATCAAGCTGAGTCTTCATTTCAATCAAGTGAACGATCCCCTTATCTTCTATCATAACGTAACCTCCAAAGATAACCTATACTAAGTAGGTTCATATTCTATAATAGACACTTGGGTTGTCAATAAAACCTTTGTAACAGACACGGCGTTCTTTAAGCTAACCCTTGTCACCTTAAATGGATCAATAATTCCTGACTCGAACAAATTGCAATTTTCCAGCGTAAGAAAATTATATCCCTCCTCACTAGATAATATACTTTGTGTTTCCTCTTCAGATAAGCCAGAATTTTTAGCCATAATAACTATAGGATATTTCAAAGACTTCGACATAATACCAACAGCAACAGATTGTTCCTCAGTCAAGCCTAGTTCCGACGGGCCAAGCGAATCAAGTACATTACTACAAAATTTAAAACAATTGCCGCCACCCTCTACAATGCCTTCTTCCTGGGCGGATTTAACAGCTTCTAGAGCATCTTCTATTCGATGTTTTTTTTCCGTGACCTCAAGATCAGAATTTCCACCAACTTTTATGGTTGCGACACTACTCTGAAGCTGAACCAGCCTTTTTGTTAGATTTTCAGCCTCATTTGTAGTGGGTGCTGCTTTAACCAGAGAAGTCAAGTGATCTATTTTCGATAGTATTTCTTCTGTCTTGCCTTCTCCACCTATAATTACTGTATTTTTGTTCGTGCACCTTATACTTTTCGCGGATCCAAAATTGGCGAGAGTCGCTTGATTTATTTTATCGCCATTGGCGCGTTGAAAGAACTTCGAACCAACAGAAGTCGCTAAATCTTCCAAAACATCACGACGGTCGTGACCATAACCAGGAGCTTTGATTGCGGAGACTTTCATGGTGCCCCTGACAGAGTTCATTATCAGAGCCGCCAGCGCTTGACCCTCGATGTCTTCACAAACAAGTATAAACGGGCGCCCTTCACGGGCGACGATTTCAAGACTAGGCAAGATCTGATCAATTGTTTCTATCCGGGAATCAGTTACCAAAAACATTGGGTTTTCATAAAAAAGAGTTCTTTTTCTCTCATCCGTTATAAACGACGAAGAGACGTACCCAGCATCAAGGCGAAACCCCTCTAGCAAATCAAGCAATGTCTCAGATGTTCTACTTTCTTCTATCGTTACAGAGCCCTCATACCCAACCTTATCTACTGCAAGAGTTATTAAATCACCAATAGATTCATCATTATTAGATGAAACAGTCGCAATCCTTCTTATATCCTCTAAATCAGTAATCTGTCTAGACTTTTCCTGCGCCAAGTTCAACACATGCGAAGTAACAACATCAAGTCCCCTGGCTAGCTGTATGGGAGAAAGATTAGGATTTTCAAGCATTGCTTCATAAGAATTTTTTAACAAAGCATAAGCAAGAACAGTTGAAGTAGTCGTGCCGTCGCCAGCCTCAATGTTAGTCCTCTTCGACACTTGTTTTACAATAGTAGAGGCAGCGTCTTCGGTCGGGTCTTCCAAAGAAAAATGAGATGCCACAGTAACACCGTCTTTAGTTATAAATGGTGGGTGTTGAGAGGTTCTTATAAGGACATTGCGGCCGCGCGGGCCAAGCGTGGTGCCCACCGCATTCGAGAGTTTTTCCACCCCCGACAAGAGCTTAGAAAATAATGGTGCACCCTGATCAACTTTTTTCATACTGTTTTTTACCTTTTCTCAAGTATAGCACTAATATATAAAAAATTCAAGTATTTTCTTGCGATGAGCCTGATTGTAATTCTTCTGTTTTGGCAATGATTTCTTTAGATGAGGTTATTGCATCCTCGGCAAGAGCGTCATCCTGCATGCCGCCGGCGATATAAGAATAAGAATTATCCTGAACTGACTTAATGTTCACAAATATGTCAAATATGGCATCATTAAGTATGGACGTTATACGATTTAACATATTCTGGGTATTATTCACCCCCACCAGTATCTCCCCAAAAAGCGGTTCGGATTGATTATCGGGCAGCACCTTCTTGTCGGTCTTGAGATGAATCTCAGCTACAGTATTCTGATTTAAGTTAAATTGTTCTGTTGTCAAAAACCCGTAAGTCTGCTTTAGAGCCCTCTTCTTCTCATCGGGACCAAGCTCATTGTAGTGAGCTACAGAATCTTCTATGGAAGCAAAAACGCCAGGTTCACTCAACTTCTTCGATCTTCGATCATTTAAAACAGACTTTGAATAAGTGTTCATAACACTATTCTTTCCAGATGCGCCTCCGCCATTGTTAGCATTCGCTATGCGGCCGGTGATATTTTTAGCTAGTTTGATTACCCTTTTATCTTTGGGGTCATATTTTGGCTCACGGTGGCTGACATTGCCGTCTGGTAGTGTGACGGTGTCTGGATCCGGACTCACAGACTCTATTGCTGAAATGGTCTGCAATACAGTATTGTACACATTCTGGTATTGCTCCTTCCCTGCCTGTTTGCTCATTTTTGAATTTCCACGAGACTTGTATATTGGCTGAAGCTCCCAAGCCTCAAGTTCCTCACAAGCCCTGTCGTTACCATTTTTACATTTTGCCTTTAATTTTTCCATAGGTACCTTATTTGGATCATAATGCAAAAACAAGTCATCGTTAGTAGACCAATTTAAATTTTTGGTTATTAAATCTAGCGTCTCTTCATCAATCTGCAATTCTGGTGTATCAGCATATGTTGTTAGATTCATATCATTTATCTCCATTTTCAAGGCCTTGACAAACACCTTCTCCATCACCTCTGGAGAAGGTAACATTGAACCTGGAAGAGTTGCTTCAAAATCCTCTATTTCTCCTGATATGTAAGAAGATGGCAACCGGACACACTCTCTGGATTTTGAAGAAGACTTAGATATAATCTCGAATACGTTATCTAGCGTGAAATCAAACCGATACCACCGCAAAACCCCGTTTACATCTAGCCCCTCCTTTTTCTTGTGATCAAATTTTTTGGTGACTGCTAAGTATCTCATAAATGGACTATTAGAAAACTTTGGTTCAACCAGGTCAATAACCAAATCGGTAAAGCTGCCCCCTACATGAAGTTTTTTATCTTGATATAGCTTCAAACTAATTGGCACCTCACCTTGACTATCCGCGTCGATACGACTCACAAAATCAGCAATAGTGCCAGTATTGGCTGGCACCTGATACCCATTTGCGAGAACAGCCAAAAATGCTTCAAAGTTAAAGCCGGCTGAAGCTGCATTAAAATTCGAAATGACCTTCGTAAGTGTTTTGAAGAAAACCAAATAAGAAAGGGCCGTTGCAATTTTTGCAGCAGAAGAAGCCTGAGGCTTATCTTCAAACATCTGGGCCATGGCGGCATCGGGATCATCATAAAATTGAGATAAAGACTCAATTTTCTCCAAAAAATCATTACCCTTAATGTTCTTCAAAAACTGAATTAGCCTTTCCCTCTCTGGGCCAGGAACTTCTTCGACTCCTTCTCCTTCTATGTTTGTCCACCCGAGCTCTGACACTGCGATTTCTGGAATCGCTTGAAGTGTCAGTGTTGCGGACCCAGTTTCCTGAAACTCTCTGAGGAGCTTAACTCTCTCAACTTCGAGATTCATTTTTGCGGGATCAAGAGGTTCGTCTCTCAATACTTGCTCAACCACCCTTATTAAACTTTTAAGTGTAAAAATGTTGGATTTTTTTATAATGTTGTCTAGAATTGGTGTTTCCATTTATAATACCTCTTAATAATTAGACTATTACGTCAGCTATTCCATACTCAATTGCTTGTTCTGCAGATATATATATATCAATGTGCTTATTTAGCATTTTTAAAATCTTTTTCCTGGTCAGTTCTGTTTGTGCCTCCAAGCACTCAATGTAGCGATCTTGAATCCATTTAACTTCTTTTATCTCATTTTCGACGCTAACCAAAGAACCATGATAACCAGCCATGACATTGTGAAGCATAATTCTGCAATTTTTACCAATCTTTCTATGTCCCTTGGTTCCATTGGCCAAAATCAAAACCCCTGCTGACATTACCTTCCCTAAACCAATGGTGCTGATTTCGCACTTTGTTTTAACAACTCTCATTAAATCATATATGGCAAACATATCAACAACAGAGCCCCCATATGTTGAAACATACATGTCGATAGGCCTTAATGGCTTGGTTTCTTTTGGGTCAATGGCTGGCGGGGAGCAACCGGATGCCAAATAAATTAAAGTACCCAAAACCTCTTCTGACTTTTCTTCAGTTATGTCTCCGATGAGCCCAACTGACCGAGACGTCTGAGAATTTTCAGGAGTAGGCATGTTATTTATTATAACAATTTGGTTTTCATTTACCTCGGAGACAGAAGCCTCCTCCGGGGATTCCGGTTCCAGGGTTGGTTCCTTCGGTTTTTTTGGCATTTTTCCTCTTTTTTTTATATTTTAGCACAAAATTAGAAATTAATAAAGAAAACGCCGCGGTTGGCGGCGTTTTTTTGGAGTATTGCTTTAATAAAGAAATTTTTGTTTAACGTTGGATAGCTTGCTGTACCAAGCGCTTAGTCACTCTTTCTAAAACTTTTTTTGTCAGCTGTTCAACAGATTCTGCAACCATCTCATCCTCGGGGGCCTCACCTTCTTCTCCTCCAGGTGGCTCCATAGCGAACTCTTCACCTTCTTCACCTTCTTCACCTTCAGGTGGCTCCATAGCGAACTCTTCACCTTCAAGGTCTTCTTCACCCTCCTCTCCGCCAGAGGCGTCTATAATGCTTTGTAAAACCTCGACAGCAGTGCGAAGAGCGGCGACCTGTTCTTCGTCAACAGTGACATCCACATCTTCTTCCGCTTCTGCTTCGGCGGCTTCGGGATCGGCTTCGCCGGCTCCTTCATCATCCATGGCGACGGGCTCTTCGGCGGCAGGGTCTTCAGGCTCTGGTTCGGGGTCTACCTCGAAAAGACCTAAGTCCTCTTCTCCCATGGCGCCCAGGTCCTCCTCATATGGATCTAAACCCTCCTCTACTTCCTCGTTGGCGGGCCACTCTGATTCTTCCACGGTTTCATTAATAAAGCGGTTAGAATGGCTTGAATTACCTGCTAATTCCATAAACCTTCTAATCCTTGATTCTCCTAATAAAGCTTTCTTTGACATTTGTTTTACTCCTTTAACGCTAGACAAAATAATGGTCGTATAATAAGTAGTTTCTATTTTTCTAAAAGATTTAACAAATTTCCTCTATTTTTCAACTTCTTTAGAGCTGCTTTTTCAATTTGCGAAATCCTAACAAAACTAAGATTAAGTCTTTTACCTATTTCTTGTAAAGACATCCTCCCATTAACATAAATAGAAATTAAAGAACAATTATTGTCATCTTTATAAGAAATCCAGTGTTTACAATCAGTGCAGGGGCATGAAACGTCCTCTTCCATGCACTTTTTGGCACAACTAATTAATGGCTTGTCTTTCACAAATCACCATTCTCTTCCTCTAAAAGAGAGTAAAGTTGCTCTTTTTCCTCCTCGGACATGGAGTACTTCGCTACATTCTTGATCCCTTCAGAGTACGCATCCAAGCTAAGAGCGACACGACTTTTACTAAAACTACTGTCCAGTTCCATCACTTCTTTGAGGACGATTTCAAAAAAACTAGGATTATTAATATAAAATTCAACCAACCGACCAAGAAGCTTTTGTTGACTCAGGCCATCGTGGCGAAGTTTAATTTTAAAATCTACATATTCTTTCTCGCCAATATGAAAGGATATCGTTCTTTTCATCGTGGCCCTAAAATATGGGTATGACTCTCAGATTGTCCAGCAGAAGTTTGTATAACGAACTCGCACTTCTGCCTTAGCTCAAAAATAGTTCTAGCCCCACTATAAGATAACCCTGATTTCAAGTTTGATTCCAAGTCCTTTAAAATATTGATAACACTGCCCTTATAAGGTATCGTGGTTGAGATCCCTTCCAGGGAAGTAGCAAACCCCCTCCATTCTTCCTGAGCTTCTACGGACGCCATCCCTCTATAAACTTTATATTTTTCTCCTGTCTTTTTTTGAAATATTGTACCAGGAGACTCAGTTGTGCCAGCCAACATAGACCCAAGCATTACAAAATCTGACCCACTGGCCAAGGCTTTAACAGCATCTCCGGAAGATCTTATTCCCCCATCAGCAATAATAGCGGCAGGCTTAAAATCAACCCCTGTCTTTTCTTGTGTTCCTCTCGCTATGTGACATGCCATTATTGATTGTAATGTCGGAACACCATGGCCAGTTTGAGTCCTCGTTGAGCAAATAGACCCGCCACCTATGCCAACTCTCACCGCGTCCGCCCCCCAGTGAGACAAGTCTATATACCCTTCTGGCATTGCAACATTTCCTGCTATAATATAAACTTCGCTACCGAAAATATCCCTAAAAGATTTAATCGCCCTTTCCATGAGGGAGTGGTGGCCGTGGGCGATATCTAAGCACATAACCCTTGCTCCCGCATCCCAGATAGCAGTAGCCCTATCAATGTAATCTCCTGTGACACCTACCGCGGCGGCGGGGCGCTGGGATTCTTGCAAGACGTCTTGAACCATTTTTACTTGATCATCTATTGAACAATATCTGTGAATGATCCCTAAACCACCATGCTTGGACATAACAGCAGACATGGCCGGACCCGTGACCGTATCCATAGGACTGGACATGATTGGTAGCCTAAATTGGATATCTCTTAAATCCGAATATAGATCAATCTCTTTCCTGCTCTCGATGTTGCTATACTTCGGAACCATCAATAAATCATCGAAACTTAAAGTATATTTAAAAATATTTGTTGTTGCCATCTTAGTTAACACTATTCTATCTCCCCGAAGCAAGACGGACACGTCAATTTGATTTTTCCATTATTATTTTCCATGTGCCAATCATCAATCTTTTCTCCCTCAATGGTATTCGGAATTCGAAAACAACCAGTACACATAACTGACTTTTCAAAATTCTTCATTGTTTTTTTAAAATTCTTAACAAACTCCTTCTGTTTAACCCTTCTGAGTTTTCGTTCTAAGGACGCCACTATCAAACCCCCGTCGAGCCAAAGCCGCCGTCGCCGCGGGAAGATGGAGAATCATAAATTGCATCTTCAGTGATTATTTCCAACTCCGGGTAGGCGATCGGGATGCAGACGGCCTGGGCGATTTTAGACCCAGATTCAATAGTTTGTGGCTTATTCCCAACATTTTGTAAATTAATAAAAATTTCACCATCATAACCATGGTCAATGACGCATGCGCCGGTGACGAGCTGTCGCTTGCTAGCAATACCCGACTTGTTCATTATTTGAATCATGTGATTCTCGGGGACTTCCATCTTAATCCCTGTTTCAAGTACTATTGAAACCCCAGGAGGAATAGTGACTATCATCTCCTCCTCCGGACTAAAAAACATATCCATGCCCGCGTCTGTCCCGTGGGCCCTTACTGGGATTTTTGCATTTTCTCTAACTTTATAAACCTTAACTTTCATTTTTCCTCCCTTATGCTAACAGTTTAAACATTTTTCTAACGGACCTAGTGCTGAAGCCCCATTGCGGATCATAATTTAGGCGCGCCATGTATGGCCTGTTTACAAATATTAAATCCCTCTCCGGATTCACGCCCCAGCATCTTATATTATTTGCCTCATTGTTGCTATCTATAACATTCACAACATAGAAGGCCTTTCCATTTTTAGTTTTCTTTTTTTTGACTGATCTTGGTATAAACCAGCAAACTCCCAAATCTGAATCATACTCACTTATAGGTGGTATAAATTTTTCGGCCAACTTCTTTTGCATCTCTGAAGTAACAACCAAAGACATTGGAAACATCCCTGTCAATTCTACCAAATTAGATATTGTCTCTTCGTGTGAGAATTCGCCCTCTTCCTTATACATGTCGATATTCGCAATTAAATTCTTTTCTTTCCTTGGCCGGTCAACAGCCACAGAAAACCAAAAGTGTTTTCGCCCAAGAAATCTATCATCCATCAACGAGTCGAGGGCCCCTGAGCGCACCAATGCATCTATAGATTTCTTATTTAATTTGCTATAAGTTATGTTTTCATTAAATAAGAAATTTTCAATCGAAGAGAAGGGCCGGTTTGCCAATATCTGCTCTATTGCAGCTTCGCCTAAACCCTTAATCGAAGTTAGAGGTTGGACTAATCTCTTTTCATCGCTCCCTGTTACAGCCCAAGTTGCTCCCGAATTATTTATATCAACCTTTTCAATAGCAAAGCCTTGTGACTTGGCTAGATTAATAGCGCGCTCTTTCCGTGTATCCGGCTCTTTGTCTAAGAACGCAGCAGTCCACTGTGCAGGATAATAGTTCAGAAGCCACGCGCACTGAAAAGACAAAACACAATAAGAAACTGCGTGAGATTTATTAAACCCGTAGCCGGAAAAATATTCAAATTTCTCCCAGAGTTCGCGCGCTTGCCATTTAGGCATGCCCTTCTCAATACACCCTTCACGAAATTTAAGCCAAATTGAATCTTTTTGCTCCTGAACTTCACCGGTGCCCTTCTTTGTTAAAAGTTTTCTAAGTTTATTACCCTCATCAAGAGACAGATCTTTGCCCAACTTGTGAGCCAACATGGCAATCTGTTCTTGAAAGATTAAAAACCCATAAGTTTCCTCTGTGACTTCTTTAAAAATATTATTGGTATAGTTAATTTCAGAAGGATTTTGCTTAGCACCAATAAACATCTTGTCTACGCCGGCTGATAAAGGGCCTGGCCTATAAATTGAAGTAATGGCTGCTAAATCTGTTATATTGTCGGGCTTCACTTGCTTGCAAAAACTTTGAGCCCCAACTTCAGTAAACTGAAAAATGCCCGTCCACTTTCCTTTGTGAAAAACATTCTTCCAAACTTGTGAATCACCCAGGTCCAAAACCCCGGGGTTTAAGTGCTTATCATAAAAGTCCTTAACCTGCTCAAAAGACGGATTTTGAATTCCTTTTTCTTTTTCCAGAATAAGTTTAATACATACTTCCATCATACGCAAAGACGCAAGGCCCAAAATATCAAACTTTATAAATCCCATAGGTTCCAAGTGCCTAACGTTTTGACCCTCGGACCAAGGTGTTTGTCGAACACCTCCGGAATTAATCAGCGGCATCCATCTATCGAGATTCTCCCCCACAACAACACCACCAGCATGGCGTGAAGCGGAACGGACTTGACCGTATAACTTGCTGATGTGTGTCTTTATGTGCGGGTATTTTTTTAAGAATGCTTGCAAGGTCTCGGAGTACTCCATCAGTTCTTCGAAAGAAGGAACATAGACGCCAGCCGTTATCCCTTTCGCTTTCTTTGCTAAAGGGGTAGCCTCATAAACCATCTTGCTGGTAACATTATTAACTTCTAGAAACTCAATACCATAAAACTTAGATACATCCTTTATAAGAGATCTGAGCTGTAAGGTGTTCCAGTTTGTAATTGGGACAACCGTATCGTCACCCCATTCCTCTATAAGCCTCTCTTTCAAAAGCATTGGTTCCGACACATCATAGTCTATATCTGGATAACCAGAACCACCAGATGTCAAGAACCTCTCAAATTGCAAGTCGTATTTTATTGGATCAATTTGTGTGATATCCAAAACATAAGACACTAAAGCGCCGGCGGCGGAGCCGCGGCCAGGACCAACCAGCTGTGTAGACAGGGCACGGTCGGAGATAGATTTCATCGTTAAAAAGTATTTGCTAAAGCCTCGGGAGCCTATTACTGATAGTTCTCTTTTTATTCTCCTTACGTATTCCTTATTGTTGTGAAGGTTTTTGTCTCTAAGGCCGTGAGTACACAAAACCGCTAAAGCTTGGTCGGGCGTTGATCCCTCCGGAACGACAAAATCTGGCAACCTCACCGTGTTATCCGGCAAAAAAGATTCTATACGCTCATGAGCAATTTCATAAGTTCTGGTAATTGAATTTTTCACCGTCTCATCATCATACTTAATCCCCAATTCCGAAGAATATTTGAGATAGGAATCCCACATTTGGTCTCCGTTCTTTGGGTATAACTCATAGCCAACCTCTTCAACAGTAATAGGCAGCTCCTCAGACATATAATCTGGCTTGCCTCGGCCGAGCCACCCAAGTCTTTTATACAATTCTCGATCCTTCCACACAGTAGGGTCGTAATAGTGAGAATCTGCAGTTGATATGAGCTCAATGCCAAACTCCGTACTCATCTGAATAATATACTGGTTCAAGACGTGTTGCTCAGGTACGCTGTTCCACTGTAATTCTCCATACCACCTATCCCCGAAGATAGAGATCATCTTTTGCGTAGTTTCACGCATAGCATGTAAAACGGCATCTTCTCCGTCCTCGCGGTGCTCCCAATAGTTGCCAGCATAGATGCCGCCCAAGCATGCTGAGGCTGCGATGACTCCCTTGTTGTGCTTTTTAAGCAAAGAATAATCCATCCTGGGATATCTATAAAAATTATCGCCGGAATAAGATTTCGAAATCATCTTAAAGATATTTTGTAGCCCCTCTTGATTCATCGCCAGTAAAATTAAATGTCTTCGTCGGTTTAAAGAAGATTTTATTTTCTTTTTGGAAGCCTCATTCTCAATCGTCGTACCGGAGGACCGGTCCTCATACTCAGATTTTTTTTTGGCTGCGGCCTTGACTTCTTCGTACTCTTTTTTCCAGTTTGCAACTGAAGGCACGAAATAAGCCTCACAGCCAAAAATTGGTTTAAAATCTTTACCTTGAATTTTCATTTTTTTAGCATGCAAGACTTGATACGCCAAGCCATTAGCATTACCATGATCAGTCAAAGCAAGGGCATCCATGCCATTACTATATGCGTAATCCATATGCTCTTGTGGGTACCCCAAAGCATCAAAAGGTGAGCCGGCCACTGAATGTGCGTGCAGGCCGACAAAGGGTATAGAACTATCACTCAAAATTTTACTCCACTACTTTTTAAATTAAAAAAAACATCTCTACTATAATTCAACTCAAGTCTCTCATTCTTTATATATTCTACATAATTTTCCCACGAATTGCAAGAAAAATAATCATTCACCTCTATTTTTTTATACTCGCGGGGACGCGGGATGTTCTTAAATTGTAGCCCAGGAGTTTTAAAATACTTATTATCTTTTTTTAAAGAAATAATTGTTTGTTTTATATAATCCGACTTAAGACAAGCACCTAAATACAAATTATCAAATATGTCACCTTCACGATAGGTAATAAGGTAATTATCATCCTCTAGCAAATTCAAGCGATGATATTTTATTGTTTCGATATCGTATAAACCATAGCAAAAAGAAATATAATATTTTTTAGGAACAAGCCATCTAGATAACTTATTGGAAAAATGATACACAGCCAGGACGGTATTCATGAAATCCCACGCTACACCACTTCTTCTCAACTTATCTTTGGGGTGCACACAATAATAATATAAAGGTATCATGACCCTATTATCTCTTGGAAATTTTGTGTAATTAGATTTATTTAAATTCACGGGATCTCGAACAAAATCCCCCAACCTCTCTCTAACAAGAGGCTGCATCAATTCATCACAGCAAATCCAAATAGAGCTGCAGCCGGCGAATGCACACTCCAAGACAGAACCTTCAATAGAAGTTAAATTCTCGCTAATTCTTTGTAACGACGGATGCCACGGAAAATTATTTTCCAGATTATAGACCGAAGTAATAACAACACCAACAGGTTTACTCTTCATCAAAGAACCTCACCTTTTCCGTATCCTCGTATAACGAAACCCCCCTTTTAAAGATATCTCTTCTATAACAATTCAAATCTAAATTTAAATGTATCTGATTTCCTGAATTATCAAATCCATTCTTGCGTCCTAGGTGCCCCAAATCAACCAACCTATTTATGAGCTTAAATTTGGCATAAGTATCGGAATATTCTAAAGAATTGAGCTGCTCTTGTGTCAAAAAAGATTTAGATATGCAAACCTTATTAAGTCCTGGTACGTCAAACCAGATCTTCTTCATAAAAGGTTCATCAGCATTCATCTCCGCAGTTGGCAGAAAATCTATAGAATCTAGCGTAAACCAATCATAAACTAAAAAATTCTTTTTTTCACCAATATAAGAAGAACACTTAACCACCAGATTTTCTGTATCTGTCACCAAGCATTCTTCGAAGTGCACATCAAACACCTTGTTGTTTTTTAATAAAATTGCGGCATGGTCCTCGTTTAAAGTAATGCTCCTAACCTTATTAAAAAATAATGCTTTACCGCTAATGTTAAGGTCAAAAACCAATTTATTAAATTCCTCATGCTCTTTTTCCATAAAAAAAGGAGATGCCACGACGGTAGATACAATAAAAGAATCATCTCTTTTATTGACCTCTCTCAGGGCTCTTATACTGAAGCCAATAAATAGTTGTTTTACAAACAAATACCAAGATTCCAGTCATATAGAATCTCGCGGCGTCGGACGAGGGCGTAACCGTGATAAGGCAATGAGGGAAAATGTATCATTGCGCCGGCATCATCCCCCTCTTCTTCTTCTTCTTCTTGGCGGTTGTTGATACAGGCAGCCTCTTCAATGGCTTCCGTAATTGTATCTGTGATCTGCTGAGCATGCTGAATGCCAAAACCAGCCAATCCGTCAGAGTGCACCGCGCCGAAATCGATGAGTGGTTGATAGCTCCAGCTATTTTGAGGATTACCAATTATAAATACCATTCCATTCGCATGAGCCATGGCGCTAGCTGCAGCATGATTGTTAAACTCGGCGCCTTGCGCTTGCTCATCCCCAATGACAATAACTATGCGATGAGTGTATTCGCGGAGATCGACCTCCCACGCATCTTCGATACCCTGAATTTGTGCCGCTGGGCGGTTAGTGCTCCATAGAATGTTATCGTCGATGCCATCGTGATCCCAGTCAATTCTATCATCGGTAAAGAATTTTCCAATTGCATCTAATGTGTTCTCGGTCGAGCCCCCCTGGTTGATTGTGCCTGCTCGCAGATTTAGTCTCAAAGTATTGACAGCATTAGCCATATCTTCAATGGGCACTACTGGTGGATCTTCTACGCCGGGGACGCAAGTGTCCCCAGGGTAGAACAAGTAAGGATCTGGCATCTCATCGTTGCCAACCACGGCTAACATATAACACACATCCACTACACCATCATTGAATAACCTTTGTACTGAATTTCGGGTAGCATCGAATGCGATACCTAGCTCTCCCTGGTCCATGGATCCAGAGACATCCACCACCATCATAACTGCTACGCTGCCCTGTAAGAAATCTTCGTCTGCTAGGCCATCACAATCATCATCTTCTTCATTGCATCTCTCTACACCGGGGCGAATTTCTTGCTGACAGTCAAAATACCCATACTGCATTACGCCTTGAGCATCGCGGCGGGATTCGCAAAATGCGGCACCAAGGCGGCATTCGCCAGCAACATATTGGGGGCCATCTTCGCGTTGTGCATATGTTAATACCTCGTTTGTAAGTAAATCTGTGGAGCATAACATTGACAACGGGCCGCCATCCGGGCCTTCATCAATGAAACCATCACAATCTTCATCCGCGCCGTTGCACCTCTCTGGCTGAGGGACGTAATCTGGATGATCACAAGCACAGACCTCGTCAGCGAAGTCTTCGTCTATATTTCCATCACAATCGTTGTCCATGAAATCACACAATTCACGCGGGAGGGCTCCGCATTCGCCACAAGCATTCAGTAGTCCCTCATCAATCTCGCCGTCGCAATTGTTATCAACCCCATCACACACTTCGATAGGATCTTCTCCGCATTCTCCACAAACATTCAACAACCCCTCGTCGATGTTGCCGTCGCAGTCTTCGTCAAAATGACCGCCATCACAGACTTCGACCGGGTCCGGGCCGCACTCACTACAGACGTTTAAAACCCCTTCGTCAGTTTGGCCATCGCAGTCATTGTCCCGCCCATCACACTCCTCAGCTGAAGGCAATATTTGCTGCTCACACGAGCCGTATTCATAATAAGTTTCAAGCCCGGCGTCGGTGGTCACGGATACTTCTCGACATACTGATATCCCAGACATACAGGTTCCCTCTTTCGAAGACCCAGGAGGCCCGGTATAACAGCTCACAAATAATATGGGGTTTTGAGGCTCAGCGAAGTTATCTGCTAAATTTTGATGGGACTCATTTATTTGTCCGTCACAGTCGTTATCTAATTCATCGCAAACCTCGGTTCTAGGAAAGTTAACAGGGTTACACTGAGACCAACTCGTTACAAAGCAGGTTTTTTCTCCAACAGCACAGGGACCCAAAAGGCCAGGGAGTTGACACTCTTCTCTCAGACCCAATCGTTCACAAATTTGTGGTGGGGAGGCATCGAGCTGAGCATCGGGTGGGGATGCGTCCCATTGATACACCACTCTAGAATCTTGCGAAATTGTGCCGGCGGTGGAATCATCAACAATGGAATCGCGAGTGGTGATGAGGCGGGGTGGTGCATCCTGTTGCGCATCAACTAACAGGGGCGAAGAGGTGTTGTCAGAGCACGCCGTGGTGAGGGCCCAAACAGCGCATAAGGCTATTTTTATTTTATGTTTCATTTAAAACTCCTTTAATTTCTTTGTAGGCGCCAACAGAGACAGGAAAATATTCTTGTACAATGTCAAGGCACGCTTTAGCCACCTGTTGGATCTCCCATTGGGCACCGGGATGAAGTCTTAACATCACAAACTTCATAAGGTTATGAAGACTAACCGTGCCATAATACTGAGTGTACATGTTTTGCGGAAGTACGCCCCTGGCTTGTTCTCGGCAGACACCATGACGCAGCAAACTATTATAAAGTGAGACACATTGTGTGTGATGTTGTTTGACGGCATCACAAGCTTTATCGTAACCATTAATTAGTCCTGATAAAGTCGGGTTAACCAACTCTGGATTGCTAGCTTGTCTGTTAGAGAGGTGTTGGGTCCTAAAAAACTTTGGTTCATAAAACTGCAGATTTAGACTTGTATATCTTCTACTTATCTCATTATAAGCCCAAGTTCGGTGACGATGATGCTGGGATCTTACATAAAGAGGTACCGTGAAGCGTAATGTAACAGAGCAGTGCTCAAAAGGACTTGTGTGATCGTTGGAAATCAAATATTTTATTAACTTAATATCGCTTTCATCTAGTTCTGTCTTTTCTACAGCGAAAGAAACACGAGCAGCGTTAACAACAGAGAGGTCGTCTCCCATGTGTGCAACATACTCAACTGCACCGATATTGTCTTCAAATAAATCAATCCTCATCCAACCCCCGTAAAATGCCAAGAATATAGTTTTCTAAAATTGCATGATATTTTTTATCACTTACTACAAATTCCTCAATCATGTTTTTATCAACTACAATCATACCTCCATCGATCTGATATCCCGTACGTAATTTTTTAAGATCCGAAGCGCAATCTGAGGCAACATTCAGAACTGTAGCCGTGATGTATCTTTCTTCTTGAGGTTTATAATCCTCGGGAAGCAAGACCGCAGTGTCTGTCTTTGATGGATAATGGGGTATAATCGTCACATATCTGTTAACAGGTTTCAAATTTTTTGAAAATTTAAACACCGGTCAAGCCCCCTTGCTTTTTTAAGTTGTTAAAGAAGTCAGTCAACTGATCCATATCAGTGTCCGACTTCAGCAGCCGATAGGCCTTAACAGCCAGCCTCATCTCTTCTTTTGAAAGCCACCCATTTTCATGATAGCTTTCTCTCAAGTCTCTTTTCTGATCCTTGAAGGGCTCCATGGCTGTTTCAATCGCTGCGACAGACCTTATGTAGCCCCTAATTCTTTCCTCTGTGGTTATCTCTTTTTCTTCACTCATATTGAGCTCCTTTCTATTTTAGAATAACAAAAATTCTTCCAATTGTCAAATACTTTATACATGTTTTATTTCACATAAGCCGCCGCTACAAGCAATTTCACCGGATAAATCCGTGTTATCTTCATTTTCAATGATCTTCGTGAGATCAATTTCCTTTAGCAACTGCACGCCAACATCATAAGTTTCCTTTGAGCAAGTTTCAAACGGAGCTTGTGTATACGTTCCCCCGTCATAAGGAAGAACCGACAAGCCATTATAATAATTTCTATTATCCCACATCCACTCGCCGACGTCGGCCCACTCTGCATCCTTTATGGAAACAGTCGCAGACACATTGTGTGTATTTTGCCCCTTTTGAAACCCAGGCAGCACCCAGCCCTCAGTGACGGCCTTAACTCTCTTCAATAATTGCAAAGCAGACTCAGATCTCAAAGTAGCCCCAGAAGGAGCAGATTGAGGGACTGTGATAACTGATGTTGTGTGTGGACTAAAGTACTCATCCTCTATCAACTCTGGGTGTTTAGCGTTTAAAAATTGATAAATTGTTTCGTTTTTATTAACGCGGAGGCGCCTAACATAATACTCATCATGCCAAGCATGAATCCCTGAAGACGTCCCCAGAACCAAAGAAGTGGTGCCGGCAGGCTTTACGCACGTTGTTCGAGCGGCAAAGCGAATACCAATCTGGCTAGCAACTCTCCTATTTTCTTTTTTGACTTCCAAAGCTGCAGAAACGAGGTCGAGATCCAGAACCTTACCGGAAGCAATACCAGTCATAGACACACCTATGAGGGCGTCTTTCTCTGTTGTAGTTTTCCAAATGTCTCTCAAATAGTGAAAGTCAGTATAACTAGCCTGTAAGGTTCCTATAAATGCGGCTGCGCGGCAACGGTCTTCAAGATCTTCCTGGCTTTCTATGTTTGATACATTAACCTCTGTAAGATTACAAAATTGATTTGGCCTTAAACCAATTTCACAACATGGGTTTGTGCCCCAATCTTTATCATTCGAAAAATAAAACCCCGGTTCGCCAGCGCCGGAGGCGCGTACCCTATCCCACAGCGACATGAAATACTCTTTATCTATTTTATGCCTCAACAAAACTACAGAGTTGTTGGCTCGGCCTCGCTGAGGGTTGGTTTCCCACCAATTGCCGGTTTTGGCCGAAATCATTTCTTGATCATCCGCAGAGAACAAAGATATCAATGCCGCGCGGCGAATTCCGCCCGCTAGAACAGCATCCGCGACATGACACATCATATCATGAACCTCTATTGGCTGCAACTTATCTCCGTTTTCCTTTTCAGAAAGAATTCCTTCTAATTTTACCAAACATTCTCGCAACGGCTGAGGGCCGGGGGCCTTGCCGCCAGAAGTTACTAGGCGGGCGCCTTTTGGGCGAACATCAGAGTAATCAAATCGCAGCCTTGGTCCTCCGGTAAAGTAACTTCTAACTAAAGCTTTAACCGCGTCGGACCAGCCTTCTATAGAGTCGCCAACCAAGAATCTGCGTGTTCTTTTAGAGCTTGGAGAGTGTATTTCTGGCAACTTGTTTGTGTGGTGGGCCTGGACGCTATAACCCACCCCTGTTCCACCCAATAACAAAAACATTGCTTCACCAAAAGCACGCCAATCATCCACAGGCATATAGGCGCAATTAAAAATCCTGTTTGGCGCAACTTCTATAGGCTTTCCGCCGAATTGCATAGACCTCATGGAAGGCAAAACTTTCTTTTCGTAAACAAGCTTATAAGCCTTATGTATCTGTAACTCAAGTTGAGGAAATTTCTTAAGGTGCATATTAAGGTTCCTGGTTACAAGCTCCTGCCATGTTTCCCTTCTATTCTTCTCTTCTAAAAATCTAGCATACTTCATATAAACTGTTATATCAGACAATATCTTGTTTTCTACATTCATCCCTTTGATTCCTCCTTGTGTTCTTTGTAAAGGTCTTTTATTCTTTTTATCTTATCTCGTGCGCGCTGTCTTATATCCTGCTCTTGCTCCTCGCCCGTAAAAGGCTGGAGGACTTTTATTTTAACATTGCTGGTATCCATAAACACAGGATACACCAGTCCATCGGGCCCGTTTCGATTTTTTGCAATGAACAACCGGCCACCATTCGTACTTTTATCCTCTATTGTTCTAGACAAAGAAAATATGAAATCAGCAACAAAGCATTTGTTAAATGCTTCGGAGATGGATTCCATTGTAATGACTTCAGCATTCAAACCAGATCGGTTTGTTTGAGAGGCCGTCCAAACAGGACACTCATAAATTTGGGATATCCCACGGAGCTCTTCATAAATAGTTTCTAACTGATGTCTCTTTTCTTCTTTTTTATAAGAAACAGGTTTTATTAGGTCCCCATAATCTACTATTATGACACCTGGGGAAATGCCTCGATTTTTCAACTTCTCCAGGTGCGATTTTAATGTCTGTATTGTCGCTGATCTTGTGGGATACTCTTTAACTATTAGGCGTCCCGGGATTTCTTTTATTTCTTCGTATATCTTCTCCTTTAGGGGTATTAAATCTTTAAGGTGAACGCCCGTGATGCAGCTATCATACCTAGAGGCAACAACGGTATCAGACAACTCTAAAGTATAATGCACAACAGTTTTTCCACTCAACAAAGCTTGAGCGCCTAGATGCGTTAAAACCATGGATTTGCCGGCGCCAGTTGGGGCAATGACAACACCTAATTCTCCTCTCCCTAGGCCCCCCTTAAGCAGAGGATCAATGCGCGCCCAACCCGTAGAAACGGGATTCCTTGAAACCAGCTGGAACCTGGCTTCAAAATCTGTTATATAATCGTACCCAAAATCATTTGACGTGCCTAAGTTAATGGCATCATTGATAACAGAAGCCACTTCGTCGAAAGAGGAGTTCTTTATCAGGTCCACTGATTTTATTAAAGCTTCTTTTAGTTTTTGTTTTTTACAGAAATCTAGTGATGTTCGCTTAATATAATCAGAATCATTTATTTCCCCGGAAGCAAGAACGCCAGCATAGTAATCTCTCAGTCTGATTTTAATGGACTCAGGCTCGGACTCTAGCTCTGTCCTCAAGACCGACTTCATGATTGAAGTAGACGGGTGGACCGAATATCTTTCCCGATAGTTCAAGATCCTTCTTATAAATACCTGTAAATATCTTAATTCAAGAAAGTTTATATCCAGAACCTCAAAAATCTGATCGGCAAATGATCGATCGACTAATATTAGGTGACACAAATTTTCTTGAAAAGACTTCCCAAATTTAGAAAAATCAATATGACCTTCTGACATTTATGCTGTTTCTTTCTTTCTGCTCAGAGAAATAATATTATTACAACAAATAAACAAATCGTTTAAGCCAACCTCCCCAAACCCTTCTTCTATCATCAATTTTCTCAACTCAGTTTTGTTGAAGTGGGGGCGCCAATTCTCTACTGTCTCTTTTATTTCCTCTCTAACAATAGCAGAAATCAAAGGATTTATCAATTGCATAATTTTAAAATTCAATTGAATTTTGTCCTTCGAGTCTAAAATCTTTTGATATGTGCTAGAGCTGCTAGAGTTTTCTTGACAGTGAGTTATCACATCCTCCAAAAGCAGGCCGCGGTCTTCTGCGAGGTGAGGAAACCTTTTGCTCACAGTGGTCAAACCAACCCCCCTAACTCCTTCTAGATTATCGCTTTTGTCCCCAACAATTGATCGCGCGATGCAAAAATTACTCGGATGAATCCCGTATTTTTCCACAACTCTTTTAACATTCAAAACTTCAGATTGGGTCGGCCGAAATAAGACGGTCTTTTCATCAAGGACTTGAATAAAATCTTTGTCACTAGAGACTATAACTTTTTGCCATTCCTCAAAATAAGACAGAGACTTAACATAAGAAATGATGTCATCAGCTTCAATAGCCTCTTTCATAAATTGGAAGACAGGCACCTGATTGAGCATCTCTATTAGTTTAGTTTGTTGCCAAATCCTATTTTCAAGCTCTTGTGCGGGACTCAGCTTTTCAGAAGTCCTGTTTAACCTTCTTGGGGGTTTTCTACCCGCCTTGTAATTCTTGTTGTAAGATTTTCTTTTTTGCGACCCGCCGACACCATCCCAAACAATGCAAACAGCATCCGGTTTGATCTCCCTTGTTAATTTATTAAGGATCTTTAGAAAACCTTTGCAGCCACCAATGTGATGACCATTAGAAGATAAACTTGGATCAACAATGTACGACCTTATAAATTGATTTTGTGCATCAATTATCATTAACCTCTTCATAATAGTTTGAAGCCTTTCCCTCTCTGTTGCTGAATTTTTTAATTACGTCTTCATCCATTATTTCCAATACACGGGCCTCAAAAGTCGGATCCTCCAAATTCTCCAGCCAATTTTTTCTTTGAAATTTCTTTTCTGTTTTATCATTAAAAACCAAAGTAAACCACGCGCCAGATTGCTTAAGACTGCTTGACATCTGTATGGCATCAAACCAACTTTCCCGGTCTTGAATGCCGATTTCGTCATCACCCCACAAAATCTTAAAATTACAAGCTCTCCCTTGAGTTCCAAATCTAGACTTTTCAAGTTTAACTTTTACCTCAGACCCAACCCTGAACCCATTCTTGTCAACAACATAAGAAGCCTTTGCTTTTCGGCCGGTGAGCCATATTCTCAAGGAATAAGCATAGTGCATAGCTTTGCCACCCGGTGTTATCCAAGGTGTCACCATGGCTTCGGAGGGCATTCTTGTTATATTTGTTTTCAGCTGGTTCAAAACCAAAAAAGTTGCTTGTTTTAAAGCTATGGGCTGAGTTATTTTACTCATGCCTTTGGATAATATTCGTGGTTTCATGGCCATTGACGACTGGGGGTTGAAATCTCCCTCTAAATCAGAAATAGATGGCGTTAGCGCCAGAGAGTCCCAAATGAATAACCACTTATTGTCTGTTGCTAATAAGTTCTCTATAGTTTCTAAAACAAATTCTACATTTTGGGCTGGTATATATATCAACCTGTCTAAGTCGCACCCAGCTCTCTCCATAAATCCCGGGTCCATTGCAGATTCAGAGTCAAAATATACAACATCAATGCCCATCTTCTGGGCATTCGCTGCAATCTGTGTGGCCATGTATGACTTGCCAGTAGACTCAAGGCCTGCAATTTCTGTAATTTTACCAACAGGGATTCCCGCAAGGGATCCTTTGCAGATAATAGAATCCAACCAATGAGACCCAGTTGGGATCCACTCTTTCACCTCTGTCGGGTTTTCCTCTTTAAGGCTGTGGGCTATTGTACGGCCCGCCCCCTTATTGAGGGCGGCGCGCACTTGATTTAAGTCTAGAGTACCCTCTGATAAGGATTTTCTAGACATGTCAGCTTCCTAAAAGTTCGTCGAAGGCAGCTTCAACAGAATTCTCTGTTGTCGGAGCATTATTGTACTTGTCCGTCTCTATCTTTCCTTCTCCTTCGTTTAAGAAAGTTTCTAAAATTGAAGAAACTTCTTCCGTAGTTTTTCGTTCAAACAATTGTTCAAAATCGGGAACACTCTCCAGCAATTCGGCACATTTATCATCACCGCCAATGGCGTCATCACAAAGAACAGATTTGCGAGGACGGGGACGAATATCTGTCGTAGGGTAAGATGCACCAGAGTTCTTCTCATATAGTACCTTAAGGTCGTTTCCCTCATCAGCGTCAGTGATATCCCCGTAATCCGGATCCAAAACAATATTTAAGAGTTTTTGATATGCCATTTTTCCATATCCCCAGACTTTAACACCCTCCGCTTCATTCCCTCTAACCAAAATCGGAGAGAAAAATCTCTGCTTCGCAAACAAAGACTTGGCCATGCGCCGACTATCTTCCGACGAGTCGGACCATAGCTTATTTGCGAAATCGCAAACGGGACATGAGTCTCCAAAATTCCTCTTTGGGCACAAAAACCCAGATGTCCCCACGTTATAGTGAAAAAACTTTTCTTTAAAAGGATCCCCATCTGAGGTTGGAATTATTCTTACGTTGTTTTCCCCTTCTTCAGGTCTCCAAAAGTCCTTGTTCTTTCTGTCAGCACCGTTTAACCGATCCAACTTTTGTTTCATTTTATCTAAATTTAAAGCCATTTTATTACCTCCTAGTATGTGTTTGTTGCTTTAACTACCAAATCGCAAATTTTCAATTTGGCGATTCAAATTCCAACTCCTGTATGAGAGTTGAACTCTTTAATACAATACCAAAATTTGTGTCGCCTGTCAACTCATAAATTGCACATTCAACACTTTCGGCATCGATTGATCTTATATGTTTCTTGACTGAGCCAAATAAATCGTGGTCCTCATCAAGTACTTTTTTTACTACACCATAATAGTACATTATTTTTCGCGGCATGTCAAGATCAAAAAACATTTTTTCTTTTTTTGTAGCCACATCAAAAATTCCAAAGGCACTGATTTTGGCAGTAGGGGCAATTTTAGAAATATTCGTATAAACTGGTGTTGTATTCTGGTAATAGTTCAACATATGGAAGGTGTAGGATATGGTATCATATATGTGTTCGTAATACTTAGTCATCGGAGCTGGGTCTGTGACTTTCTCTAAATCAACAATTGAAGTTAGATATATCCTTTCAATTTTGTTGCTTCTAGCATATTGCTGTAAAACGCCACGAACCATTCTTTCATGTATCCTTGCTTTGTAACTAAGCATAGAAGAATCAGGCTTTATATACAGAATGCTTATTTGGGTTTTTTCTTCAAGCTCTTGTAATAATCTCAATATACAAGACGTTATCATATCTTGCCCAGATAAAACCAAAATAGTATCTTCCTCTAGTTTAGAAAAATACCTCTTTAAACTTCTATAGTTCTCCTCGTATCCCTCGGGATTTTCCTGTGTTTCCACTTTCCTTGTTTTGTACTTTCCGAATTTTTCAACATCTATTAAAAATAATTTATAAACATCAGAGTTTCTTTCATAGATGTTGGCAGAAATAACACACCCCGTATACCCAAGTCCAATTATATTCATGATACATCCTTTAAATTTAATAGATTTTTGCCCAAATGAAAACTACACAGAAATTTACCATACCTAGTCTCTTCCAGAGCTGTTTTGAATTCTTCCAGCAAACAAGCATCCTCTTTTTTACAGTCCAAAACTATAGAGTCGTGAATTGTAAATGCTAATCGGCCTTTTAGTTGTGGAATTTTACCCAAAGCATTAACGAGAGATTCTACTATCAAGTCATTTGTGGTCGACTGAATTAAGTGGTTCAAAGCCTTAAAGCCAGTTGATGGGATATGTCGGCCAAAGTCAGTAACCACCTCGGTGCCATTCCAATACTTTTCTATTATCTTTTCCCTATCAAAAATCATATCTAATTTTTTGTCTACTTTGGAATTATCATATAACCAGGAAAAAAATCTAATTTTAGATTCGTCGCGGCTGACGCGATTTTCAAATATATGTCTTTTGTTCCATTCGTGCAAATCTTGATCCGGCTGTTCTAATCCAGATAACGATAAAAATGTTCTCATCTCAGCTGCGTTGAAATCATAAACAACAAACAAGTCATTATTTGGAAAGATGCCCCTTCTGAGAGTTTTATCAAGAGTCAAGATAGGAAAAGACCCCGACTTTGTTGTGAAGCGCCCCGTCTTGGTGCCAAAAATGTCGTATTTTATCGTTTCATAGTCAGTAAGACGCTTAAACCTCCTAACCTTTGAAGAATGCAAATTTTTGCCAACCCATGTTGTGTCAAAATTTAAATTATAGTCTTCTATCATAAGAGAAAGAAGATGAGCCCCTTTATAAGTCTCGTACAATTTTGGACATATGTTGTAATTTTCCCAAACATAGCTTGTTATTTGATTTAAAACATCTAAGTAATCACTTAATAAAAATTCCGGAAGCAAATCATAAAAACTTACCTCATTTAAGTCCATATTTACTTTTTTACAAGACAATACGTGCGCTTTATATAAATTGTACGTTTCTTCCCACTTCTGGTTCTGTGTCTCCTTTATCAAAGATTCTATACTCCTTCCGGACGCCCGTAGCCAAGAAAACTCTACATAAGAAGATGGTTGAAAATCCTTCCAAGTTATATATCTTTGATTTGGTTCGTAGGTTACAAAGCCCTTCTTAGAAAAAAGGTTTTTTTCTCCCCCCATTAAGTCTTGGACTCTCTGGGCAACAATTGGTTCTTTCATCACTTCCTTTATATTATAACGTCATGAATATGCGGAGGGGCCCCAGCGTAACCGTAAATAGTTTCACAATGAGGGTAACACGAGCTTTGGGCTTCTTGAACCACAAAATTAACAATTTTGTGCCTATGCTTTATCTTTGCGTGATCCGGGTGTGATACCATTAATGCCCAGCCGTTACCATATTTATCCACCTCATATATATGATCATGGGTGCTATTAACTGTAGTGGAGCCTCGATGTGCAGGGACCGGCTTAATTTTCTTAAAAAATCTAGGATCGTGGTTCTTGGCATCGTCATTGATAAATTTTAATACAGCGAAAGGAGATCGGTTGGCCAACAAATAGCGTCCTTTCCTTGCATTGTCCTCAACCTTCATATGTAGTTTTACCTTTTGCTCTTCACTTATATTAAGTTCTGATATTCTTGTCATGTGAACATACTTTAGCCACTCTTCGCTGGATATTCCACTGCTGGCCCGAGTGACCAACGACTCTCTAGCTTGGGTTACGGTCCTCATTCTACCATTAGGCAATTCAATCGAATGCACAATCCGCGGATGGAGCCTCCAAAATAAGTTATAAGAGTTCATAATAAATCTCAAGACAGAATTCAAATCCTCTTTGTATGCTTCATAATAATATCTATTCAAAATGTTGAAACCTGACCCAATGGTGGCGGCGTCCCCGGAAACTTCTATTTCATTCATCTTAGCAGATTTTACATCAACAATCAAGCGCCATGGGTTATTTTTATCGATAAAAAAACCCTTTTGGGCCGCAATGGTCTGCAATGCTTGAAAATCGCAATCCTCGAAAAAAGCCTCTTTTTTAAAATCTTCAGAGTTTTTAGAGTACTCAAGATTCACGATTAAGCCACTTACTTGTGGGGTCACATTAGGAAGTAATATAAAATTTGTTTTAGTGATCGGAAATTTCGTACCAAAATAATTTACAAACTTTTTATAATATTTAATCACATCTTTCAAATTCTTGATACACTTAGAATATTGCTTTAAATAAACATTCACAAAATAATTGGTTAAATTTGCAAGATGATCTTCGTACAGCTCGTCAGAAGAAACATAGCTGCTGACAACTTGAAACTCTTCATACCCGGGCAATGGATTTATGGAACCACCCGAGTTGGCCAAAAGAAACCCATAATCTTGTTTTAATTCTTGCAAAGGCCTAGTAATGTAATACATGCATGGGACCACATTTTTATTATCTGGGATTGTCCGTAGTGTGCGAGACTGATTAACCATCGGATATATGGTGTCTAAATTGTCATTCACCTTGCCATATAGAGAGTCCTCGTACCAAAAGTCTAACATTCTTAAAGAGTCTTCAGGCACCGCATACCTCTTGTATGAATTACGACAATGGAACAGGTACTTCGAGGAAAGGTTATTTGTGGCTAAAAATTTAAATTCATGCATAATTCTCTATCCTCGGCGGCCAATGCTTTCCGTTCCTTCGAAAAACTTAAAAACCACCCACCGGCCGGTGGGTGACTTAACGCACTCGTAAACATAACTAGTTGGCCTTGAGGTTGAGCCGCGGCCAGTTTGATTCTCAGTTCTAGTTTCCCCCTCAATCCAGGTATCATGTCGTATATCCTCCGAACTATAAACTAAATTAAAATAAATGCGTGCGCGGCATTGAATCTGTTCGCTCTTTGGCAAAACATGTGGTTCATCATAATATTTCAAAGCAACCCGTGGATTTATTTCTTCATCCAAATAAGAAGAAGCTTTACCATTGAAAGACCTCCTAGAGCCTTCTATAAGTGAATTGTAGTCTCTTATAATTACCGGACCATAATCAGGTTCTTCATTCAAATGTCTCAAGATCTCATTCGCAAATGCTGCGGCACCGTTGGGGGAACCCCTCCCATCATCCAAGTGAGAAGGATAATCAGACACATCACCGTCGGCTAAATCTTCCATAAATTCATCGGAAGGAGTGCTCGGACCAAAAGCGATTTCATTCGTCGTACTAGTAGTTACTGAGGGGGATCCGCTAAACATACCACTGCTTTCACCTAGGATAGAGTCCGCAATGGTTAAAGCCTCGTTTACCATGTGGCCTTCGCCACCTTCGCCACCAAGCGGTTTTTCATAATATCCCTTCTCGCCTTCGCCTTTCTCATCCGGATTGTCTCCTGGTTTTGGTTTGTCTTCATTCTTCTTAGACCCGTCTGGGTTTTCTGACGTTGGTGTTACCTTGGATACTGGCGGGTCGGCTGGATAAGTGATAGGGTTGTAGTCAGCAAAAACAGTCGTTGAAAATTCATTATTTTCTGTTATATTGTGAGTAACTCTTTGTACATAATAATAACCAGTAAGACCCAATTTTTGTCCATATGAACCCTTTGAGCGCGAATCACCAAGGGAAGCTATGCTGGGATTTATGTGAATATCTTGACCTGCTGACATGAACGGAAACCCATGAAGAGACATTTGCACACTATATCTGGCCTGCATGTAAGAGGCTACGGCTCCACCATCCCTCATCATATTGGCCGTTTGGACCTCTTTTAACTGAATTTTGCTAAATTGCATCTGTTTCACCAGCCCCCTATCCTTGCCCAAAGAAAACCAAAATGTTCCGTTCTGCTCGTCCTGTTCTTTATCACCCGACTTGTTGTCAACTGGCAAATAACTGGCATATATTACCGGATAAGTGAATAACTTGTCGTGGCCTTTTTTTCCCATACGAGGGGCTGTCATGCGCCTTGTGGAAAATTTTCCTTGCATTTGTTTGATGTTTATTACATTAGGGCCCTTTGCGACGGAAGCAAATTTATCTTGGCCGGTACTATCATTATGTGTAATCATGGTCATATTCACAGACTTGTTTAGTTCCCCAAGAGCATCACCAATAATATCAGCGGCGCCTAAGCACTCTCCCCCAAGCGCAATGGGGATTAAATGATTCACCAAGCCTTGTTCCGAGTGTACTAGAAAATCCTTTAAAGTAACTCTAGACTTGTTTGCTTTAATAATCATCTCATTTAAAAATCTATAAAATTGCGATAAAGCAACCGGGATTTGACCTAAATTTAATGACACTTTCTGGCCCGACAACCTATCAATAAAAATCACTGGACCAATTAAAAACCGATATTTAAATATACTTGGTGGCAACTTTGATGGATCCGACTGAACAAGACTAACAGCAGCGGCAATAATGTCTCCCAAAAACAAAAACGGTATCTCCTTAGCAGTCGAAGGCATGGATGGTTTCTTCGGGACTTTTTTGTCGGAATCGCCGGCTTTGGACTCAGATTTGGCGCGCTCATTCGCATACCCAGCTACAGTCGTAGATCCCTCGTCTACTACTTGGTGACCTATTGCATCAAGAACCTGTTCAGTACCCAAACCGCCAGTGTTGCCTCCTTTCTTCCACTGTTTCCAAAGATTCACATTTTTAAGTGTCAGGAAGTGCAATTTTGGTTCGAGAAGCGAGTAGAGAGCGACAATGTCTGAGCGCGCTACATTTCTTGCAGCCTCTGTAGCGTCACTGGATCTGGAGCCTCCTTTCTTCTCTTCAGTAGGAGAGTCTGATGGGGCGGGCGGTTTTGCTTTTTGTGAATTTGCAGAAACCACTCCCGGTATTGCACCGGGAGAAGAAACAACCTCTGATGGAACTGGCCGAAATAAGTCGGCCATAAAAGAGTCCATCATTCTTTCAAGAGATACATTATATTCAATATCTAATTCTATTGTACCATCTTGCTTAAAAGACATTGTGTGATCCGTGAGTCCCATCTTGTAAACCATCTCACAATGTTTAAGAGCCTCCATGATTGGTTTTCGAATTAACTTTACTTTATCTTTCGGAACAGACCATCCAAAAACACCTTGTAATTCAAAATATGTCGGATCGTCTATTTGAGATGTGTGATCAGATTGACCAGACGAAGGTTTTTCTACTTTTGTTTTCTTTGGGTTTATCGCGAGGTCGGCCGCGATGGCGGCATACTCGTCATAAGCAAGAAGTGTATAATACGGCGCCGAATCTTCAGGGTGGCCATTCAAGAACGCGTCAATACTGTCTGCAAAAATTTTCATCCTTATTTGATATAAGTTAAGGGTATCTTTCGTATTTCCTATCTGAGTTATGTTGACCGACCTAATGCCGACTTCTCCAAGTCTTCCCTGGCCTGCGGCAAAAATACGACTTAAGTCCTCTTTATGTATATGGTCTTTAAAAAGGATAGGCTTCACTTCTGGTGCCTGAGATGCCTTCTTTTTATTGTATTCGTATTTCATTCTATATAACTGAATCCGCGGGACCAACAATGATAATTCGGCGGGAGATATGTCCATCAATTCCTTGATCATAGGGCCGTTTTCGCCCCACATCGAAGATACAACGCTATGAGTCGTACCGTTAACGTAAGTTACTGTGGCTCCTTTTATTTGATTTTTAAAATCAAACAACGGAGCAAGACGAGTTATAAGAGAAGACAATATACACTGGTCTTCATTATCTTTAGAAGTTATACTCATTTATTACCTCGTGTTATAATAGTAAAGCGCATCTTCGAGAGGAATAGGTATAAATACCGGGTCGCCAAGCTCAAGATGCGCATCAGTTGGTTTTTGGTTAAACCAGGCAATGAGCCACCACAAAGTATTATCATTGTAGTATGTATGGGCAAGCTTGTGAAGTCTATCTCCCAACTTCCAAATATGAGAAAGAGTCTTTATTTTTGTATAGTCCTCTTGAGATAAATTTTTAATTTGCGGCGTTTGGTAATGGAATATAGCTTTCCTGTTTTTAGACCTTAATACATATTTATACTTTTCTTCTTCGTTGGAAAAAATCTTTGTGCCATCATATCTAGAAATTGACATATTATTCCTCCTCCTCCTCTCCCTCGTCCTTCCAGCCTCTATTAACCGCGGACGAATACCTATTAGTGTCGCCAATGTTTATATCTTCCACCTGGCCAGTGATGGCGGCGATACGGGCCTGTCGAATACCAGCAACAATTTTCGAATTTTGCAAATTTGGAACACCGGGGATTCGCTGTGCCAAGCCTCCGACACCATATGGCCATCGACCTGGACCTCTCCACTCGGACTTGCCACCTTCGGAACCAAATTGTATGGTGATTTCATTAGTCATTTCAGAATCCTGCCACCCCAGCGGCTTTGTGTGCAAGACTGTAAAATTGCACTTCATAGGGACATATCTCGGAAAAATCGTGCCATGGCCCATGAACACTCCGTTTTTCAGATCTGGCTTATAAGAAAATCCGTCGACTGCGGCGAGAAGGCCGGTGGCTCCGATAAGCTTATTCAACACAGGGCGAACTACTTCCTTCTCCACTTCCTTGCCATCCACAAATGATTTTTCTTTCTGCCCCATAAAAAAACCATTTCCCGCTTCATCCTCGTCGTCTGTAAAATCAACATCAACGGCCATATTGGCAAACCTTACCTTAATTAAAGGGGAGGCCTCGATGGTTGGTGCCAACTCTGAACTATAATGAGGATAAAGCATGGACATGAGAACTTCTATTTTTGCAAGATTAGCTATTGATTCCCCAAGGTCATTTGCTAAAATCCCCCAAGCCAAAGACATCTTCCTCTCTGTGTTCTTGTACGTCATGATCGGGTCAGATCGACCATAAACAGTTGTTGATGTCCAGTTTGCTTTATAATCATCCGAAAAATCTTCCAAGTAACCATCAAAAAGAACAAACTTTCCGCTGGGCACATGCGTGAATTCTATAGCAAAGTTTCGCTGTATTGTTAATCCATGATCGACTTTCTTCATCTTTTATTTACTCCGGTCGGAATGTCGCCGGACCAAACCCCGGCAACAGCGTCGGCGATTTGAACACCGTCTAGGTTAACTACAATAGGTCTGGCTTTTTTTATGGCTTCAACTAAATTATCAATTTTTTTGGAGGCGCTCGACCATGTGGTTTTAGCGGCAGACCAAGCTGTTTCGCCGGCTGAAACCGCGCTTTTGCCAATGCGCTTACCCTGTTCAGTTGCGGTTTCGCGGCCTGTTTTCTCAACAGCGTCATTTCTTGCCTCCAGCTTGGCTTTGCTTGCCTTCAAGCCTTTAATCGTCGCCGCAGAAGGAGATAGGGATTTTTCGCTTTTCAATTTTTCTGCTGATTTAATATATGCCTTAAGATCCAGGATCTGGCCAGCGATCTCTGTGCTCCTTGCTTTTAGCTTTACTATATCCGACTGTTTCAAGTCTTTGGCTTTTAGTTTTTCAGCTATCTCTCTCTGTTCCTTGACTAGCCCGGAGGTCTCATCACCCAATTTTTCGCGGGCCTTTTTGGCCAAACCTTCTCCAAAATCACCTGCGCCTCCAGAAAGGGCTTCCACGGCACCCATTACAGTACCGACTTTACCACCTATGATTGCCTGCGCTCGTTGAAATCTAATTACCGCTGTTTTAAAAACCCCTGTTAATTCTTTTCCTGCCCCAAACTCAGTAGAGATAGACCTCTTAAACTCTGCCACGAGCATCCTAGTTGCAGTTGCCTCCCTTTCTACCCTTTGAACTCCATATTCAAACAATCTTTTTTCAAAATCTTCTTTTGTTTCTGCGGCTGAGACGCCCTTTCCTTTGCCACGGGCAAGCCCCGCATCGAGGGCCGCTCGCTGTACTTGCGCCTTATAAGCAATTTCTGTCTCCGTTAGTTCCTGTTGTTTTAATATGTCAAGCTGAGTTTTGCCATCTCTCAACAATTTAGCAGTAGCCGCCTTGCCGTCCATTTCTTCGCGCGCTATTGCTCTTGTTGCTTTCGTGGCGGCGGTCACGCCTTTTGCAACCTCTTTACTTTGATTTGCTATAGAGGCAAGAAATTTACGTGCTGCTACCTCACTACCCAGCAGGCCGGCGACTTGTCGTTGCAACAGTCGATTGTTTAAATCAACACCTGACTTCTTTAAAGAATTGGTTATGTATCTCTGTCTTTGTTCCGCAGTCATGCGAGTCATTGCTGCAGGGTTAAGCCGCAATCTGAAAGTGGCATTCAAAGTTGCAATTTTCGGAACCAAGTCAGTAAAAGCATCCATATTTTTACCAAATGATTCACCCAGGTGATCAATGGTAAGGCCTGTCTCCATAGATCTCACAGACAATTCAGCAAGATTGTTTATAGCCTGTTTGTGAGTGTACCCCTGCTTCATTCTCAGATTATCATAATACTCCATCAATTTACTTACTGGTTGATTAGTTGCATTTGCAATTCTCTGAACTTGATCAAAATGTGCAGCAAATTTATCAGGACCATCACCAAGAATATTTAGATTTTGCATGTAGCGCGCACTATCTCTTGCTTTAATTTGATATCTTTCCAAAGCAGCACCAAGCTTAACATATTGCGCCTCTGTTTCTGGGCCCAGTAATTTTATCCTTTGAAAGTTTTCCTGGGTAGCATTATAAAAATCCATTAGATACTTTTTCATCTCGCTGGGATGCATTGTTTTTATCAAATCTTGAGCGACACGAGAGTGCATCGAAGCTATATCCTCCGACGCGGTTAAAGACATGCCCTTAAAGTCGTTAAACGTTTTAAAGGCTTTGTCCCCCGTCTTGGACATCATTATGTTTAATTGCGGTATTGCGTTTACAGTTTGATTAAGATTGTATTTTAATAAATTACTATAACTCCCGAATATGTTCCCGAGAGTCTCTACCGTCATATTTCCAGCATCAGAAATGGCTTTAGTGACTGATTGGTAGGTGGTTCTTATGTTAACATTAACGTCTTTAACACGACCATGAACATCTGGGTCATGATCTTTTTTTCTATCTGTTTGGCCTGCCGAACGAATTTTCTCTGCATCGGATTCTACCTGAGAAAACATCTTCTCCAGATCAGATGCGGCGCCTTGAGTATCGCCACCTGCCTGGATCCTATCCAGTATTTCTTTTATCTTTAGTTCTCTGGTTAAATTTGGGCCGGCCATCACAAATACCCCTATATTTAATAATTAGTATTATAAGATCTTTTAATTTGATTTAGTATTTTGAGCTTCTTCGATCATATCATCGATGATTCTGTTGACGAACCATCTTCTCACAGCGATTGGTAGGTGGTAGGCTTCTTGGAAAGACCAATTATTGTGTTTTTTCAAGAAAAATATAGTATCATATACATCCTCTATGTAGCTAGAGGTCAGGCCAAAAAAAGCCCGCAGTAAAGGGCACCTCCAATCTGGACACTTCTTCACATTTCTTACAAGTTAGATCCACCTCTGTATCTATCCTCGGTGAAACTAGTCTATGGATTTTCTTAATGTGCCGAGCATCCAGAGCCGGCATTAAATCCACCACATGGCTAATAACTGTTTTATCAGTGGTGCCATGTATGTTAACAATAATAGCTTTTAAAAAGTCAGTAGTAGGCGCCTCGGGAAGGCCTAGTTCAACTTTATTTTGTGTTGTTTTATCTATCTTCGCTTGGTCTCCATAAGTTGCTATCCGAATAGAAACATCAACATCAAGCTTTTCAATATGAAAGGTGCAAATACCATCAACTATTGTAATACCATTTTCATCCAATTCCTGCTTAGTCACGCTTTCGTTTGAAAATTCAGTCAAATTAACACCAACTTCATTGCGAGAACCGCATTGTTCACAATGAAACAAGGTTTCATAATTTTCCCCATATCCCGTAATTCTAGAGGCTATTAACAAAGCATTCCTGTCACAAGCCAAAAGATCCTTGTGGTTAATGTTTTTATCAACAATGACATTTTCCAAAAGCCTATCCAAAGCGATGCCCTCCGTCAAGAAGGAAGGGGAAGCCAAAACGTCCTCTTCTTTGGCTGTCATAAATCTTATTTCAATATATTCTTTATCACGCAAAGGGTGATCCGATGGATAAAACTTACCCTTTGAAGGTATTGGAACTATTTCTGTAGGTATGGAAAAGCCCATCGGACCCCCTTGAGGGGGGGTCTCTGGGCCAGTGTTTTGCGAAACAGGTGTTTTCAACCTGTTCTTATTTCTAGACATGCGACCTCTTTTTTATATAATATCATCAAAATACTAAAGTTTTAACTTTTTTTTTTATGTCTCTAACTCAGATGGTCTAACAAAAGTACTAGACGGCTCACCAGCGCCAGAAACAAGGTTATAAGAGGCATCAGTCGGGTTGAGGGTTGCCCAATCATAAGTCAAAGTCACTGTTATTTCCACAATTTCCTCTGATTTATAATCAAGTTTACCAAACTTAACATCTTTTATCCATGCATTCTCCAGGCGCCAAACCTCTATAAATCCCTTTGTTCCATCAGCGTCAAGCTGCTTGATTAAAACCGATCCTAAAGCATCCACTGCCTTCTTTTTGGAGATTGTCAGCGGAGCTTGTTGTGCTTGGCCTGGCTCCCCAGGGTTCACATAGCCGCTTTCTTCCAAAATGGCCATCATTGTACCTGTAGCATCAGGCTGAACAGGATCCACAAGCGCAAGGGTAATATCATTCCACTTTACTCGACCTGGAAATTTAAAATCATAGTTCAAGTACGCGTGTTCGGACACCCCCAGCGTGTAACTCGGTTTATCAATCGATTTAACAAGCCAAGCATCAATCCCGTTAAGGGACATCAACCATCTATAAGCTCGCTTTGGCTCTGTAACTCTATTTGCCCAAAAAGCCATGTATCATTCCTCCATTATTAGTTTGACCTAATATAATTAGAATCAATTAATTTTTTTAATCCTCAAATGCAGCACCAGTATTGGTAATGATGAAATCTATCGCGATAAATTCTATAGAGCGCGCTGGCTTGAGAAATATCTTGGCATACATTATGTTTCTATCAACCAAATCAGGTGTCGTCGTAGTCTTATCTAGTATTACCTTAAAATCGGTAAGACCGTATCCTTGTTTCACTCGATCCAAGAACGGAGTAACTTGAGCTAAGAACCTATCCCAAGTTGACTGAACATTCTGATCAAACAAGATTCTATTTGCAATTCTAGACACCTCTTTCTTGACATAAATTAAAAGGCGCCTGACGTTTATCCTGTCTAAAGCAGATCTCGTTGTCTGAAGTGTCTTTTGACCAAAAACCACAATCCCTTCCGATGGGAAAGTCGCAATGGGATTTATATTAGCCTCATAAAGATCATCTCTCTGTTTCGATGAGAGTCTTTCCGTTACGCTAATAACGGGGAGACCTGCGGAGCCCTCTGTGAGGCCGCCGCGATTGAATCCCGCAGGAGCGAACCAGAGAGCTGCTCTTCTTTCTGTATTAGCGAAAACCCCAAGAGCTATAACAGAGGGGGGCACCCATACTAGAGAGTCCGTAATCTCATCATAAATCTTAAGCCACGGATAGTAAGTACACCCATAACTAGAGTTTATACCTCTTTGCGTAAATGTCTCCGCAACGCTCTTAACTCCCGAACCAATGCGATCCTTAAAATCGGCATGTTTGTGTTCCTGAGGTGGATCGAAAACATCAGGCAAGTCAATCACTGCTAAAGAATCAGCTCTTGCTTCACAATTCCTGATCAAACTAGTTGTTAAAGTCTCATCAGTCAAGCCTGGAATGGCCATCAAATTAGCTTCAACCACTTCTGCATCAGCCACTGAATCAATAGCGCGCTTTACCGAAGCATACTCGTAGCTTGCCCGGGCATCTCCGGCTGCAGCCTCAATTTCACGATTATTAAACGGCTCCGACTCGGTTATGTCAACCCCGTCATAGCCTCCATAAAGAGGAGATGTGAATTTATTTATCCCGAATTCATTTAGAAGTTTAATCTCTCCTTCTAACGCTGTGGCGGAGTTTCCAGCTTTATAGGACCCAGATTCATAATAAGCTACATTCCCGTTTGAACCAGATGTAACAATATCATCCATTGTGAAAACCCAAGACCATTCAGTTCCGCCGCTATAGTCTGCGTCCCATTTATCCTTGCCAAAGTCAGCAGCGCGAGAGCGAACGAGATCCACATAACCATCATCATAACGCGTTGAAGAGGAGCCTCGAACAGTTTGGAGGCCAAAATAAGCCTTTGTGGGATCAATAATACCACCATCTGAAGCAGAGTGTCGAAGCATTGTATGCAGAACACCAACTTTCATCTTGGCTGCTGTGTTCTTTCGCCTAGTTGCACCGATGCCGGATTCCTCATCTGCGGCGAAAGTCGGATTAGAAGCTGAGAGCCAATAATCGCCGTGTGCAGCATTTATATCTATATCACCAAGCCAGGCCGCACCTGGGTCTGGGTCTGCGGCGACGCCAAATGTGACATCTGCTCCTTCGAAGGTTTGCGACATCGTCTCCAACACTGGGGGGCCAAAAACCCCGAATGGTATGAGAGAGGCAGGATGAAAATTTTGATCAACAGTCGAGTTCATTTCAATCCTGATATATCTAGACATATTAGGGTAATTACCATAATGCTTATATCTATTTTCAGACAAGCTCCATTCCTGTTTTATATCCCCAATCTTTCTGGCCACATAATCACCAGAATACGGATTCAAATTACAATTTGAAAATCGCTCGACTATCTGAACAGCGTTATCAGAATCTTTGGCTCTTCGAAGTACAACACTGAAAGAACCATAAGGATTTGTACCCCCCTTTGGTGGTGGCCTAATATCTGTAATAGAAACTTTAAAGTCCCTATTGTTTGACTCACCTTCGTTAAGAGATGCAAACCTAAACAACTTTTGTGCCAAGTTAGGATCAAATGAGCCAGTAGAGTCAGTCCATTGCGAAAAGAACCACCCAGTTTTTGCACCCTGTACAGGATATCTCCAGTCTCCCAGCGTCTTTGAACCATTTGACAAAGGAGCTACGAAGGCAAAAGCCTCATCGCCGGTGGTCGCGGCGCCAAAAACATCCCTTGTAAGGGCGTGTTCATAGGTTTCCCCAAGCCAGTAAACATCGCCATCCTCTGTAATACTCGTATTTGTCAGAACTGGATTTGTATTCAAAACTTTTCTAATAAACTTCTTGGATGTTGTGTCGAAAGAAATAGGCACCACTTTATTGTCTCCGTGAGACTGGTTGATAACCAACTCAAACTCAGGATTTTTCAAAGAGCCGGCGGCTGATATTGCAAGATTGGCAGAAGATGTCAACACTGTGCCAGCGCCAACAGTTTCACCAAGGACAGTCCCTTGAAGTGTGAAGTCAACTGCGTTATCGGTACCTTCAGGATTTGTGTAAAGGGCTGCGGCCAGCGATGCGTTAAAATCAGGACCCGTACCACCTGAGAACTTAGTAGTTGCAGTGGTGGACCCAGAAGCGTACACTCGAACTGTTGGATGCACTGTCGTGCCATTCGAGGCGAAACACTCTACTGTCAAATCGTTACCTGCGTACCCACCAAGTGAAGAACTAAGCACAAAGCGCGAGCCGGCGGCTGCGGCGCCGTCTTTCTCTAGAGCCGAGGCGCCGAATCCAAGTGCAAGGCCGTTCTCGGCGTCGGCGGTGCCAGTATAGTTAAGCGCTTGCTCTACTCGCTCCATAATAGCTTCCTGATCGGCTGCGCCGTTAAGACCAATGATGTAAGGGTCCTGATTCGTTCCGGCTCCACACGCGCCGTCGGGGTTGCCGTTAACATTGAGCCCGCCGCGGCAATCGGCCTTCGGGGCGCCGACGTCAAATCGAAATTCAACCTTTGTTGAAGATTTTCCGCCCTCTATTCTTATCCACTCATCAGCAGCGAATCCACCAGCGGCTTCTTTATCTATAACAACGCTTGGCCGAACACTACCAGTGGGAGTTCTGTAGCCTACAAACAATCCCCAAGCTGTTTCTAGCGTGGTGCCGCCGGGGCCGTTATTTGAAGCAGCCCAGCCTGCGGCACCGCCAGGGCCCTCTGCGGACGAGGCCAAAGCATCATCATCCTCAACACCCAAAAGTCTAACAAAATTAACAGGAGAACTATTTCGCAAATACGCCTGTACAGCATAGCCAGCATACGTCGGGGCAAGGTATCCATTTCCTTCGCGCCAGGTATCATCTCCTAAGCCACCTGCTAGTGGGGCTCCAAAAATCTCAATAAATTCTGAAAAAGACTCGACCCTAACTGGTTTTAAAGCCGGGCCTCGCTCTGATCTTCCTATTATTACTGGACCTACGTCATCTGACTGCTTTGGTAATTGTGAGTTATCTATTTCGTTTAAGAAAACTCCTGGTGAAACAAATTTAAACTTCTTTTCCGACATTGTTATGGTTCTCCTCTTTAAATTAAAAATCTCTCGCGATTTAAAATTATAATTTAAGCTCTTAATAATTAGTTGAAGTTATGTCGAAAAGTAAAAAGAATAATAAAGAAAAGCCCGGGCAGAAGTGCCCGGGCCATAAGGTGAGTGTATATTAAGCTACATTTTGATTAATTAGCTTTCATATATTTAATCATCAAGTAGTCATCGGAATCGACACCCTCTTCCAAAACAACTGTCGCAGCACCAGCACTTGCGCTATGAGTATAGGTATAATCATAATCACTACTGTTGCTCTCAGTCGCTTCAATGAGCAGCTGACCATTCAAGAAAACCATGACAGATCCGGCGCCGGATACGGCACCTGCAATAGTCGCAGTTTTGGAAGAGTTGGTTAGAGCTGCAGCATTTCCTGCGCTGGAGGCCATGAAGACCTCTTGCGTTTCCTGGGTGCCAATAAAAGTTACCAACTGAGCAAGCGTCATTGTTTTGGCTGCACTACCATCACCACCATCCTGAACCAGTATGGTATCAGTGGCGATGGTGGCGGCAGCGGCGGTCAATGCGGCACCAGCGGTGGTTGTAAGCGCACCGCATGCAACAGTACCAAGGCCCGAAACGTTACCGCTGTCGTCAAAGGTATAGTTACCATCGGAAAAGGTGCCACTAATCGTCAAATTGCGGCCGCCGGTGATGTCACCATTGCTGTCCAAGACCATTGCCTTGCTAACTGCAGCAGTACCCGGAGTAACACCGTCAAGAACACCAATTTCTGCAGTAGTGATCGTGGTCGAATCAAGCGTCAAGCTAGTATCGCCTGTGATAGTGCCTGTCACAGCCAAGTTACCTGACGAGGTGATAGCACCACAGCCAATTGTTCCGATTGTAGCAATATTCTTACTAGCGTCGAGAACGACAGCCTTGCTAGCTGCAGCAGTACCCGGAGTAACACTGTCAAGAACGCCGATCTCAGCAGTAGTGATCGTCGTTGTATCAAGCGTCAAGCTAGTATCGCCTGTGATAGTGCCTGTCACAGCCAAGTTACCTGACGAGGTGATAGCACCGCAACCGACAGTGCCAAGGCCCGAAACGTTACCGCTGTCGTCAAAGGTATAGTTACCATCAGACAAAGTACCAGAAATTGTCACGTTTCTCAAGCCAGAGGCGATGTCAGCGTTGCCGTCCAAGACGAGGGCCTTGTTGGCAGCACCAGCACCATTAGTAATGCCATCCAATTTCTCAAGATCAGATTCGCTCATAGAAGCAGAGCCGATAATGAAAGAACCAACAGCAGTTATAGAACCAGCAGTGTTCAAGTCACCATCTGAATTCAAGCGCATTTTCTCTGTGGCTGCTTCAGATTTGCCGGTTGCAAAAACCAGATCAGTATCATTGGAAGAGGAGGAAAAAGCGCCATCTGCTTCTGCATAAATTGATGCAGCAACCAAAATAGCGTCAGTGCCCGCGGAATCCAACGGAGCTTGGAAATCAATCTGACCAAGCTTGTTCCCATCGACAACTGTTGTTTCAGCAGTTGATAGAAGAAGCTTTCCTGGTGTGGCTGCACCACCTCTGAGTTCTAACTCATCAGCGGACTGATCCCATTCAAGGTAAGCTCCTGATGTATCACCGAACATTTTCACGTCAACACCTGTGTCGTTGGCACCGAAAGTTGCAGCTGCCGTAAATGTCTTCGCTCCCGTAAATGTCTGAGTCTCGCTCAAGTGAGCAGTATCAGCATCCAAATAAGCCGAAGCAACCGCAGTGCCGTTCCAAACACCAGAGGCAATCGTACCAACGCTAGTCAGACTAGAACCGACAACACTGGAGCCAAGTGTAGTTGCACTAAGAACAGAAGCATTGTTGATCTTGTAGACCTTGGTGCTGGCAAGACTCATGTTCTCTGAAGAAGTCCAGTTGTCCCCAGTATTTGCCCATTGAAAAGTTTTATCACTGTCTGAAGATTTGAGGGTAATACCGCCACCATCAACAGAAGCATCATCGCCTTCAGAACCACTGGGAGAATGTGCAAGATCGATGTTCTTGTCATCCAGCTGGATGGTGGTCGAGTTAACTGTTGTGGTTGTTCCACTAATTGTTAAATCACCTCCTATAGTAACTCCGCCGGCAAAAGTTGCCAACTTATCACTATCCAGCCTCAATACTTCAGATTGTGAAGCATTGCCGTCTGTTGTATACATAACTAATGCTGCACCGTTCTCGGTGCCCGACCAGGTGGCATCAGCGATAGCTTCAATTCTTGCACCTACTGTCATGGTACTCGAAGTGTCCTCTGCGGCAGCGAACTCAATTACACCTAGCCGATGATCGTCGGCTAAAGGCTGTCCATCATTAGATGCCAACCGTATGTATCCACCCTCTGTGGCACTACTTGAGGTTGAATCTGTGACTGTAATACCAGGGGTATCGATTGTCACTGCAGTCGAAGCATTGATATCAACAGTTGGAGCTGTCATATCAAGAGTGGTGCCTGAATTAATTTCCAAGTGACCGTTAGAGGAGGCAACAATGTTTTCTTCGCCTCCACCGTCGTGAAATGATAGCTTAGAAGTAAGACCAAGAATCAGCTCATCAGCGGACTCATCCCACATCATGAATTCACCGGTAGTATTACCGAAGAATTTGACATCATACCCATCTGTGTCAGCGCCGACAGTAAGCGTTCCGTCCAAGTCTACGGCGCCATCAATATCAACAGCGTCAAGATTAGTTGTGCCATCAACATCAATATCGCCAGAGATATCCAGATTCGCAAAGACAGAAGTTCCGGTTGAGGTGATAGCACCACAGCCAATTGTTCCGATTGTAGCAATATTCTTGCTTCCGTCGAGAACGACAGCCTTGCTAGCTGCAGCAGCACCTGCAGTAACAGAATCAAGAACGCCGATTTCAGCAGTAGTGATCGTCGTTGTATCAAGCGTCAAGCTAGTATCGCCTGTGATAGTGCCTGTCACAGCCAAGTTACCTGACGAGGTGATTGCACCACAACCAACAGTGCCGATAGACGCAATATTACCACTACCGTCCAAGACAAGAGCCTTACTCGCAGCAGCGGTACCATTTGTGATGCCATCAAGCTTTTCCAAGTCAGCCTCGCTCATGGCAGCAGAGCCTATAGTAAGGCTGGTTGCACAAGTCACGGTACCGCTGACGGTTAAGTTGCCGCCAGAAGAAAGCGACATCGTTTCTGCTGCAGCCGCGCTAGAAGCAGTCTTAAAAGAAAGTTTCGTCGCGTTGCTGGACGATGAGAAGTCACCCTCTGAAACAGCCTCAATACCAGCTGCAACCAAGATTGCGTCCGTGCCGGCCTCTTCGGCTGGTGCCTGGAAGTTGATGACACCCAATTTATCATTGGCCGCAATATCGTCGTCTCCGGTCTGTAGGGTCATTGTGAAGTATTTGTCATCAGATGTCGAGTCGTGCAGGAAAGTAAGACCGCTATCTTCGACGTGAGTCACTTTAATCTCATTGTGGTCACCAAAACTCATGACCGCTCCGTCGGCCAGGAATAAATCGCTAAATTGTAGCGAATTGGTTCCCAGAGCAGCCCCATCCTGGGCGTCAGGCACAAAAGCAGTGGTGGCTGTAATGGATGTGCCCTGAATTGTGCCTGCACTAACCATCGCCTCCACGCTAAGCGAGTTACCACTATATGTAAACCCGGAATCCGAGGTCAATCCAGAGGAACCATCATTAATTTGCACGTAACCAGTGCTTCCGTGTACAGAAAGACCTGCACCAACTAACTCCGAAACTGTAACTGTTCTCATTCTTGCATCAGTACCGCTGATGGCAACATCATATATTGCAACTAAATCAGCGGTTGCCGGGCCGCCACTCAGGGCATCAAATTTACTAATATCAACTGTAAGTTCTCCTGTAGAGCCAGTCACATTCAAGCCGCCCGCTGAGCCGGTGGCCAATTGTCTAGCACTAAATTTTGTTCTCGCCATTTCTTCATCCTCCTCTTCTAGGGTTGTACCAACTAAACTCCAACTGTACGTACTTGTTGCCGCAGTAGTAATAGCAGCACTAACTGGATCTGCCGTTGAGGGCCGATCATTTCCACCAGTAAATGGCGTAGCTCCACTAGCAGTTATTAACACTGGCTTAGTGGAAGTTTGATAATCACTTGCGGCGCCGGTCTCGACACCGCTCGCCAGAGTGACAACTATCGTACCATCTGTACTAATAGACCCCGCTCCGGATTTTGTAACACTAGTAAACTCACCTGTATCGTTGATAGCATCATAAATCTCATTAAAGACATCTCTCCAATCTGTTATGGAAAAACCGGTTAAATCAATTGTTGTGGTATCTTCGGTCCAAGTGTAACCAGAAGTAGGCGCAGAATAACCTGTCCCAGAAAGAACAAATCTTCTACCCCCACCAGCAGTTGGAAGCTGAATACCCCTGTACCCACTCGAAGAGTTAGTGTTACCAGCTGATGGCTGATAGTTACTCCACTCACTTGCATTGTATTCACTACTCCCTGCTGCAGTTGTCTTTACACTACCTGAACTAAACGTTAACGTAATTACACCATTTGAAGCCGGCGCTGTATAATCAACCGTACCAGTGCCTGTTGCAGCCATCGAACCACTTGTAACAGTAGGGTGCTTTGCTAATTGATCACCATTATAAGTGTAGCTATAAACACCAGGATCTTTATTGCCGTTATATATCTTAAAATAATTAAGATACAATGTTTCAGCGCTTACAGTTTTAGTGGCAGCTAATGTTACAGAAGTGTTAGACCCAGCAGTAGCTGAATATTCAGTTGTACTAGTGCTTGTTCCAGAACCAGTTGGGTGCAAAGAATATTGAGCATAAATCTTAGCTGTTTCACTATTTGCAGCATCCGTAACTAGCGTAAAAGTAAATGCCGGTGATACTGTCGTTGTATCGCCACCCCCAGAAGGGTTGCCCGCATCCAAGTGAATGCCCCTATAGCCAACATCATAAACATAATTGCCGTTAGCTTCGAAAACATCACTAGGCTTCATGCCACTTGTAGAGGCATTTGACCTATCTGGGGCCCAGACACTAATAATAGCGCCACTTATCACAAAGTAAACATAATGATCTTCATCCATCGTAACGGATTGAAAAGTTGATGAAAGATCATTGCCGCTAAGCAGCGCTGTTAAATCACTAAAAGATGCATATGCCGATGTATACTTATAGGCTTTTACTGCAGCTGATTGGCCTGACTTCAAACCTAAATAAAAAGTTCTATTTGCCATGTGTTTTATCCTCCTTTAAAATCTTAAAGGACTAATAGTAACAAAATAAAATGAATTAAAGAGGAATAAATGAATTAAAGAGGAATAAATGAATTAAAGAGGAATAAATGAATTAAAGAGGAATAAATGAACTAAAGAGGAATAAATGAATTAAAGAGGAATAAATGAATTAAAATAAAAACTATTCTTTAACAAAAACAATTTTTTCTCCCGGAAGTTCGGGAATCTTAATAATGTACCCAGACTCGGGTACGCCTTTTTCTATTCTTACAGAGTCTAACAAGCCAAAAAGCCTTTTTCTGTTTTCTTCAGATATTCTAATTAGAGCAGACTTTTGTGTTTCTGCCACAATAATAAAATCAGCCAATTGTAATTTGGCGTTAAGGAAAGCCTCTCTTGCTGCTATGATGGCCACAGTTTCTTCATCCGTGCACTCAACATGCGAAGGAAAAATATCAGATCGAGCCTCTGCTTCTTCAACTTCTTCAGTTTCCTCAACTTCTTCAGTCTCTTCAACTTCAGACTCAGAAAGAAGTTTTTTTATAACTTCAGCATCAGGCTCTTCTCCTTCACCCATGTCATTTACTAAATTTTTTAATTTGTCTAATAAACTCATTTTTTCTCTCCTATGAAAATAAAATCTTTTTTAAATTTCTAACATTATTGTCAAATTTGCAAAAATCGGAATCCAAAAATTCCAATGCTTCTGACTGGGCTGAGGACTCCGGATCTTTGAACTCAAAATAAAACTTTCCTGTCGGACCTCGATTGCAAACCATTAATTTGTAACCCTTTAATTGTAAATAGGCAGCTATCCCTATATCACTTGTTGTAAACGTGGCGGGGGCCATCAAACTCTCTCCTTGTTCCTAAGTATAATAACTAGTTTAAATGTTTTGTTTTCAACGAACAGTAAGATATTTATCACCTTTACCCTACTATATACCGTATATATATTATGTCTCCAAGATCCAGACCGGGATCCTCAAAAGAAATAGTCCTGCTATTAACAACGGTGTAATCGTTGTCAACACCAGAAGTTTGTAGTTGACCATTAACAAATATTAGTTCACTATTCTCGAACATAGGTTTAGAAGTAGTAAAAATCTTTTGGCCCTGCTCAGCTGCTTGGGCTGTTAAATTTTCAAAGGCTAAAGCATTATCAAGATCTTTAGATAAGGTGTCTGTAGTTACAGTGGTTGCCCCACTAGAAACGGCAAGGCCAGGGCCCGCAGCTGGAACATTAGTAAAAAAAGGAAACATGGGATCTTGACCAGGGTCTTGCACAGTCGGGAGGCCTTCGAGGCCATAAAACGCACCGAATTCATGCTCTGGTATTTCAGACAGCATAACTCTTTCTCTTGGTATTTTCACCTCCACAACATTTTCTCGGATAGCGTAAAAAGGCTTTTCTTGGTTTTTTCCATCGCCAATCAAATACCCTAGCACTTTAAACGTAACATCCGTTTCATATCTTTTTTCATCCTGAGAATAATCAGAAGAGTTGTTCCTTTGACTAAACCCCTGTTGCACAAAAGCTTCATACCTGTGGTTCTCATGTTTTAGCAATAAATAATTAATACCGCCAGGTCTTGTGATAAAAGGAGTTACCAAGTCATTCATCTGCTCCTGATATTCCGTTCTTATGGTTATTTTATAAGATACCTCTATATAAACGGGAATCGGAATAGAGTAAGTCTGAAAAACCACCTTTTTATTTCTTTTTGGATAGTTTATTTGAGAAAACTTTCTTTTCGCGTCGGCTGCGGCAAAATTATTTGATTTTACCTGATTAATAATGCGAGCAACCGGTATAGCCCCTCCTTTTTCATCCCTCTCTGGAGGAATATTAGCCCAAATTGTTCCCTTTTTGTTTGGATCTTTGGTAATTGCTACCCTCTCTACGCTTATAATGGGAAAGATGAGAGCCCCTTGCGTATCTCGTATCTCTGGGCCCATTTTACTTTGAAATGCCCTCTCGGGAGATGCCCAGACAACAGGCACCCTCTTGAATCCCTCGTTTGTCGACGTAAAAAGGTTTTGTTCTTTAATATAATTCATTACGGCGCCGTCTATAGTTTCTATAGTTGACGGCGCGAAAGGTATTTTTACTTCTCTGTTTCTATCTACCATCGAATAAACCTCTTCTCGCACGGATGCACTTGGCTAAAATTTCGAAACTAGCTTCAACTTGGCCATAAAGCCATTTTGGCTCTTCCAGGGTCATTATCTCATAATGGTTTTTGCCATATAATATAAAGTCGCCCTCTCTAACAAAAAGATCTTGATCTTCAGTGAGGCGCCTTTTATGAAATAAAACGGATATTCTTTCAATTCTGTCAACGCCTAAATTTGTAGTTTTGGTCTGTTGCGACTCAAATTTAACTAACGCGTGTACCCTTATTGGGTTTTGAAACGTTTTTTGTATCGCTTCGCCATATATTGGATTGAAGTCTGTATCATCTATGCTTATAGGGTAATAAACTATAGTTTGTCCTATGACCCTCTCGATTACTTCATCATTTATTTGCTTTACTAAATTTTTCTCTTTTTGGCCAGTAAAAAGAGGCGGTGGAGGGTTACCAGGTTGTTCCCACTTATTGTCTGACATTAAAAGTTACCTCCTTTAACCAACGTAGATAGAACCCATGTTAGGGATCTTTTGCAAAGCTTTGTCTGTATTCTCTGCCAGAGTGGCATCTTGCTCAGCCAATTTTCCATACGTCAACTCTTTGAGGGTATTTTGTAATTCTTCCTTTAACGATTTTATTTCGGCCTGGGCCTGTGTTATCAACTCAGTGCCATTTAGTTTTAAGTCTGACCCTGGAATGGGGACGGAACCAAATTTTGATCTCACCTGGCCCAAGGTCTCCTTGCACAATGCCAAGGCATATCTTCTTATCCACTGTTTTCCAATAGAATTTATATTCGCGAACGGAATGTTGCCAAAGGGCAATGTGTTCATATTATTCACGCCCTCAGTAATAGGGTCAGAATCAGAATCATCGTCCACTATAGAAAACCTAACCCACATTTTAGATGGCGAAAAGTTTTGAGGAATAGGAAATATCCTTATTTGACTATTATTCTTTATTTCATAAGAAAAATGAGACATTCTTGTATAAATCGCATCCTCAAAAGCCATGGCCTGGGCCTTATTCTCCCAAACCGGAACCAGCTGAAATGTTGCATCATCTGTGAATTGACCATAATTATGCAGGTTGCCCACAACATTCAAACCTCCGTAATATCCATAAAATCTCCACATTGCGTGTGGAGTTTTATAGAAAACTTGTTTAACAATAATCTTTTTACCATCTAACTTTCCAGCATACGGAAAGGTATCCTCGCCACCGGTAAAGTTAGTTATTGTTAGGTGATCTGAGCTTTGAGCAATCTCTTGGTTTCCTGCAGTCCCACCAGAATCTTGTGTTAATGCTACGGTACTTTCTGTGGCGCCGGCAGTCACACCTAGTGTTGTCACGTTGTTGATAGCTGTTTCCATGCGCGCAGCAACTGCCTGAACTGTTGCATCATTTTCAATTCCAACTTCTCCATTGGTTGTAACGTTCCCAACTGTTTTAAAGGTAAAAATTTGTGATTTTCCAGATGCATCAGTTAAGGTGAAAGTGCTATCATTGGCTGGAATCGTTGCAACTGTTAATTTTCCCTCTCCTGATGGGTTTGTGGAGGCCTCGAAAATTTCTTGTAAATCGTAATCCTGACGGCCGATAGCAACATCAAAAGACCCAGAATACTCAATAGACCCCATCGTGCCGACTTCTGCAGAAACGCCCATCGCGATGCGACGAGTAAGATCATAAGAAAACTTTGGATATTTCAATGTTGTGCCGCGAGAAGCAGCAGTTTTATCTGAATCCGACCCCAATGAAGAAGATAAGGCAGTATCTATCATATTGCCCTTGCTGTCAAAGGAACCAGTTGGATTTCCCAAAGATCTAGCTAGCGTATTCGTTGCTTGATGTAAGTTTATTGTGTAAGAATATTCAAGGGTTGACTCTTCATACGCCGAGTATACACTTCCGGTTGTTAGTTCAATGTCCAGGATGTCGCCGCCCAGCTTCTTATAAACATATGAAACTTGCTCGGAGGCGCCAGTAAGAAAGTTAACATCATACAAATCTGATTCAGGGTTCGAATATATTTTATATGGTACCTCTGCGTTAACAGAGGCAGAGTCTCCAGCAGATGGGAGCACAGCTGAACTTAAAACACTTTTTGGTGTCAAAATCGGAACAGACATTAAAAACCCTCCTGATAGTAATTAGGAGTTGGAAAAAGAAAACCCCGCCTGACATGCAGGCGGGGCTTAAAACTATGGGTTATTTATCAATATTAACCCAAGAGGTCCTGAACAACGACAATGCCGTACAAATCAGGACGAACCATCTTCTTCGCATAACGGGTCATGACACCTTTACGCGGCACGAAGTCTTCCGTGCCGAAGATAGTGGGAGTGGTCTGTAGTGGTACATATGGGGCGTACACAAAACCGCTCTCAAGGAAGGAACTTCCCTTGCGACCAATCAAAATCACATTACGCAAGAAGTAAGGATCGACGTAAACGTCAAATTTCTTGCTGAGCGATCCGACATTAACTGCACCGATCTGGCCCTTCTCCTGATCATGGGTTGCACGAGCGCGAAATCCGCTTGTGAACTCAAGAATGTTTGCAATCTCGGGAGAGCAAACAACGAAGTTAGCGCCGCCTCGGAGTGTCTTTCTGTGGATCTGAGCACTCACGTCGTTGATCGTTTCAATGAGTGTCTCATACCACTCAGAAACGGTACCCGTGAAGTCAGGTCCAGCCGTCCCATTAACAGTAAGGTCTGTGCCCGCTACGCGGTCAAGGAACTTACCAGGGTGACGACTCCAATGCATCGTCTGGGCCGTCGCGCCTCTAACAAGGTCACCAAGGATCTCCTGGTCGATTTCGAGAGCAATCTGCTCCGAAAGGATTCCGGTGAGCTCAACCTCAGCATCCAAGTTGTGATAAGCATTGAGATCCTGAGCGAGCTCTGGAGTCCACTTAGCCTTCAGCTTCTTGGTCTGTGCGGTCACTGCGACACTGTCGACCTTAATGTCGATCTCGGGGATGACATTCTTGCCGGCCTCTCCTTGGCCACTTCCGCGCTTGCCGGTACCAGGTGATGGCTCTTCAAGGCCCCACTGGTCAACACCAACGAGAGAACCAAGTCCGACACCGTCCTTAAGGCTATCCTTAATGGGCGCAGCAAGCTCAAGAGAAACCTGCGAATCGTCCCTAAAGATGGCTTCCAGAAGAGCTTTCTTTTCTGCGGCAGTCATATCCCCCATAATCGGAGTACCAGCCTTCTCCAAGGCTTCGACTTCGCCCATGGTATCGGTCTTGAGGGTGGTCAGCGTCTTATCACCGGTGTTATTAACCGACTGTAAGGCAAAGACAAGTTGCGAAATACCGTTAACCTGTCTAAGGCCATTATCAGTTGTCAAGTCAAATCGAGTATGCCTTCTCACCAATCGCACGCGGACGACGAGATCGTCGTCGTTGTCGGACTGGTGGGCATGCGCTGCAGCGGCGATGTCGTTTCCGCCGTTAAGGACAAGGACAAGATCTCCGTTTTTTGGATCATGATGTGTTCCCCAAGTGGAGGTGTCTTCGACACCCACGTTACCCGGGAATGCGCCATCGCCGTTGGCTTTGGCAATCTCGACAGCCTGGGGCATGCCTGCATCAATTTGGGAGACGATCGTTGCGATCTCGTCGGTACCAGCAGCTGTGCGTGCGGCAATGTTATCTGTTCCTGCAACGGTCACGACAAGGCAACCAACGCCCTTTAAATCCGCATCAAAGTCAAGAACTGCAGCTGCGCCGCCATCTCCGTAACCAGCGATAGAAACGCCGTCGGATCCGACGTCACAATTTTGGATGATGGAAGCTGTTGCTGCGGTATAACCAGTGGATAAGTTATAAAACCCACCCTGATCATCACGACCAGAGAGGCTAATACCACCAGTCAATTCGCTAGCAACGCGTCCACCGCCATACAGCGATTCGCCTGCGGCTCCTTGACGACCTCCATCGGCTTTTGTAAAGTCGAGGAAGAAAATGAGTCCCGATGGGAGGCTCATTGGTTGAACTGAAACAAGTTCATTTGCGATCAATCCGCCGAATACACGACGAACTATCGGGAAAGCAACTGCAGCGAAGCCTTCGACATCACCTGCAGCCATCGAGGAAGCTTCACGAAGAAGTTCCTTGGCCTGATTCTCTAAGAGAACGGCCATATTCTGTCGGGTTCGATCATCGCCAATACCTTCAAGAAGTCCGGTCTTTTCCCACTTGGTAAGAATAGCCTGGCCTTCTCGGCCGACATCGCGATGAACGATACCTTCAGTAAGTTTTTCTAAAACTGACATAATTTTGTATCTCCTTTAATTGTTAGTTTTTAATCCTGCTAATTTTTGCATTCTTTCGAAAAATGGACTTTGAGTCTCAATTTTTCTATTGTTTTGCCTTGCGGCTAGTAATAAGGAAGATCGATGTGTAACAGATTCACTCAATGATTCCGGCATGCGTTCTTTTCGAATGCTTCCCACCGAGTTTCGAAGTGTTTCAAATATAACCTTCGCTTCTTTAACAGAATCAGCTCTTATAATCGCTTCGACAATTTGTTTCTTTTGTCGCTCATTCAAGGAGACACTTTCTAGAGTCTGATTAATATACAGTAATTTCGCATTTGATATATTCACCTCTTCAAGCTTTTCATGAAGGGTATTTGCAATATCGCGTAATTTTCTATTCTCTTCTAAAACCTCTTTTGCATTGTCTTTCAACAATTTGTTTTCTTTTTGTAATTTCTTTTTTAATTTGGCAATTTTTTCAAGATCTTCTGCAATTTCAGTATCGTGCAAAAGAGCCAGCGCCATATCTTCGTAATCTTCTAACTGTGATTGTGGCGTATCTTCCCAGCCTGATTTAACTGGCCGGGCGTTTATCTTCACTGATTCAGCCATGCCGCCTTGTTCCATGCCAGCCAATTTCATTAATATTTGTGCCACTTCCTCATCAGAAGTATCATCGAGCGGCTTTTTTTCCGGCGGAATGTCAGTGTCCTGAATTCCTGTGCCACCAATATCTTTCGTGGTGGTGGGTGAAATATCAGCGGGGGCATCTACCGAATCTGTTTGCTGAGCCGGTGCTGATGCGGTCGGGACTGGGAGTTCTTCGGAATCCGCAGCCGGCACCACAACGTCTTCTTCCTCAGCAAATAAAGAGCTTATTTCTCTCATCAAATCTTCTTCTGTGTATTGAGCAGAAACATCAATATCCCCAGTTATTATTTTTTTATCTTCATGTAAAGAAAGAGCTTCGTTAATATGCGAATCTAATTCATCTAAGTCTATGATTATTGAATCATCTTCTGTGGATGAAAAAGCATCAGGAAGCCTCTTTGCCACTTTATGCAGCTCTTCCTCTTCCTCTTCGAGTGCAGGGTCTTCCTGTTCCAAAAGGGTACTCATGGTTGACTTGACTTCCTGGGAATATTTTTCTATTATTAAATTTTCGGCGTTTTTCAACGCAGCTTCTTTGAGCGCGGTGGCGTCAACAATAGCTTCTTCTAAAAGAGATGACATTTAGATGCTCCTATACATACACATAAAGGTTCACTAATAAATAGTTACATTTTTCTAAAAAAGATTGGTTTTTAGTTTTACACATACTAGGGAACCGGTGTTAGAGTCCCGTCACCCTTTAGTCGAGGATATTTATCATAGGCTGGACCCTTAATACCCGTCAATGTGGCGATGATATTGCAAACAAGGCCGGCTTCGACCTGGACACGGATTCCTTTTGCTCTTACCGGCAAGGTCATTGTCATTCCAGGATAAACGTGAAAAGGATTTGTTTGTGCATCAGAATCAAAGCTAAAGATGCACTTATTTACTTCCGTACCGTCAGGGTCGGCCGCGGCGGTGCGCGCCCCATCAACATGATGAACTGCTATTGTTATGTCCCTACTCAATGAATCGAATGTTTTAAAAGCATCCGCCGCGGCACCAACGATATTATAAACCTGGGGTATGCCTGATATAATATACATCCCTGTAGAATTGACACCAGGCGTATGTTGCCTCATGAAAGTCGTGCTACCTGTTAAAAATTGTCCTGCCATCAGTTATACCTCTTTACTTTTTCTTTTAATTTGTTTGTGTGCTCGCGAGCTTTTCTCAGTTTTTCTTTCTTTTTCATGCGTTTCTTTACGCTCTTTTTAGTGAAGCGCTGTCTCTCTCTAACTAGTTCTAAAATGCCAGATTTCTTCACTTTCTTCTTGAATTTTCGAATCATGACCTCAGGTGGGCCATCTCTCTGTGTCACTTCTACATTCACTGGTGTTCTTCTGCCCATAATTCTCCTTTACATCAACCTCTTCCACACTTTGTCCACACCTGGAATCAATTTAGTTATGTCCACGCCTGAATCAGATGGGTCAACGCCTGCCAACGGAGAAGAAGGCACCTCAGGCGATCCCGGGGTGCCTGCAGACTTCAGTGGACGAGTACCTTCAAACAAATCCATCCCCCCATAGGCGTCCGACCCCACAGCATCAAGCATTCGACGTTTTGTTTCTTTTAACTTCCTGTTTTCAGCTGCGACCAGCTCTTCCGGATCCCGGGGCGGCCTAGAAGGGCCTGCGATAACCTGCTTGTCAGACAGGCCACCTACCACTTCTTTTATGATTTTTTTCAAGGCGCCTTCTTCGAAAATAACCTCTTTGACACACTCTTTAACAAGCGGCTTCAAGGCAGCCAGTAACTCTTTTTTATTCATCATTTTCTCTTATTACTTCGTTTAAAGCTCGGTTTATTCGGTCTCTTCGACCGAGGGGATCGCGATCTTTAGCTTCAGACACCATAAAAGCATTTGGAGTTGAGGGCTCAGAAACCATGTCAAAACATATTAACTGATAATCATCTTGGACATACTTTTTCCCAGCTTTTTCTTTCAAAGAGCCTAAACCACGAGAAGAAATTCCTAATTTAACGCCCGCTGAGATCAAATCTTTCAATATTCGGCCCGAGGGCGTGTCAAGTACCTCAATTTTGCCATATACCTTTTGTCCATCATTCCATATATCCACAACCAGGTGGGACGCGTTTTTCAAATTAATAACCGAATCATCCGGGTGATCTAACTCACCCAGGGCACGTCGTTCCGTGACTGCTTTTTTGTAATTTTCAATCTCTTTCATCAAAACTTCAGGTGGGTAAACCCTCTGATTGCCATTTTCAACATTTGCCTCTTGCATAAGTCCAGAAAGATACACTGCCCCTTCTTCGCGGACCTTCCGCTTTTCCTCTTCAGTCAAGAGGTCTTGGCAAATGCCACCTTCACATAACTCATAAAATTCTCTCAATAATTTCATTTTTATACCTCAAAGTGCGGCCGCTAGCCGCACGATACTGCAGCCTGATTTACAACGTCTCACAGGTCTGAGAAATCTTTTGCGCTTCATCGTTATTACTCCTTTCTACCCTGATGCCATTATCATCTATTATTACACTAAAAACATAACTTATTCCAGATGCAGCCGAACCTAAAAACAGGCCTGTAAATAAAGAATAATCATAATTAAATAGTGTTGTCCAGGTGTTTGCCAACCACAAAAGTATGCCCACCCAAAATCCAGTACACATGCTACAGGAGAACAAAGTACCAAACCAACCAGTTTTTGGTCTTATGTGATCAAAAATTTTACCATAAACTATTATCTGTGTCATGCCGCAAGATACAAGCATAAAATACAATAATTCCATAATTATCCGTCTTTTTCTTCTCTTATTATTGAATAATTGTATTGATATCCAAAAGGGCGCACGCGAGTGTCAATTGAGCCTTTATTGTCGGAATGCGGAACATCACCGAGATCTGTCGAGAAATCATCAGACGGATTCAGCAGGTGGTCTTCGCGATCATCATGATATTGACCAGACAAGTCATAATATGGTTTTTCTTTTTCCAGATATCTATACAAAGAATATATACAAGCCTGAACATTATCGATCCCAGGAACCTTGGATTCTAACATTACATACTCCATAGATCCATATACGTTCCCGCTTCGGATTGTATTCGGATCTATCACACCTTTCTTTACCAAAAACTTTCCTAAACGATCTTGAGCACCATAAACATCTTCATGTATTATATCTTTTGGGAAAGCCAAAAATTTGTTTTTTGATGGCATCAGAACAATATCGATGGAGTGATGGTCCATTATTAATATATTTCCATCAAGCGTGCGCCTAGCAACAAGTTCAATTTGTATTGGTGGGCGTTTGTTTATTCCCACAGAAACATCGCCGGGCCGCTGTACATCGATTCCAATATTTTGACCAGGAGCTATGGCTACCCTGACATTGCCATCTATTTGGGCTGCAACTTCTGGTTCAATTGAAATCTTAACTGGCATTTTCTGTCATCTCTTCTACTAAGTTTTGTATTTTCAAGACCTTTCTAACAGAAGATTCTGAAACTTGCTCTTCCTTAAAGGAAGAAATTATATCTTCAACTTTTTTCAGCTTTGTCTTAAAATCTTCGTCTTCTTTGATAATATCACTATTATAACTATTTTTAATATCTTTTTTAAGCTTATCTAATTCTTCATTTATAAAAATTTTCAGCTCCAAGCCATTGTCGTTAAACGAAGAAATATACTTATTCAAAAGCATTCTTTGGCTTTCTGTTATTTTAGTCGCATATTTGTTATTAAATTTAGCAACAAAAGAATTATAAACAATATCATCAATATGATCCAAATTCATGTCTTTTAGGTCTTCTTCCGAAATCAAGCTGTTTTCAATTTTTTCCTCTAAAATTACTTTATCTTTCGGAGATAAGTCTAAATTAAAAATAGAATGTACAGAAGCAATGCTTTTATAATTTGGAACAAAAGATTTGAACACTGACGCGCCAAGTGTTTTGTTAATAATTTTTATAAGAGCAGTCTGTTCATCAAATATTTTTCTTTTATCCAGCCTCTCATGAGCAATCTTTGACTCATAAATCAACTTACGAGCGTGTTCACGAGTTATAGAGCCGGATTCATATAACGGTTTATAAATACTAAGCTCTCTAAACAAAAAAGTATTTTTACTAAAGTGTTCTCTTATTATAGAGCCGACTTGTTTTATTTTAAATTTATTCTGTTTTATCAATGACTTTGTTAATTCTCGAACCAAAGCTTCATATAAAAATGCTGTATTTCTTTTTTTATTGTGTCTAAGTCTCATCGTCACCCCTCAAGTTTAAACTAGCTATTATTTGTTCTATCTCCTTTGACATACCAAGTATCTTTTTTTCTTCATTAAGAAAAGATTGTTCTTCCTCTACAACACCCCTTCCAAGTGATATGAGAGGACCTGCGCCTTTAAAGATGTTAGAAATATTCGATTTTGTTGTGGCTGAAGCGTAAGAGCCTTTTTTATTTTTGAGGCGGGGACCTGCGCCTTTTCTTTTATCATGTAAAACTGGTTCATACCACCCATGAGATTTACTAGTCGTCGTTTGTTTTTTACTCTTATGTCGGCGACTTGCTTTCCCCAGATCGTCTCTTTTACCAGGTTCAGCTAATAGATCACCCTCAGGAGGCGCTTCAGCTTCAGGCGCATCGACTTCTGTTTCAGGACCAGGTTCTCCAGCGGCATCTTCAGTTCCCGGAACAGTTTCTGCTCCGGTTGCACCCTCTGGGGATCCTTCTAGGTCGAAACCTGCGGCGCCTTCATCTGGCATGCCTAGATCGCCACCCATGTCGCCGCCCAAATCGCCGCCGGCGGCTGCTTGTTCTGATTCGGCGGCCTGTTCGAGCAGTGCATCGAATTTACGATCATAAAACATCTCTCTTTGATTTCTAACAATCTCTTCGTCCGTAAGCCCAAACATTCTCTTAGCAATCCACCTTTTGCTAAAGTATCCTTCGGTGGCGCCTCCGGCGACTTCAAATTTGCTTTTCCAGTGCTCAAGCTCTTGTAGTTCAGCCAATTTACTCGGATTATTAAGTGCCACCTTAAAATTAACCAAGTCTTCATCACGAAAACCAAGAACATATAAATGCACAATCCCGACCTTTTCTAACTCTGTAATTACAGATCTTTGTAACCGCTGGATGGTTCTTGCGAATCTAATATCCTTCTGTGCCAGTGTGGTTTTATCTTCACTCCCTTCTTCGGCTTGAGAGAGATAAGATTGCGGAACCTTAAGCGCAGAAAAAAGTTTATCTCTAAGATATTTAACGTCGTCGATATCGCCCGTATACTGGCCTCCGGCCAAAGTTTCTATTTTGGTATTGTTGGCGCCGCGGATTGGAACAAAATAGTCTTCATCGATCGACATAGGGTTATACCTAAGATCAACACGACCAGTGTCCGGATCTACAACTTGGTGTCTTTTCATTTGAGTCATGACCTTTTGCATATACTGCTCAATGTCTTGAGGTGGAATATTCCCAACATCAATATAAAAAACCCTTCTTTCAGGGGAACGAACAATCCTATATGCCATCATGGCATCTTCTAAAAGAGTTAATTGACGCCAAATTCTTCGGGCTGGTTCCAATATCGAGGTCCCATATGGGTGATATTTGTCATTCCCCAGGATCCTAAAGTGACCAACCTGCCAATTTTCGAAAGTCATGCCTGCCGAATTCCACTGAAATTGTACATAGTTTGGATTTGTTTTGTCTTCTCCCTCCAGCCTCTCAAGCTCAGATGATGGCAAGCCAATTGCACTTTGGATGCCACGGGCCTCATCTATATCTAAATAAAGAAAAAAGTCTCCGTACTTACACATGGATCTGCACCAACCGAACAAGTTATATTCAATATTCAATACGCTAAAATATAAGTTTTGTAAAATAGTCTTTATTTCTTCGTTCGAACATTCGACACTTAACAGGGGCTGCAGTCGAGAATGTGTGGTCATCTCGTCGGCGTAAATATCAAGAGAGGATGCAATTTCAGGAGTGTACTCCATTTGATCAAAATCGACGTATCTCTCCAAGCGCTGTTGGGACGCCATAACATTGGCTTGTAAATTAGAAAAAGGGTCATAAGCAGTTTTTTTAAACTGTTGGCCAGAGGCCGAAGTAAATCGGCTTGCAAATTTATCTAAATCAACTCTTCTTATTCGTCGACCAGTTTGAGTCTTGTAATTTAACAGAGGCCCTGATAAAAGCCTAGTTAGCCTTTTAAATAAAAGGTTTTCTTGATTTTTTGTATTATTGCCGCTATCGCTACTATTGTTTTGTTCTGCCATTTCTAACCCTTAAATAACCAAGGAAACTGTTCTATGTTCCTCTTGTGAGCCTTCGCCGCGTCCGTGATTGAATCAGTGGTTTTATATCCCGACATTCCTTTTATAGAAGTGTTTAAAACGCTGGAGCTTTTTGTTATGCTTTCCAAGAAGGCTTTTCTATATTCTACACTCTTTTTGTTTTCTGTTAAAGCAGTATCTCTAACCCAACAACCAATCGCCAAAGCCATTATTAAATCATCATTGTATGATCTCATCGCTTCTGGTCTTCCATGATTCCATATAAAAGTCTTCATCTCGGAATAAATTCTCCTAGAATACAACGTAATTAGTTTATTGCGAACGAATTCTTCTAACTTCGATATTATTATTGGTCTCGTTTTTTGCGACATAGTAAAACCAGCAACCGCATTACTCTGCTGTTCACCAAGGTATTGCTCAACGTATTCATGTGTTGATTTTATTGAATAATATAAATTAGGGTATTCAAACTCCACCAATTTATCTAAAACTGCAAAACCGACAGAATTGTTCTCAACCACAAGCAGAGCTTCGTTATATTCTAAAGCAACATCATATAAAATTCTAGAAAAAATATCAGGTGTAATTTTTCCCCTATATTCCGACACCACTTCCATGGTAGATAATTTAAAAACTAAAAATACCGAATAATCTTTTCCGTCGCCGCGGGCCACGTCTGCAGATATCAAATAATCTTCACCGGATATTGAAGGTTCCCATATCCAGTTATTTCTATCAAAACCCGTTCTATACTTTGGATCTTTTAAGGTTTCATGTATGCTCTCTAAATCATCTGGGTGAAAGACTGTTTCTCCCGACATATTAAAGTTACACTCAAGCTCTTGCGCGATCTCGCGGCGTGACATGTTTTTGGTTTCTTTCGCATACCACTCGTTATCGCGGTCGGGGTGTACGTCCCAAGTCAACCTCATGGGTCGAAAATCATTAGAGCCTTCGACAGACTCAACATAGTTTCTGTGAAACCAATTCCCAACACCATTAGGTGTGCTAAGAGCAATACATCGCCCACCCGTAGATAAAGTGGGATATAAGCCAACCCACAACTCATCCAAGCCTTCGACGTGTGCGGCCTCGTCTATAACTAACAAAGAAAGAGCTTCTGAACGACCAGCGTCACCAGAGGTTGATGAAGCCTTTATTTGAGACCCGTTCGAAAGTTCAAACGAAGCTCTGTTATCTATCTCCACTTTTGTTATATTTATCCATTCTGGTAGGTTTTTAATTATTGCCTTAACCTTTTTTACTAAATTTGCCGCGGTGGAAAATTTAGTTGCAATAACTAAAACATTTTTTTCCCTATGAAAGATCATAAGCCACGCTATGTAGGCCGCAGTTATAGTTGAAATACCAAGTTGGCGGGCCTTCAGAATTATATTAAACCTATTAGATTGAAAATAGTTTATCGCTTCTTCTTGAAAGTCATAAAGCTTAAAAGGTATGAGGCCGCGCTGGGGATGGGTTATTTTAGCGTAAGTGTTTATAAAATATGCCGGGTCCTTGCCGCATCGAAGCAGCTCCTTCATGACCTGCTTCCTGTCTAAGAGGGGATCCATTATTTCCTTATGCCAAAACTCATCTTGTTGGGATTAAAGGGGTCAGACTTAACAGTGGGCGCGTCATCATTTTTCGCTTTTTTATCCGTCGCCAAAGAAAGAAAATCCTCCGTGGCTTTTATCAGAGGGTCTTTGCCGCGGCCAGTGTCAGGATCTTCCACTTCCGATAAGGACCCCACAGTATAATGTTGTTTTGCCAAAATCTGAACTCGTATTCTAGAAATGGGATTAACCTCCACTAAGACCTCTCCCTGTTTTTTTAAAGAAAGAGACTTGCCCGTGTTCTTCCTAAACTGCTTTTCTATAAATGATTTAACTTCTGAGATTGTTTGTTCTATATCTGATTCAAAATTTTTATTATGAACCGACTTCATAGACTGTTCTTCAATATGATAAGAAAGGCAGACTCTGTCTCCACCGTACATTTTTACATTAAATCCGTCTATTACTCTCGAATCTAAAATGTTGTGACCCTCTTCTCTTCTTAGGCCAATTTTGACTGGCTTTCCTTCTCGATCATAAGCCCCATCATAACACAACTCTCCCAACACTTGAGACAACCCGTTTAGCACATTTAAAGTTTCTAATGACATTTTTATTCCCCTTTTGGTCGCCAGCCATCTTGCCAGCGCTTTTCTCTAAATTCTACGAACTTTACGAAACATGTCTTGCAGCAATCAAATTTTATAAAATACATTTTATTAAAAATCTTCGGTTTGTAGAAACCACATACATTACAATATTTTTTTTTGTTCAAATTAATTAGTTTTTCTGAAACTAAAAAACCATTATGTTCTTTTCTTCTTCTTTCTTTGCTGACGGCCGAAGTGGAAAGAGCTTTCAAATCTTGCAAATATTTCTTTTCTTTTTCTGGGCACCACAGACCTTTAGGATTAACTATTGTTTTTTCACCATACTTTTCGGCTATTGCCCTCTCCAACTTAAAAGCGTAATCAGGATCTTCATTCATGATTTATTGCCAACACTATTCCAGTAGTGAGCAAGACACCAGCAACAAAGCCTCCTGAAGCCCACCAAATCGTATAATCGTTTGGTCTCTTGAGGGCCGCGGCCGTGAGCTTTTTTATTTCTTCGTCTTTTATCAAAATAATTTTATTATATTGGGTTGTAAGTGTCTCAACTCTCAATTTTAAATTAGAAATTTGAAACTCACTCTTTATTTTTTGGCGCTCTGCTTCATATTTTAATTTAAGTTTACAAATGGCGCGTTGTCTTGCAGGAGCAGTAATTAAAACGGCATTAGCCTCGGAGTCATAGCACCAAGCTCCGCCATGGATGCTGCGGTCTGGGATGCCTTCTTCAATATACGTAAAAGATCCAGGGTCTATTAAATAAGTCTCTGCGGGAAGTAACTGCGCATATGCAAAAAGTGGTATGATGCACAAAAAAGCACAAAGAAAAATCCTATTCCACAAATTTAATACCAAATTCCTTTTCAATTCTTTTCTTGATTTCATCCGGGTTTCCTTTCGAGGCTCGAACAACCTCCTTTATCTCATTCTTTTGCGATTCTGTAAGATTCTTTTTTTCTATTGCTAACTTTTCTTCCACATTTTCTAATGTATCTTCATATTTCTTAACCAAATTGTCTCTCATCAGGAGCTCATCACTATGCGTACTTGTCAGGACCTCTAACTGCTCTTTATGAGACTGTCTTTTCGCCTCAATAACCTCAACTAATGCATCTGTGTTTCGACGAGTCAAAACCCAGATCAACACAGACCAGGCTACTAAAAACGGAATTTGCCAGTGTTCCCTCAACCAAAGCCAAGCGCGAGAACACCAATTCCTAAATAATATCCAACTCATCTTTTTCCTTTGTGGGCCCATGCTTCCACTTAACTGCCATATCTACCAAGGCTTGAGTCCCAATATAAGCCAAAGTAATAGCAGTCCAGTTATCGCTGGTAACTGTCCCATAAGCGCAGAGAAATGTTGCCGTGAGCCAAGCTAAAAATTTTCTTGATATAAATTTCTCTGTATGTTTGTCGGCAAATGCCTTTATTCTTGCCACCATGTATATCTCCTACATATTTACGTGCGCGAAGCCATCTTTTCTTTCAATATTTATCTGCATATCAACACAATCTTTTAAACTATCTAGATGTGAAATCAATAAAACTGTTTTAAAATAGCCCTTCACCATATCTAAAATACGCACAAACCCCTCCATATTTTCCTCGTCCAAGGATGTCCCGGGTTCGTCTAATATAAACAAGTCCGATTTAGGCAAAGAAGAGACAGTCAAAAATGCCAAACGAATGGCCATCGAAGCTATGGTCTTTTCGGCTCCAGAGCCCATTTCCAAAGGACGAGGACCATATTGAGGGTGTTTTATAAAAATATCCAGCTTATCTTCGTTGTTTGTTATAAAAACCTCGAATTCCACAATATTAGTAAGAATTTTTGCAATCTCCTCGTTTATAAGCGGCAGCCTTTCCTTGATTATTTCATACGAGACGCCGCTAGGATGACAACACGTCATCAGCAAGTGATATGCAGCAAAATCATCTTTAAGCCTCTCGTATTCTCTGTGTTGCTCTAAGATATGACTAAGCTTCTGCTCCAAAGATCCATGCTCTTTGTGGAGCAGCATTATTTTGTTTTCACAAGCTTCCAACTCTAGCCTCTTTGCAGATGCTTCTTTTGCCAAATTGTCCCTCTTCGATAATAACCCTTTGAGATTTTCAATAGATTCCTTTTTGGTTTCATACTCTTTGCTCTTGCTTTGCAGGGTTTCCAGCTCAATCTGTTTTTTAAACAACAAACTATCAGACCTCTCGATATTAAGCTGGTTTGAAGCAATAGAGTTGGCTAAGATACTCTTTCTTTCAACAAGATGAGTATATTTTTCTATATGAGTTTCCACTTTTTCAGGCTCTAGATCGTATATTAGACTTCCCAGCTCATTAGTTCTTTCTGTAATCCCGTACAACTTCTTTTCCGTAACTTGTATCAGATCAACAGCATTGTGTGCATCCTTAATAAACTTACAAGTAGGGAACTGAGAACCGCATGGCACCTCTGACAACAAATCTTGCTTTTTTCTGTTTTCTACAATAATGTCGCTACATCTCTTCGATTCCTGAAAAGCTTTTTGCAATTCTTCCCTGTGAGAATCTATTAATTCTTTTTTTTCTTTGTACGTTGCTACCTCAAAAGTTGATAAAAAATCTTCAATCTTTTTATATTTTTCCTCACTATCCTTCAATCTTTGCAAAGATTCTGTTTTTTGCGAAGTCAGAGATAGAATGGAGGCCTGTTTTTGTGCAATTTCTCGCAAGGTTAAGATAGGATCAATAATCTCAGCAGGGACAGAGTTTATCTTTTCTTGTGTAGTTGATGAAGAATTTAAAATTTTTGAAATTTCACCCTTCAGGGAAGAGCAGATGGCCTTTTTGTTCTCTATCGAAATTTCACTCTTAACTATTTCCTTCTTTATGTTCGCGATTTCTGCTTCAAAATCAATGTCTTCCAGCCGTTTTAAAGACATTTTGGTCAAAGTAGAATCATCTTTGGCCATTTTAAACTTTTTATCAAAAATCTCTAAATCTAAAAATTTAGCCAAAAACTCTTTTCTCTTTGTGGAGCCCTCATTAATAAAAGAAAGAGAGTCCAGTTGAGAAGACATAGATGTCATTAAGAAATCCGAGTGAGTTCCAAAATACTTTCTAATGTTTTTATCAGTGTCCTGCCTGGAAGTGCCATTTAAACTTGTTTCATTGCCAATTTCATCTTCTGTAAAAAATTCTAAATCTGTACTGGCCTCTTGCGTTTCCACGCCCTTTAGTCTTTTGACATATTTTTCTGAGGTTCTTTCTATCACAAAATTTTTATCATGGATCTTGATGTGGGCCCGGGCCTTACAATCTTTTTTATTTTGGTTTATAACATTCAAATTTTTTCTTATTGACTTCGACGTAGTGTTGTGCAAACAATATAGTAAACTATCGACAATAGAAGATTTCCCAGAGTAATTTTTTCCGAACACTCCTACTATGCCCTCCAGGTTCGCAAAATTAATCTTATTGTTTTCCCCATAATTAAACAAGTTATCCCACTCTAGCGACTCTAAGGACCAGTGAACATTTCGTAAAACATCCTCACTTTCTTCAATTTGCGTGTTATATTTTTTGTTTAAATCATAAACCTTCTTCATAACTTCTTCGGAAACTTCAAACTCTTTCAAATATTCCGCTATTAATTCTTCCTGAGTTGGGAGACTGCGCAAGTCCTTTTTTTGAATTCCGTCGGGGGCCTGAACCTTTATTTTTTGACCAGCTGCCCTATTAAGGTAGGTGACCGATTCGGGGCTATATCTATATTTAACAATATCCACTGCTTTGCGAACTTTGTCAAGAGTAACGTTTTCCTCTGATACAATTCTTAGGCGCGCCCCTGGTGGTGGTTTCAACCTGGGTAAATTCCCTTTCTTTGTTAAAGAAAGAGTTATGAAGGGCTTCGGGTTATTTAGGCCTATGTGCTGTGCAGTAAAAGTATCTTTATCTTGTATATCCCATAATAAATACCCCTTTACTAGGGACTCACCAAAATTCTGCTGAATGGTGGAACCCGCATACCAAATCCTACCTTCCGCGTCCAATTTTTGAGTTTTATGAATATCCCCTAAAAACGCAAAATCGAAATCGTCAAAGATATCAATACTGTGATCTCCGCCAAGAGTCCAATTCGAATCGGTTTTTGACTTGTCGATCGCCCCATGATACAAAGCTATGTTTATTGCATCCGCATTTGTTGGTTTTACCCAGTTTTCTTCATCGAAGACGGACAAGACATTGAGACAAAAATTATTAGTTAAATGTTTTTCACCAGCATTTTTAAGTAATACTAAATTAGGTGAATTAATCGCCCTTACTATCGGAGAAATGGCATCTTGACGACTTTCGTTGCGTAAATTGCCATCATGGTTACCTAAGATGATATAAGTGGGGGCAATCTCTGAAAGGTTTTCAAAAAAATCTCTGCACAAATCTACAAATTCAGGCGAAATTTGAGTTTTAGTGTGGGCAATATCACCGCAATGGATAATATAATCAACTTTTTCTTTTTTTAAAGATTCATATAGTTGTTTAAACACTTCCCTATATTCAAAGTGATATTTTAAGTTACGAATGTGCGTATCCGCAATGTGTGCGAATTTCATTAAGGCTCCAGTATTTTACAGTACCATATTAGCATACAAACAAACAAAAATCAAGTTTTATTTGTGGCGGCGATGTGGGCTTGGACAACAGCATGAATTTTTATCAGGTCTTCGGGGCTTAAGTGTTTAATCTTCTCAATGGCCTCGGCTGCACTTTCAGACAAGTTTTCCTGTTCATCCAAAGTAAAATTAATTATCTCTTCTTTTATTATTCGTTTCAATTTTGTCTTTGATATTTTCATTTAATGAAACTCCTCATTTAATTTTGTTAATTTCATAAAGTAAATAGTTATCAGAATTTATATCTGTAACTGTATTCATAAGATTTTTTACTTCATTTCTTTTCATATCACCCAAATCTCTTTTGTCTCCCATCTTTAAAAATTTAACATCTAAGTCTATCTCTGATAAAAGTTTATATATTTTAAGCGATTTGTCATAAGCATCTGCATCCAAAGCCAAAATAACTTTTGGGCGCTCCTTATTCAATGTATTAATTAGTCTACTGTTTTCTTTTAGTGTTGAACCTAAAATAGGAATTGAATTATGGGTTTTTATGGAGTCGAACACTCCCTCCACAAGAACCACTGGTTCTTTCCAGTTTATCATATATTCATTGAACACTATGTCTTTGTTACCGATCGGGTTTTTATATTTTGGCCAAAGTTTTTTAGTAATAGACCTAGCCACAAAATAATTCAACTCCCCCGTTCTATCAAAACTAGGGATAACAACCCGGCCTGAAAACTCGCCGGAGTTGCAATATCCTATCTTCCACCTAAGGGCGTCCAAAAAGCTAAGACCACGAGACCAGAGATATCTTAAAGGCTTTGAGCAGCTCTTATCTCTTTTTAAAATTTGATAGCTATCTGGTAACTCTAGTTTGTTTTGTGCTGGCAAGACATCGTCGAACGCAGCGTGTATATCAAAAGAACTGGTCAGGTCGGGGCCATCGAAAACACCCCATTGTACTAAAAATTCAGGGTTCACTAATTTAACAAGCTTCGAAATATTCTTACCAGAATAATCACACACCCAGCATTTAAAAACATTCTTCTCAATGTTCACAGAAAGCTTCTTCTTGTGATGCTTACACTTTGGGCATTTATAAAGCGTTTCTTTGCCATTTTGCCAACCAGTGCCCAAAAGAGTTGTCAAAATACTATTTTTTTCTGTTTCCAACGTTAAACCCAGCCTTAGCTATTATATAGCTATCCGATTTGTCATACATGCCTGGTTTTGGATTTCCATGCTTAGTATATTCTACCAGAAACAAGGGCTCTTTGTCAACAACAAACTGAAAAACCTTTTCTTTTGCGTTCTCGCCGCGCTTTATAGTAACACCCGCAGTTTTTCGAGCTGATGATGCAGCTATCATTTCAGGCTCTTCTCCAAAAAGATCATAACATAACCAAGAAACAATACCATTAAACCTAGATAATGTAGATAATGTTTTAGCTGATGAGAAACCACTTCTAAAACTCTGCAATGATTGTTCTATGAAGATTTCATCAATATAAAATTTATCATTTATATATACCAGCTCATCTTTTATAAATTGAGCCTTTTCATACAAAGACGAAAACTTGTTTTTGTTTCTAGTGTCCCAAAACTCGTTGTAAACCATGTTACCAAAGTCATCAACAACCGTTGCGCCAGTTATACTCGTAGAAATGTCCAAGCCCAAGATCATGCTTTTGTCATTATTTCAAAAAATCTATACATCCACTCTTCTTTTTCTTTCTCTGTTTTAGCAGTATACCACTGCCAGGCATAAGAAGCAACTATAAAAGATATTTTATCTTCTTCTTTATTAATCAGGTCCCCAACCAAATCTATGTCTTTCTGGCCTATGTTTTCTGGAAATACGTCCATCTTTAATGCAATGCTAAGTAATGTTCCAAAATCGCCGGCGTTCATCGCGGATTGCAAGATTGTAAATAATCGAGTTTTTCTAGTGCGATCCTTCTCCTTTTCCCCTGTTAGCTTATCAGGATGTAGCATAATCGCTAGCTTTCTAAAAAGGTTTTTATATTTATCCTCTTTTTGGGGTGGAATGGACGAGGGTCGGGGCGACTCTTCACTGTCTTCCGGTAAAGGAGGCAGAAGTTCGTCAGAAGGGGGTAGATTAGCCTCTGGAGGCGTTTGTTGGCTCTCCTCGGTGTGATGCTCAGGCATTTGATTAGAAGCGTTTGTGCGCCTTGCTTTAAGCTCTTGCTCTTCTACCTTTCCTTTGATCTCGGGACCCAGAACCTCTAGCAACTTTTCGAACTCTACCTTGAAATCCCTTTTGGCGATCTCAAACATTTCTTCATGTATTTCTCTTTCAATTGAAGTTGACTGATATTTCAATACTAAAGATTCATATTTCTTGGAAAAGTTCATTTCTAAATGTCCAGCTTTAATTTGAAAGTATAGTCTCGTCCTTTTATTTTTTTAACAGGTGTGGCCAAATTTGCTACTGCAAGAAGATTTCGATGCATATCATAAATTCCTATTTTAGATATGTACACTATATCATCAAAGTTTTCCTCATAGTTTTTATAATGCGACTTCACAGTATTTTTAATTTTAACTGAGGGGTAAATAACACTATTGTTTACTATATCAACTCGCTTCCCGGTGGCGGCCTTTTCTACAAACGTCGGGTTTGACGATATATTGAACTCTGTTTTTTTAGCGTGGGCAAACATAGTTAATGTCGGTATCGGATTAACTCCTTTGAAATCAATAGAATAACTTGCCGAAGGTATATTCACGTTAGGTGTTTCACCATCAGGATCTCGAAGACCAACAGCGAAGTTAACCCATTTTGGTGTAACAGCTGAAGCGTTTCCATCATATTCTTCTGTTTCGGCGTGCAAATCCCACGAACCAGTAAGCATCACAAACCCGTGATCATATAAAACGACACCAGCAACTTGATTTATATTGGGGCCGGTGGTTTCAATCAGCTCGCCATCCCCTTTGGTATCATTTAATTCAGCTACCAGTGTTCCACTAAGATAAAACCCCAGCTTAACAGATGTTTTTTTAATGGAGTTTCCAAAGAAAATTGATGGTATAGATATCAAATTTAATTCTTGCGTTCCCTTGTGCCAAACATTATTATTAAAATTACAGTCATATAAGAAGTGTGGTGACATGCGAGAATAATATCCCAAAGTATTTCTTAAAGATGTAATATATTTTTTATTCTTGTTAACGGTGAGTTGAGAATCTGCATACAATTCTGTAAAAGTAAATTTACCAAATTCGGTGCCGGCCGGAATTTGAACCCGACTTATGCTGGCTGTCATGGGGTAGGAACCCTGTATGACATCCCCATAATTAAATTGGCTACTTGCCGCGAACGGGGAACTAGAAATAGTAGAAAATGCTCCACGGGTGCTAGCTTTTGTTATAAATGGGTATATTTTGTCAGAAGTTCTGTTAACGTTTAGTTCATATAAATCTACATGACCTTCCGGAGTATCGTTCAAGCCAGTCTGGTTTCTGTAATAAACATTATTTTGATAAATTAGAAACTTTTGACTCGGATAAGCCTCAAGAACATTAAAAAGTATGTCCTTTTTTCTAAAAATCATTTTTTAATAGTCCAGACGAACCCTTAATGTTACCTCATTAGTTGGGTCTTTTCTTATTGGCTCTGATAACTTAGCAACAGCCATTAGCTCGTTGTTAGCTGAATACAAACCAACAGTCGTGACATAGGACCTTGGTAAATCTTGAGCTGTATTCTTAACTCTTATTTTGCTTCCATTCAAATATGTTCGATTTGCAGAATAGTTAAATTCATTATGATTGGCGCGACAGAAGTAAACCATAGAATTTAATTCCGTTGTGTTGTTAAAGGTCAAATTTAGTATTCTGCTTCGCATAAAATTGGAAGCATGATCAATGGTGCTACCGGTCATTAAATCTTGAAAACTATGCAGATGCATTGCTGTCCCATCTCCAGTAGCATACATTCCGTACTTTGGTGAGTGATCCACGGCCGGGTCGGCATTCACCGTTCCGGTTAGGATACCGGGACCCCCATCTTCAAACAGGGTGCTGGCGTCTCTCAGCGCAAATATTGAACTTGTCAATACAGCGACGCCGGCTTGATAATATAGGAGACCCACCCTAGTACTCAGGTCTGCGAGTCGGCTTCCTTCAGAGTCTGCCTTTCCGCCATATAAAACCGCATATTCGCCAGCCGTACTTGTGAAATAATCGTCAGAGGCACCCACATCTGTAATAGATAGAACATCAGTTGCGACATCATCCAAAGAGAGTGTAGTTTGAACATCTAGATCCAGCCTAAATGATCCTTTTTTGATTTCATCTTTTGTCAAAAGCCTGGTCAAAGATATAAAGATGCAATCCTCAAGCTTGATATCTCCTGCTTCATTCGTTATTCTCCCATCTTGATCAAACTTTGCAATATTGTTATCTTTATCGTAACCCTGTAAAACTTGAGCCATTTGAGCATACATATTTAATTTCTTATCTTCCTGCTCATGAGCTACAATTGGAGCTGCGACATCAACAATTCTTGTGGTAAATCCAACAGAAATATCTAATATATGATTGGCTGAGGAGCTCAGATAAGGATAATCATAAACACTCTGAAACATGCCATGAGAATACGTCTTAATATTGGTTTCGGATCCTGCGGCGACTGTGTTCCCACCATAAGTTCCTGATAAAATCGTTCCCGTTATTGGTATGTATTCGTGTAATAAGGTTCGGGTTGATGCCTTATCTGAATCTAGTAAAGTTTTATATACTGATGTGGCCATTCTAAATCTCCATTAATTAGGCTTTCTTAACAAATCTAACAGGAATGTCTACTGTGTATCCAGTGGTGATTCCTGTTACAGTCACCACTGTGTCAATGTACTTAACTTCAATTTTTGCGATGTTCCCGGTGTCGTCTATAACAGGAGTGCCTATGCCATCGATCTGGGCCTTAAAATTATTCCGAGCCAAGAAGAGAGTATTGGTACCAAATAAATCGTTGCTTGCGCTCAGCGTATCCTGGACCTTGATGGTAAACATAAGGCGCGAGCCGACAGGACCATCTTGAAATACTTGTCTATCATACCAATTACTAGTTGCTGTGGACAGGCCGGCAGTCAAATTTTCAGCGGTTGGGTTTTGATTGAAAGAATCCATTATATTTAGTTGAACCATGTCAGTATTTTGATTCGTGATATAGTAAGCAGCTATGTGATCATCATCGACAAAAGCATAAGACATAGGCGTTCTTACCCCAGTAATGCGGCCGTTCTCTTCTGCGCCGACGACATCGAGGTGGGTTATATCTGATAGGCCATTGTCAGCCCTGTGTCGCTTAATCGACGCCGGGTTAACCGCTATTTTACCATACCTGTGATCTATTCTAATTAAAAAAGCTGTTTCTCTGAGCTCTGGAGGGAAAGTGCTTAGCAAACTTAAACCTTCTTGTGTTCCGCCAATGCCCTGGTCAACACAAATAAATGTCCTATTTGTGTCTCTGTCCGAATCAAAACCCAGAATAAGCCCATCCGGATATGCCTTATGATCCCTTAGGAGCTCGATGCCATCCGCGGTATGGTGTCTAAACAAATCTTCAGTATCTGAATCACAAGTAACTAAAAAATAACCTTTGTGCTTCGAGTTCGGGCTCACAGCACTAGTAAATGAACTTGAAAATCTGCGCGCAGCACTATTGGTATTTAGATTTGCCCCAACCTCATCTTCTGTGTCGCCCCATTTTTCGTTTAATTTAAAAGTAGGTAAATATAAAAAGTTATTATTACTTAGTGTCATCAGTTTAGATGACATCGTAGAAGTATTGTTAGTGAAGGCTTCTAAAATTGGTGTCTGCATTATTTGCAAATCATAAAAGGCCGAGCCACTAGGGTGGACATTATTAAAAAGCTCATAATTTATTTCTTCATCACTAAATGCATACTTAGCAATGTTGAATTTTCCTTCTGCCATCCTTTTGCGGCCTGCATCTGTTAAGACCGCATCTAATACTATATCACCTGAATTATCTAAAAACGCCATATTACATAATACTCCTTATATAATTATACACAATAAATAGTTTGTTTTAAGCAAATCAGTACTTTAATGTAAAGATTTTCTAATGCCACTATAATTCTTCGGGCCCGTCCCAACCGTTACCATATCCATTGCCGCCCTGGCCTTGAGGGCTGAACCCATTATTTCGTCGGGTTCCCTCCGGTGGTGCGAATTCCTCATCAGGTTCCGCTTCGCCTGGGCGTGTTACGGGTCGTTTTCCCGGGGTACGGGCCCCGAACTCCTCGGCTACTCTTTCTGCTTCTTCTAATTCCTCAGGAGAAGGAAGGTTCTCATCGGGTATCTCGTGGCGTCGGCGACGGGCAACCTCTTCAACCTCCGCGGTCACCACCGGAAGGGGAGCGGGGGCCGGAGGGTCATCCTCGACACACACACCACCTACACAACTGGCGATCGCAAGACAATCATTGTCCTCGATGCAGGTTCCTGGCGCTAGATTTATGATTGGCGGCTCCGCCTCGGGCGGTGGCGGTGGTGGAGGCTCCGGTTCACAGATCCCACCCTGGCCGCGGATTGGTCGGTCTGCAGGGCAAACACATTGGGCGCGCCCAGCGTCCCAAATCTCACCCAGGGCCGGCCGGCACGAAACCCGGCAGCCGCAGTCCTCAACATTTCGCTGATGGCCAACATCACAGTCTGCAATACAATCGCCCCTGCAAGGAGAATAGCCTTCTCTGCACTTACAATACAACACTAATCTCAAATTAGATTGATTGGTGTGCCACCGCACTTGATCCAGGCCCCCTCCAAATCGACGATGAACATAATATCCAACAGCAAGTTCAGAATTCGCAGGACAATTGTCCACAATGCAAGCGCCTTCGAGGCCGCCGCGGTTACTATATCGGTTATATAAGTCGCGTGCGTAATCGTACTGGGCAGTGCCCATGGTTCGCAGGGCCTTGCCGAGTGTGAGGTTTTGAGCGATATCACCCACAGGAAGAGCAGAGCGTACGCGTGACTTAGTTATAAATCTCTTAGCTGGCCAGACGACGTGATGATTCCAAGGTACACTTTCTGGGCATTCGCACCGGCGTTGATCAACATTCAAAGTATCAGCCGCAACCACAGAAATTCGAGTGCCGGGGACCCCAAGTTGTGCAACAGAAGTATCCTCGTCATAGGGCATTCCATAAATCAAGTCCAACTCTTGTTGTTGACTTGGTGTAAGAAAAAATCCAGTTACACCATCCCCGTGATTACTATACCACTGACGAGTGCGTGCGGAACGTTCAGCATCAGTCATCGGTCGTTGGCCAAGGCCACTACTAGTGGTGCGAGCAATCAGCTCGTCGTAGTGCTTGAAAACAGCTAATTTATAAGAAGAGGCCTCATATGAACCACATAATCGCATGTTTATCTCGTCTACTGAGCCAGTCCCCATCTGTTCGGGGGTGGTGTAAAGAGGGTTATCGCGGCGGTCGACGGATGCGCCAAGCAGCACTTGATCAAAGCACAACTCCTCGGCAGCTTCGCGGGGATGATCATCCGGGAGAGGTGCCGGCGGTGGTGGCGGGAGAACAGTGACCTCGAAAGAGTAATCAACATCTATCTTTCTACCTGTTGAATTAGACTTCAAACTTAGGCGATATTCTTTATCCCAGATGTTAGGAGTATCACCAGTCGATGTAATAAGGCTCTCTGGAGATAGGCCTGAAATCTGAGGGGCGGTAGGCTTTAAAGAAATGGCTCTCTTGAATGTTACTTCTTTCACTACTTCCTCTTCAGGAAATTTGTATTCTTCTAAAACAAAATAAACACCATCCTCATATTTAACCACCTGCATATAAAAAACTTCACTAGGAAGTGAGATACCTGCATCGTCGATGGCTCTAACACATATATAATATTCACAATTTGGCATAATTTCTATGTCCTTGTGAAGATTTCCCGACGTCTGTAATAAATCACCAAAGAGACGCCTGTTTGCAGAAGAGAACCTAAATATATCCCGTGGGGGTTCGTCCGGGTTTTCTAATATCAATAGTTCATATTCAGTTGGAATGCTGTCTCCCGAAAATTCTATGGGTGAATCCAAAGAAAGATCTTGCACTTCGTGCATTCTTCGAATCGTTCTTTGGTCTTCTCCAAACAAGGCCACGGGGAGTGCTTTTGTTTTTCCTCCAGTCGGTGTCACGTTAACCAAAACTCGGTTATACACATCTTTGTAGGGCACAATTTCTACCTGAGGTGGCATAGGAGGCAAATCAGTAGCATATATTTCCTTTTTATAATAAGGGACTTCAATAAAAGCAATAGATGGTTTTGAACGAACCTTTGTCCTTAGCGCTTTATGCATCCATCGTTTGCCGAGTTGAGCGGCTATTGCGTTATCTTGCAGGCCTTCTTTGATTTCTCCAACAAGTGCGTCGCCGATGGCGGCGGAAGCATCGGAGGCAGCCCTCTCTCTAGAGAATTCATCAATGAAATTAAAATTGTCGCCATCATCCAAAAAAGTATAATTAACAAAGTTTAACGCATTATTCGGATCTGATTCTGCCTGAACATGCTGTGACATCAAATTATAATAATATTCCGACCCAAATACACAATTTATGGCTTTTATAATATAAGTGTATCTTTTATTATACCTAAACTGATTGTCCAAAAAATTTATCTCTGTCACGTCAGAAGAATCAAAAAAATAAAACTTTTGAACCAGCTTTTTAGATCCAAGATCATGTTCATATTTTTCAATTACATAACCAATTGTTTCTGAATATGCCAGTTCTCCATTGACAATATCGGAATAAGTCCTCATATATCTTTTTTCTTTTCCTAGTACTCCAGAACCGTCCTCATATGAGTCGAAAGGAAGAGATGTAATCTTTGCATCGAATATGTCTCTATTAAATTTATTATATATCGTGGAAAATTCCGGGGGCGCGCCCTGGTCAAGTTCTAAAGTTCCTGTACCTAATGGGAACATAGATTCAGCGAACGGGCCATTATTAGCTCGAAGGTTTTCCATAAAATTTTTAAAAGTGCATATCCTCATTTCAGTAGACGGATTAAACTTCACATTATCAATGGGCCCAGCAGAATTCCAAGGCTTTGTGGCTTGATTGTATCTCTGGCCCATATACCTTGCTTTCGTGCTATCCTCGTTGCCTAAGGTAGCGCTTTGATTTAAAAATTCAGAAAAAGTCTTTATACCAAAGCAACTATATCCTCCCAAATCCTGAGCCATTATTAAAGGATTAATATCTGCTTCTTCAAAATCGCTGCCATAACGAGTCAAAGCGGTTGTCATTCTATTTTCAGTTTGGTCGTCGATATCAGAATAATTCATGAATTTCTCTCTTTGATCCAGAAAAAACTTATCCATATTATACTGTTTAAAAAGGTCTGATACATTATTTAACTGTGTCGTTTGAAATCTAATCTGTGCAGTAATAGGAAAGAGGTTTTTATATTCTTCTGTGACCTTGTTCATTTCTTTAATGTTATTCGCTGTAAATTTTAATATCTTATCTGTCGGTTTTTCTCCAATGCAATTTGGGTCTGGCCTCTTGCGACTTCGATAAATTCTGTAACAGCTTGGAATCTTAAGCATTTTTTCAGTTGCAGTGCTGTATAACCTTGGGCCACCGCGCTGATATATTTGCGCAGAGGGTCGGCCAGATTCTTTAAACTCTTCCGAAAAATAATTTCGATGAACCTGAATGTCAGCCGTCAACGCTGAATTGAAATTCATTTTTTTTAGCTCTTCTTCGAAAAACGGCATTTGAGTTTTGTGTGCATAATCAAAATATGTTTTAGGGTGTGTAATAAGGCCGTTACCATGAGGGTTAGGAATTTCAATTGTTTGAGAGCCAAAAACACCGTCAAGAAAATATCTTGATTCAATAATATCCCTAACTTTTTCTGCATCAGTGGCCATGGCTTCAATCTCTGCCCTAGTGGCTGGGATTAATAAGCCTGTCTCATAAGTTTCATTCGGGTTTGAGGGGTGTGGCAAAACCTGTTTTGTGACAGAGTGGTCCTGCTTATCCGAACCAAACAATAAAAGCTTTAGATACTTCTTTAGCGCTTCGTCGGCGGCGGCTCCATTGCTTTCTACGAATCTCTGACTCGAAACAGAAGATAAATAAGCTCCCCCCAAGTGCAGAAATATGTCTTCCTCTAGCCAACTAACGCCGCGGGATCGTACATTTTTTACTAAAGGTTCATTGGGAAGAGCTTGGTTGGCCTCCATTCTTACAGAAAACCTATTTCCAAAATATGCGCTATGCTGAGCCATGGATTGAGTGCCTAATTTAAACACTTCTTTACACTCTTCGTTCGCAGCGGAGCAATTGGGTTGCCGGTTAAGAATGGTGGAGCCCTCATGAAAATACCAGGCGCGACCGGTGGTGGCGCGTAGGGGATCAAAAAAATTTCTGTGCATAGAATTTCTAGGGTCTTGAAACATAGAAGAAACCCCAGGCAAACCAAGAAATGTGAAAAAGTTGGTATCATAATTGTCCCACCTGGCGGCGCGGGTGCGGTTCGCATCTATAAACTCAGCGAACAATTCTTCTAATACACTGTCCCTAGTTTTGTTCCTAGTGAACTCATACATCCTTCTGTCATATATTTGATAAGCTATTCCAAGATTTGTTACGATTTTTTCTCTCGATGCCTCCTTAATATTCTCGCCCATATATGAAATTTCTTGCACAGGAAAAGGAAGCTCGTCTTCTGAAACATCTTCAAATATTTCAGCTGCTTCGTCCGAAAATAGCGATCCATAAGCACTAGAATGATCCGCTGCGAATGCTAAATTAGCATTGGCTCCGCCTGCGCCGTCGCCGGCTGCACCAGGAGGATCGCCTTCTCCGCCAGCGTCAGCATCGCCAGGGCCCCCGTCAGGGCCGGCTTCACCATCAACACCTTCTTCTCCTTCCGCAGGGCCCTCTTCACCTTCTGGGTCGTCTGCATCAGGAGGGCGATAACATGGATGGCCTGGGCGATACTCAAATCGTGAAGTCATAATCCACCTCTCCGGATGCTGTGTCGCCTGTAATAAGCAAAGCATTACCATATTGGTCTACGGCGCCGGCGACACTTTGCTTAGTTAAAACAGGCCTAGGTGATGCGCCTTGCCTGTCAGGCTCTCGACGATAATAAGTTACATGATTTACCGGGTCCACGCTTACTAGATTTGAATAGAATACTTTTTCTACTTCTATAGTCTCCACCTCCAGCGGATCTTCTTCTAGGTTTGACGTCCTATTTGTTAACCAACTTGTGCCAAACTCCATAAAGCTCTTTAACCTTCTGACTTCCTCTATAAACATACCTAGTGTCTTGGGACCTGAAGTGGCGCTAACTCTAATGAAACCTTGAATATGTTCTTTCAATACCTCTTCCGGTTTTCGATCTGGATCCTCGATTAGGCCCGAAACACCATAAATAATTATCATTAAATACAGATAATTATTTATACCAACGTTTATTGGCCCATCTACACGATTAATCCCTGAGTTAAAAGTAGAAGCGACGGAACTCCTCACGAAATCCTCCGTATATAAATCCGTTTCTAAGTCCACAGAGCCAGGGTATTCTTGGTCCTCCTCTCTTATTCGATATTGCCCAAGGCCATATAAGCCAGCTGTCGTTTCTGTTTTCAGCCCGAAAGATGGGATAGTCGCAGTATTATAAAAATTTTCCAACTCTATCAGCATATCGTTTACTTTACCCAACATTTCTCGAAGTATTGGGCCAACAGGATCAAGGGCAGTAATTTTTGCAGAATAAAGAAAAGAACTATATGGGTTTTTCCTTACTGCGTCAAGAAGGTGGCCATCATTGATTTCCACGTCTACACGAGCATGCTCAGAGACAAAAACAGCGAGGTCATCTTCTGTTTCCCATTGGAGGTCTTCTTTTTCTCCGGAACGCACAACCCTGTTATTTTTATAATCTGGATCTAATTTTATGAAATCAACCCTTTCTTTAAAAACCCTAAGATCAATTATTTCCAAAGTAAGCATTTCTAAAAATTTACCATATAATCCATTGCTGAGCCTCAGCGCATGGCTGGGCGTGAACAAGTCCTTGGCCAAATTATTTATAATTCTAAAGTATCTAGATTTAGCAAGAGCCAATTCTGGTCTTACCGTTAAGGTTAAATTTAAAGAATCGCCAACCTTCATCGTTAACGGGTGTTGACTCTCTAGTCTTCTTTGTAATTCATCGCGCGCGACAAGATGACTAGTTGACAATAATTTACCGGCTGCCCAATCAGAATCTTGATTTCTCCTGGATTCTAAAACATTATCATCTAAGCCTTCAAAAACTGTATGAAAAAGG